CTACTGTCGTCCCTGATATGTACTATAAAATATAGATGAAATTAAATGAAACAATATAAGTAAAATTAACTTTGTTAAAAACTAAAACAAAAGAGCAATATGACATGAAAAGTAAGATAGAAAGCTTACCGTTATATGAGAAAACATATAAGTTTATGTTAGAAGTAATAGGATGTATAGAAACGTTTCCTAAAAACTCAAGATTTACATTAGGAGACAGAATTATGGATAATAGTTGTGAGCTAGTAGCCTATTTGGCGCTAGCTCATCAAAACTGGGAAAATCCTAATACTAGACAAAGTTGTCTAGAAAAATATAGGGTTAAATACGAAACGGTAAAAATACTTATAAGAGCCAGTTTTGAAAAAGAGTTGATAAGCTATCAACAACAAGCACGTTTCGTTCAACATTTCTCTAATATAGAGGAATGCTTATGTATGCAAGCATCTTAACAACAATATATAAAATAGAGCTAGTGTGACTAAGGTTATGCTAGGAGGAGCCTAAGTTTAGAGTAAGATGTTATTTATTTATTTTAAACAAACTTAAAGAAGCTGCTTACGTGCTAGACCCGTGTAAAAATATTACAAAAATTATATATAAAAATACACGAAATAGCTAAGACAATATAATCGTAAGAACGCAACGGAGTACTCGTCGAACAACGCGTGGAAATTGAATTGAGATAGTGGTTTACTAAACAAGCCTCAATATTCAGTAATGAATATTAGAAAAATGGGTGAATTGCTGGAAATCCTCCTATTAATATGGACAATCAGCAGCCAAGCTAGAGCTTAACAACTTTAGAAGGTTCAACGACTAATAGTTGAAACTCTTACCATTTAAAAGAAAAATCCGAATTAAATTTTAAGAGAACATAATACTAACACGAGCGCCCATTATCCTGTTAGGATAAAGATATAGTCTGAGCATATAGAATGGAAAACTATATGAAATAAAGAATAAAATGCTTTATGATAACAACACTGAACATCAACAACAACGATAAGAACAACACCAACTACTGTCGTCCCTGATATTCTTTAAGTGCCCTAATTATATTGTATGATTGCTTTAGAGGATGTAATTTCTGCTTATTACAAATGCAGAAAAAATAAGAGAAATACTTGTAATGCATTAAAATTTGAAATAAATTGGGAAATAGAATGTGCTAAACTATACAAAGATATTATGGATGGAACTTATGAGATAGGAAGAAGTATAGCATTTATAGTAACTAAACCTAAAAAGAGAGAGGTATTTGCAGCTGATTTCAGAGATAGGGTTGTACATCATTTAGTTATGTTAAGATTAGAACCCTTATTTGAGAGAGAATTTATAAAAGACAATTACAATTGTAGAGTAGAGAAAGGAACTCTATACGGAATAAATAGACTTCATGAACAAGTAAAAGAGTGTAGTGAAAACTACACTCAACCTTGTTACATTGCTAAATTTGATCTGCAAGGATTTTTTATGTCTATCCATAAACCTACTTTATTGAAAATGTTAATAACTTTTATAAAAGAAAATTATAAAGAAGATGATGTTGATATAATACTAGAACTAGTAACAAAAATTGTAAACAATTGCCCTCAAAACAATTGTATTAGAAAATCTCCAGATTTCATGTGAGATGATTTGCCAGCTAATAAATCTTTATTTACTGTAGACAAAGATTATGGACTGCCAATTGGTAATTTAACAAGTCAAATGTTTGCTAATTTTTATTTGAATACTTTTGACAAACTAATGGTAGAGAAATTCAAATACTATGGCAGATATGTAGACGACTTCTTTGTAATAAGTAAAGACAAAAAACTACTATTAGATTCTGTTCCGTGAATAAGAAATTACTTAAAAGATAATCTTAAAATAGTTTTACACCCTAAGAAATTATACATTCAATATTATAAGAAAGGTTGTAAATTTATAGGAGCTGTAGTTAAAGGTAAGTTTAAATATTCTGCAAACAGGACAGTAGCATACTTACATCAAACTATATTTAAATTCAACGATCTAGCTGAGAAATATGAATATTATCCAGCAGAAAAAGCTGAGCATTTCATAAGCGTTCTTAATAGCTACTATGGGTTTTTAGGTAAATACGAATCCTATAATATAAGAAAGAAATATGCTAATATGATTTCTAAAAGATGATATGAAGTAGTGGACATAGCTCCAGATTATAGTAAATTTATATGTAAGGAAGAATATACTACTAAGCATAGATTATTAAACAAAATAATTCAAAACAACTATTAATTATGATTAGAATTACTGATTTAAAGACTAATTACAAACAATTTGAACAAGAAAGTGAAAACGTTTTTGTAGTTAGATGGTATTATAAAGATGTATTTGATAAAGAAGAAGGCACTCCAGAAAACGAACCTGGAACAATTCCAACTAATTTAGCTACTTGGACTTATGAAAGGTTCTATTTTAAACCATCTATAGAAGATATTAAACAAACCATTATAAGTTGGTGTAATGAATTTTTTATTAAAAACGAAACATCAATTAATGGTCATAAATGTGTATTAAGTAAAGATGCTATATCTACTATTAAAATTAAATGTGAAAATAGTGATGCTAATGTTACTATTCCTTGTGTAGATTGTGGTATCTCATTAGACAGTAAGTCTGCTTTACAAGCAATGATTAGATTAAATGAATACTATGAAACTTGTGAAAGTAATAGAGAAGATTTAATAGATTCTATTAAGAAGTGTACTTCTTTAGAAGATTTGGAAAAAGTGAATTATGATATTAAATTTCCTGATAAGGTAGAATTAACTTCTGAAGGTTTAGTAACAGCTGCAAAAGAATATGAAGAAAATTCTGTAGTAAATCAAAGTGTATTATTTGCACAATCATTTATTAACACTTTGGAACTTACAGATGAACAATCTCTTTCAATGAAATTACTTTATCCTAAATGGGAATCTTTTGTAGGTGGAAAATTAGATACTGGAATGAAAGTATTGTATCAAAATAAATTATATAAAGTTAAACAGACTATAGCTACTGTATTAGAAAATCAACCACCTTCAATTCATACTGCTGCTTTATATGAAGAAATTAACGAAACTAATCAAGGAACTTTAGAAGATCCTATTCCTTATAATAATAATATGGAATTATTTGCTGGTAAATATTATTCACAAAATGGTGTGGTCTATAAATGTACTAGAAACTCTGGACAGCCAGTATATCATGATTTATCAGCTTTAGTTGGTCTTTATGTAGAAATAGCTAAGTAATAATAGTCTATATTTATATAATTATCACATAAGTAGTTTATTTAATAATTTTTAACAAAAGCGTGTTAAGATCTTTTAACAGATTTTAGCACGCTTTCTTTATAATTGTTAATTTTAACAATTTTTAATAATTTATTTGACAACCTCATAGATTTATATTATCTTTGCAGTGTAAATAAAAGGGAAAAACTACTCTATAAAAATTTGATTTTACGCGTAAAAAATAGATAAGACGAATCACTAACACACAATTTTAAACATTATGGCAGAATTTTTAACAATGTCAGAAGCCGAAGATAAGTTCGGTTCTAAAGGTAAAACTAATGCAGCTTTAACTCTTGGTATCATTGGTACAGGTCTGGCTGCTCTATCTAACAACGGCGGATGCGGTTGTGGAAACAATGGCGGACTATTAGGTGGTCTGTTTGGAGGAAACAACGGAAACTGTTGCTTAGCAGAAAGAGCAATGCAAATGGCTTATGCTCAAGGTCAAATGGCTGATAATTTAGCTTGGTCTAATAGAGTACAGTCTATGCAAGATGATATAGATCTATACACTTATATCAATGGTCAAACTAAAGTTTTGAGTGACCAAAACTATCAAGGACGTATCCAGGATATAGGAGAAAAATGTAATATGTATGTAGACCTTATTACTAGAGATAACGTTCAAAATCTTACTCTATGCGACAAATTGTCAGCAAATAGAGAAAAAGATATTCAGGAAAAAACTGATATATTTACTAGATTGAATGTTAGAATTAATGAACTTGAAAAGAAAGAAGCCGCTACTGCTGCTGCTCTTCCATTAATGTTCGAATTAACTCAGGTTAAGGCTAACAAATATACCGACGATTGCTGCTGCAGAGCTGAAAAACAGAACTTGATTTCTGATGCTTATCTACAAAGACAATTAGATCACAAAATTGATGGAGAATTAAAGTATGCTTATAGTAATCTATGTGCTCCTGTTCCTAATATCACTCCTTTGTATTGTACTCCTTTCACTCCTAATGGCAGCGGAACTACTTGGACAGGATGCTGCGGAAATTCTCAAAGTTTATAGTAATTTAAAAAGGAAGTAAATATGAGTTGTTGCAGAAGAAGTGTATCCAGTACGCCTGGATACACTTATATAAAGAATAATGTTACCCAAACTTGGGCGGCATTAGGCGGAGTTTTACAACCAGGAAGCATTGTAGCTACTTCTAGTGCTAACAATATTATAGTTTCTGGTAACTCACTAGTTGTTACTAACAAGGGTACATATATGATAGATGTTTCTGCTATAGGTACTCCTGGGACTGTTTCTTCTACTATTATACCTACTATTTCTGTAAACGGTGTTATAGTATCTGCAGCTCCAGTAGCAAGTGGTGCAACCGCCATAAATACAGAGTATGAGATTAAGACAGTATTGTCTCTTAATAAAGGAGATGTAATAACTATCACAAATACGGGAGCTTCTGCATTAAATATTAATTCAGTCGATGCTCCAGCTTATAACGTAAATATTCTTATAGAAAGATTTAATTAGTATGTTTGAAAATCCGTTTGGTACTAATCTTCAAGACTTACAGACTACCTACTTGCAGCAGATGCAAACTATGCAAGCAATGCAGCAACAAAAGCAGGCGTCTGTACCAGTCTTGGAAGAAATTAATAAAATTGTTTCTTCTATGAGTTCAGAAGAGCAGGCTGTTATGGCAGAGTCAAGAGAATATCAACTTGCCAAACAGACATATGAGGCAGGGTTTTTGGGATATTTAGGAAGCAAATTTGCTGTGGAGTATGTTACTACTCCAGACGGAAAAATAGCTGCTAATAACCTTCTAACAACCATCAAACAGCAAAAAGAAAGGGTAAATGAAGGGTTAAGAGCCAAGCAACAAAAAATTGACAAGTTGCTAAATTTACTAGAAAATGACCCAGACCTCAAGAAAAAATATGAGGAGATGCTTACAAATAACCAGTAATTAAATTAATAAATTATGAGCGATAAAGAGATTTTAGTAAAAACATTTGAACAATATGCTAAAAACTTAGCATCTACTATGTTTGGATTAAATTCATTGCCTACACAAGCTGTTGTAAATTATGTAGTTAAAAACGCTGTTGATAAATATGGACCAATTATAGATCTGTTTATTGATAAGAATGGAAATATAAATGTGGATATGCTTGGAGAAGCAGCCAGAGAAGAAATCAAGAGAATGGGCGGATTTACAGTAGGACGAATTAAATTTACTGATAAGGATGTAGACGAGTTGGTAAATACATTTAAGGCAAATAAAAAAGCTAACTAGCTAAAGATACCATCGGTACTTAATTGTATCGGTGGTATTTTTGTTTAGGAGTATATTAACTTAATTTAACTTAATTAATTCGGAATAAGGCATAATTATTTATATATTTGCAGACTGGAACCATCTAAAGATGAACTCCAAATTTAAAATAAAATCGGAACATTCTCTTTAAATGGTTTAATCTTGAAATAATTATTATAAGTAATAAGTTATGAAGCTATTATTGAATAGAATTTTTAAAGGTTCAGAGTACACGATAGGAAAGCTCTACATTGATGGAGAATGATTTTGTGATACTTTGGAAGATACAGTTAGAGTACTTCCAGATGAATGTCCTTATACTCCTAATGGAATAGACTGCAAATGTGAAGGAAAGATTAAAGGAAAGACAGCAATTCCTTCTGGAACATATAAAGTTGTTTTATCCTATTCTAACAGATTTAAAAAAATACTTCCAGAGCTATTAAATGTTCCTCACTTTTTAGGAATAAGAATACACAGTGGAAATACTAGTTCTGATACAGAGGGGTGCATTTTAGTTGGGCAAAATTTAGTTAAAGGAAAAGTATTAAATTCTAGGGCTACTTACAATAAGCTATTAGAATTACTTGAGAAAGATAAGGATAATTTAATTATAGAAGTAAAATAAAAATGTCTCAAGAGTTAATTAGATCAGATTCCGTTCTGGGAACTAAGCAAGTTATAGCTGGTTCTAGAGATAAGGACTTTGTTATACAAACTAAGGGTAAGGTAAAAATACAGCAAGGAAATTCCTTCATAGACTTAATAAAGGATGGTAAAATTAACGCTCCTGTTATTATTCACGTAGTAGATACTATTAATGATATTGGAACTAAAACTGGATTTTACTATGTAAGAAATGAGGATGGAATGTATGCCTTAGTAGAAAAATCACTCATCCCTTTAGGTGGAGGCGCTGGCAATAATAACAACAATTCTGAAGGAGTTACTAAACTGTCAGAACTAGAAGATGTAATGTTAGTTAACCTTAGAGATGGGGATTTGCTAGTACAACAAGGTGGCTATTGGGTAAACACATTATTTAATGTTAATGACTTAGAAGATATGATTACTGGAAATTTAGATGAAATACGTGATGCTTTAAAGAACCAAAGTGATTTTACACAGAGAACTTGGCAGGACGTAATGGAGACATTTGATATGATGTTTGACCCAGAGGGAAACTATTTTACTGAGAAAATTACTCCACTTGCAGTACATACAGCTCAATTAATTGTTGGTACTAATTCTCAGCAATTTAGTTTAGAAAATATTAAGTTTTCTCCTAATCACTTAGGTGATGAAAATAGATTCGCCGCATTTATTGTTGATATAAGTAGACCTGGATTGCTAATTCATAATACAATAGGATTAGAAAATAATGATGATACGGTAGGAGCTACTTGGGAGGTTTTGCATAATATAAGTGGGTCGCTTACTGCTCCAGATTTTGACCAAACTGGTTTAGACCCTGGAAAGCCTTACTACTTGTATGCAAAATGTAGTAAAACTAGTAATCAAGGAGAGTTCTTATTGTCTACAGAACAAAAACTTTTAGAGTCTGAGGATGGATATTATATGTTCTGAGTTGGAGTACTTAATACTCCTAGAGCTAGTCTTAGTGAAGGAGGCAGTGAAATATCTGGAGGAGTTAGTGACTCTACAGTAAAGGCTTCTAAAGTAAGAAGTTTTCAAACTATGTATGGGTTTACCGAAATTGCTGGAAATACAATAACTACTGGAGTTATAAAAGATCAAACTGGAAATTGTTATTGGGATATGATTAATGGTAATTTTAGGATAGGTAATGGAAATACATACATCAGATTTGACTCCGATTTAAAGCAATTGTTTATAAAAGGATATATAACTCAAGAAGATCCAGACTCTACCGCAGTTATGATAAATTGAAGAGGACCGTTTATACAAAGTTCCAATATAAAATATAATAAAGGGGACGTAGTTTCCTACGAAGGAAGTACCTATATCTGTATAAAGGATGTTTATGGTAATGTATTACCTACTAATACTAATTATTGGAATTTATATACTTCGAAAGGAGATAATGGAGAAGATGGGGCTAGCTTTAGAACTATATTCTATGACTATGATGAGAGGACGCCTAGCACTCCCAGTCCTTCTTACGATGTGCCAAGTGGCTGGTCAGCATCGGCTCTTGCTCCTAGTGAAAGGTGACCGGTTGTTTGGTATAGCAATGGAGTTAAAGATGTTGGAGAATCTTTGTGAACTTGGTCTACACCAGCTGTTTATACTAGGTTAGTTAAGGATGGAGACCCTGGACCTGTAGGTCCAGCTATGAATTTTAGAGGTAACTATGAATCAGGAGCTACTTATACAGGAAGCCCTGACTTAGTAGAAGTTGTATATCATAATGGTGCTTATTATTATAGTAAGACAACCGTTAACGGGAGTTTCAGCGGTAAAACTCCTCCTACTTCTGGAGAGAACGATTACTGAAAAAGGTTTGGAGCATCTTTTGAATCAGTGGCTACAGAAATATTATTTGCTAATAACGGTCATATGGGGGGATGGAATTTTAGTAATGCGATGATGTGGTCTAATAGCAAAAATTGTTATATGAATGGGAGAGTTTATAGTGGTGCAGATACTACGAACACCTTTCCAGTAATCGCTATAAGTTCAGCTGGTGTAATTACTCCGTCTACTGATCCAAACCAACCTGGAAAGTTAATGTCTAAAACAGAACTAGAGAAAATAGAAAGTGGAGCTTTCTATGTAGACCAGAACGGTAATATGTACGCTAACAATGCTTATATTAAAGGTACTATATATTCTTATAAAGGTAATATAGGAGGGTTTGCATTGTCAGATACTAGAATGGAAGCTACCTCGGCGGATAAGACTAAGACTATGTTATTATCTGCTGATTTAATAAAATTTACTGATTCCTCAGTAGGTTCTACAGCTTACTTGGGAGGAGATACTATTCCAGCCACTAGTGGTGGTTCGTTAGTAGCTCCTCAACGATTAGAAGTTACTAGAGATTTAAAAGAAGATTATCCAGGAGGAAATGCTGGATTATATGTTAGTGTTACTGGAGCTATTCCATATGATGACTTGATTACTTCTGGAAATCATGCTCTATATTTAGCTAAGGGAGATATTTGTGGATTTAGACTAAGAACTAGAAGAATAGCTAAATCTACTACTTTAAGTACTATGGATAGTATAGTTATAGCTATTAGAGATGTAACATTAACTATGCCCTCGTCTCCAGAAGATGGGCAAATGTATTTTATTAGAAATACTGGATATACTGTTACTATAAGTGGTGGAGGAAATAAGGTACTATGAGGAATAAGTAGCGGAACTTCAACTTCTCAACAATCTGGAAAAGAAGAAACTATAATAGCCATATGAGATAATCACAGCAAGACATGATGGATAAGTCCATGTAAAACTTAAATTATGAAACTTAGTGTAGTTGATAGAATAATTATTATTTTAGGACTCCTTCCTCCGAATGGAAGTATAGAGGATATGTTAAAAAATAAAAGTATAAAGGAAAAGATAAAATTAACTAAAGAAGAAGAGGGCATGGGAATTGTCTTAGATTCAGATAATAATAATAACATAATGCTAAAATATATTAGTGATAAGGCTAAAACTCATTATGTAGATATAGAATTTTCAAATGAAGAAAGAGAATATTTAAAAAATTGTGCTAATAGGATAAATAAAACTAGAGGAGTGACTGAAACTAATCTTGATACTATTCTTATGTTAACACAAGATAATTAATAGCACATAACTTACTACAATTTACTACTTTGCAGGTTTAATTAAAATGAGTTGTTTTTTATTTTGCAAACACGTAAAATATAGCTAATTTTGTAAATAATTTTAAAGGGAATTAATATGAACGATGATTTAGACTATTTAGACATAGATCCCGTAGACGGTGATTCAGATGATCAAGAGCTTGATTCTGTAAATATAGAAGGGCTTGATGATAATTTAGATGATCACGGTGACGACGGTGACTCTAATAAAGGGGACGAAGGTGATACTTCAGACCAAAATTCAGATAACGACGATGATCTATTAGTTGCTTTACTAAAAAGTAAAGGTATAAAAGATCCATCAGCTATTAAGTACGAAGATGAGCAGGGAAATATCCAGGAAGTTGATTTCAACAGTTTATCTAGAGAAGAGCAACTCAACATATTAAACTCTTCAGATTTAGACGATAACTATGGACTTGAACCTGAAGAGACAGAATTTATAAGTCTTTTAAGAGATAATAACTTATCCGTAGAAGACTACTTAGATTATGTTCGTAATAAAGCCATAGAGGATTTTGTAGCAGCTAATAGCGAACCTCACTATGAAGTAGACAAGTTATCTGATGAAGAATTATACTTGTTAGATTTAAAGTATAATTTTGGAGATATTACTGAAGAGGAGGCTCAGCAATATTTAGAACACGAGAAAGCTAACGAGACTCTATGGAATAAAAAGATACAAGCATTAAGAGATGGATATAAAGCCAAAGAGGAAGCTAAGATAGAAGAACAAAAACTTGTTGATGAAGCTAAAGACCAGGAAGCACAAGAGGCTTTTGCTAATTCTATGATAGAAGCTATCAATGGCTTAAAAACAATTGAATCGTTTGACTTAGAGGACGAAGACAGAGAACGTATTGCAGAATTTATTTTAGGAACTGATGCCACTGGAACTAACTACATGTATAGAGCCTTGAAAGATCCAGAAAGTATAGTTAAAATGGCATGATTCCTTTTAGATGGTGCTGATTCTATAAAAGCACTAAATGATTACTGGACTGATGTTGTTAAACAACATTCTCAGACTAAGTATGAAGAAGGCTATAAGGATGCTTTAAGTGGTAAGAAGTCTAAGGTAAATAAAAAAAGTTCTCCATCTAAATCAGACAAACAAAAAACTATAAGTTTAGGTAGTGATATTCCTATTTTAGACTTAGATTAATAACCATAAAAATAAAATAAAGTATGCTAGTAGCAAGTTACGTATCCAACAAACAAAACATGAACGATACTAAGACTTACGAAGATTTTTATAAATTCGTAGGTGCTAAACCACATCGTTTAGGTGTAATGTCACGTATGTATCCATATTTAACTACTTCTTTCCTTACAGAAGGTCTTAGAAATGTTTTCTATATGGATCATAAGAAAGAACAGTACAAATCATTAGAAGCTCCTTATTTTGAATGGGACATCGAAACTAACTACATTAAACGTGTAGAATTTGCTGCAGTTCCAGAACAGGGTGCAGCAGGAGAAGATATTATTATGCATTTTAAAGAAAGATACTACGAAAAGTATGACATCTTTAAAATTGATGCAACTCGTCAGCAATGTCAGGTTGTTTCAAGACCTATTAGAAAAGCTGATGATTTCTGGGAATATACAGTAAGACTGATTGACAACGATTATTCTTCAGTTCTTGATCTAGACGGTTGCCAGGTAGGTATGACTACTAGATTCCAGTCTAATGCTATGCCAGAAATGCACGAAGAAGGTTACATCAAATATCAATCTAATGTTGAAACACACAGAGGATATATTACTACACACCGTGTTGATGTATCTTACTCAGCTCAGTTTGCTGCTATGGAAAATGTATTTATCCAAGTAGCTGAAGGAAAGGATAAGAAATCTCTTATTCCGACAATCTACAAAATGGATAAGAAAGAAAAACAATTGTTAGACTCTTTCTTATATGCTCGTAACAACGGTTCAATGTTCAATAGAACTAACGTTGATAAAAACGGCAAAGCAACTATTCAAGACCCTGATACTGGTAGACCAATTTATATTGGAGATGGTGTTCTTCCACAAATCGAAAGATATTGCGGTAAGTATATCTTCAACAAAATGACTATTAATGTATTCCAGACTGCTATGAATGAAATGGTTCAAAAGTCTGAAAAACCAATTGGAAACAAATACATCTTCATTTGCAATGAGATTATGTGGACAATGGTTCAAAATGTTCTTTCAGAATATTTGTCTAGATTTAAACCATGTTCAACTTATATGTACTCTACTGCAAAGAATAAATATCTAGAGGTAGGTGCTACATTCCAGTCTTATGAATTTGCTGGAAACCAAGTTACATTCCAAGTTGACCGTGCTCTATCTTATGAATGGGATAGAAAAGCCTTTGGAGTATTTATTGACTTAACAGCTGACTCCGTAGACGGTAAACCTGCTTTGCAGATGTTCACTCTTAAAGGAGGAGACTTTATTTCTAATAGATTCCCTGGAGTTGGTGGTTTAGACGGTTTAAGTTCTGGAGTAGTTTCTTCTGCTGTTGCAGCAAGTAAACTTATTAACTGGGGTTATTCTGGAGTTGCAGTATTTAACCCATATAGATCATATATGTTAATTGAGGCATAGTATCAAAAAATATACAGATAAGTGGAGGGCAAAGACCCTCCACAACACTTTTTATATTTTAATTAATAATGAATTAATATGGCAAAAGACTACGTTGATAATAAAATTATCCTTAGAAGTGTATATGGTAAAGTAGGTCAAAAATATACTCTACAACCATGTAAAGATAGAGTGACTGGACAATATCCCGATTGTGTAAAATATGTAGATTCAAAAGGTGACATGATTATGACTGATGCTGAAAGAAACAGCGGCAAAGTCTATATTCCTGAAAACTTTTCTATTACGTTTGAAAGTGGAAAAGAATTTAATCTAGATAATCCTATTGAAAGAGCACAATGGGAGGCTATTAAGAATTGTTCTTTGATTGCTAAAACTATTGACCAAAAGGATAAGAACGGTAACTATGTTCTTAGTAGACAATCAGGCATTAAATACAGTGCAGCAGAACTATATGTGGAAAGACCTGGATACGAAACTAGCAAGAAGGTTAGCCGTAGAGAGAAAATCCACACAGCTGAGACTTACGTCTTTAATGATCCGGAAGGAGCAGATGGAAGACTTAAAATGGCAAGATTACTTGGAAGAAATCTTAGAAATGCTCCTGATGCAGACATTAAAGAGTATCTATTAGACATAGCTAGTAAAGATCCTGATAAAATTATCAACTTATATACTGGAGAAGATCTTGTACTTAGAGTATTATTTATGGATGCTAAGGACAAGGACGTTATTTACAGTAAAAACAGAGTTTACATTTATGGTGATGGAATACCTTTGGGAGGAACAATAGATGCTGTGTTAGCATGGATGAGAGACCCAAGAAATTCTAAGATGTTAGCACTAATTAAAAGAGACACGTATGGCGATGAATTAGAAGTCACTAATCCTAATGCCGTGAAAGCTCTTGACCTAGAATAATATATAAATGACCTCTAGACAATTATTTGAATATGCTCTAATAGAAACTAATAAAGTAGGAGCACAAAGTTTACTGCTGGAGGATTATGTGTATTTAATTAATAAATCTTTTTATCAGTATTTAGATAAGCGATATAACATTTATGATATAAATCAGCAAACATCTGATGATTTGCGGGTTCTTAAAGCAACAGCAATATTGAGACCAGTACTGGCTTCGTCTAAATATGGAGATGAAACTGGAATTGATTCTTTATATGGTGCTGTCTATGAAGTAGAGCTTCCAAATGACTATTTTCATATTTTGAATTGTGTATGTCAATATAATGTTGCTAAAAATTTCAAATGTTATAATAAAGGTAACAAGGTTCAGTTTCCAGCTCAAAGATTGACTGGAGATATGTGACCTACAGTTATAATTAATGCGTACAATAAGCCTTCCTACAAAAAGCCTTACTTTTATTTACATAATGTAAATGTTTCTGAAACTAATCCCACTAATCCTTATGATGGAACTTGGGGTACTGATGTTCAAAATGAGGAGGATTCTCAAATATCTGGAGGGCTTCCAACTACTATAAAGTTAACTAAAGGATCAGCTTCAAACGTAGAACGCTTAGCTAAATTAAGATACGGAAACGTCTCTCCAGTAAGAATGGAAATTCGATATGGAAAAGACAACTCATTATTTGAGTTAGAAAAAGTATTTATTGATTATATAAAGACTCCTCAGTATATAAGATTAACTCAAGAAGAGTTAGACTTGGTAGAGGATACATCTCAAGTTCTTGAGTGACCAGATTATGTATGTTATGAGATTGTAAAGGAGCTGGTAACACTTCTGCTAGAAAATGCAGGAGACCCAAGATTACAAACAAATATTCCTATTAATCAGGCTATTGCTTCGCCAGTTCAACAACAGCCACAAACTAAAAAATAATTTTAATCTATGTTTACTTACACAAACACAGTAGTTATCAATTCAGATACTGACGAACTAAGTGGATTAGTTAAGTTCGAAGGTAAAAACAATCAATTTAGAGTTAAGAGAGTTGGAAGATTTAATAAAGATTCTGTTAAATATATTTCCAAAAGAGAAGGATATAAAGGAATCATAAGTACAGCTACATTCACCCCTCCGACAGCACCGTCTGAGGCTGGAGCCGAAGATTTCTATAGAATTGAGTTATTTATGAGACTGTCTGGAAGTCAAGCTTCAACTATGGCTACAGCAGCTACAGTTTATAAGAGCAAACCTATTCATATTGAATTTAAAGTAGCTCATGGAGATAACGCTTCTACTATTGCTGACAATATGGTAAAAGCTGTTAGATTCTTCCAACAAAATCTCTATCCTTATATCAAGGCTAGTAAGAACGAAAGTAATAAAGTAGTTATTTCTGGAACAGACGAATACGAAGTATTTAATAAAGCTGAGCTTCAGAAATTAGTTTCTGCAACCGTATCCGTATATCCCGACGACCAAAATCAATATAAGAAAGTATCAGAAGCAGTAATTGCCAATGGTAAAGAAGGTTTCGGTACATATACTTATATTATGAAAAATTTAAGACTTCCGACTTTGGAAGCTCTACGTTTTGGTTCTCCTACGCAGGATGAAATGCCAGTTATAGGAATGCTATATAACCAATACACTCTAGAATACTGCAAAGATAGAGGAATTATGGGATCTGATGCTGTAGGTGATACGGTAACTTCCATTACACATCATGTATTCTTCGTAAGACAGGATTTAGCTGAAGCATTTGAAGCAGCTATTACTGCTGCTGGTCTCTCGTTAGAAACTATTACTAACGAAGACGATCCAGACGTTCCGGAAATTGTAGTAGCTGTTCCTGCTGGACAGACAGTTAAACAAGGAGAAACTATAGCTCTTAAGTTTACTGTAGATAGTCAAGAAAAGACTTCTGGAGGAACTTGGTCTATTGTCGGTTCTGTGACTGGAGCATCTATCACCGGAAGTAGTCTGAAAACTTCGGATAGTACACCAACTGGTGATATAAATGTCAAAGTAGTTTACCAAGACAAAGAAGCTCAGGGTAAAGTAACTGTAACTGCAAAAGCTTAGTAAAATTATCAACCAAATAAAGGCGATGGGCACTTTTGCCTTTCGCCTTTTTTATTTTAAATATATGGTATATAGTAAACTTGCATCAGCAATATTTAATGATATCCAAGCTGGATTACGAGGCTATTCAGCTAATTTATCTTTATCATTAGATCAGCTAGAGGATGATGTTATAGACGAAAGATTACAGATTATTAAAGAGTATGCACTGAAGGGAATACTTCCAAAAAAAGATTTAATGCTATCTATAAATTGCATCCCAGTAGACTGTGAATCTCTAGACAGATGCTGTGTTCAATCAGAAGATGATGAATTAGTAGCACACTTTGAAATTCCTCAGGTGATAGCAGACTTTGGAACTGATGCTATAGAATATATTGGAGCAACAGATAGACAGTTACCTTTTATATGGTATAATAGTATAAATTCTTGGAGAGCACACAAATACAGAAAAAGAGGTAAAAATAGACCGTATGTATATGTAGATATGACTCCTAATAAAAATAATATGTATGACTGTTTTGTTTTTAACGCTCCCTTATTAAGGATGGTATCAGTAGTAGCTATTTTTAAAGACCCTAGGCAAGCAATGGAGTATAACTGCTGTAACTCGGAGGATATTGATAATCCATCATTCTTGAACAATGAAATTAAAAGAAGACTTACAGAGAAAAAGATAAGGTTTTATCGTCAACTTGCTCCAATGCCTGTTGTTAATGATCAAATTGCTAGATAATGGAACATATGGATGAATTTTATACTGCTTATCCTTTGATAAAGCAGTTATATGGGGTAGAATTAACTCCTGAAGACTTTGAAGAAATTGGACTTATAGCGTGAAAACATATAGGTAATAAATTTACTAAATTATATAGATATTCAGCAAATTTAATTTGTGATACTCCTCCCTGTAGAAACGGATGTGGACAAAAGGTTGAAGGATTTTCCATGTCACTTCCATGTAATTGTGATATATTAGAAGCGGTAACATATGGATGGGAGGATTGAAAATACACTACTAATAAGACAGTAAATGGGGATTATTCATCTCAGTTTACTGAAAATTACATAGAAACTAGAAAAATTACACAATCTCCTTTATACATCTCTGGAAGATATGTTAAATACGAAAGGGTAGGGGATAAACTATATTTCGACAGAGATTATGGTACAATTAATATATTATACAAAGGAGTAGTATTAGATAGTGAAGGATTACCTTATATTACAGAAAAAGAAGCGTTGGCTATAGCTACATACTGTGCAATGACTAGATTGAGAAGAGACGGATTAGTATCCCATAATAATGCTATACTCCAAGAATACCAAATGCTTTATCAAGAATGGCTGAAATTATGTAGCGCTGCTAGAGTTCCATACTACATCAATCAAAATGAATGGAATGAAATTCTAGATGCCAACTCTAGCTGAGACAGGAAAAGATTTAATTTTTCATTTAAACCTATACACTAACCATTTAAAAAGAGAACTTCGAGTTAATTCGGAGTTTCTTCTTTTAAATGGTCTAACTTTAAAATATATGAATTTTGCTACTGGATATGCTTTTACAAGCAAAGACCTTTTTGCTAACTTTCCCCTTAAAAAATTGTTAATTTCTAGGGAAGATTGTAAAAGGTTATTTAATACACTAGACAGAAGGGCAGTAGTTATCAGAATATTTTACTATTCTGTTAAGGTTATATTATTAGATATTATTGAAAATAATGTAACATTTAAACTGCCTACTCAGAGAGAGTGTTACATACAAATGAAAAGGGTTTATGGAGAGGACTTTAAAAAAGCCAGAAGAAATGGTAAGTGATTAGACGTCGATTATCTTGCATCTAATTTTTCTGGGTATCACTTAGAGCTAATGTATTTTGCCAGTGAAAGAGATATTCATAAGCCAATTTATATAAGTAAGTGAATGAGGAACTTAATAACTGAGAATACTAACAAAGGACTTCAATATTATGTATCTATTCCTAAGACTACTAAAGACTACTATGATAAAGTTTCTGAGGCATTTCCAGAAGTTCCAAAAAAAGATATAGAAAGAATTATGAATTATGGGTGAAAATCCGTATATTTGCATAATGTTTATGGAGGAGATACAATATTAAAGGATGATTCCAAAAACAAGTTTTTATTTTATATAGGAAACCTAACCTTTGATTCTCTTAAGCATTTCCAATACTATGTAAAAAAAATGATAGTAAAGATTAGAGTGCTGTATAACAGGGCTAAAACTCAATGAGATGGGTACTATTATTTTGCTTTATCAGATAATCAATATCAAAATTACCTATCTCAACAAAAATCTAAAGGGAGAAAGAGAAAATACTTTACGTTTGATAATACTATTATGTTATATAAAATATTTAAAGAATGTAAAGTAGCTGAGTATAATAAAAAATATTTTTTTAAAATCCCTACTGGAACTGACTTAGGTTATAGATACTTGAAAAAAGACTTTAGAACAGATAAAGCAGAATACTTAGGAGAATTAGAATCTAATGGGTTTAAAACAATAAATAGGTAAAGAAATATGAGAAAAGAGACAGTGAATACGTTTACAGAAGGGCTTGTAAAAGATCTACATCCGCTTAATACTCCAGCTAATGTACTTACAGATGCTCTAAATGCAACGTTGGTAACTTATGATGGAAATGAGTTTATTCTTCAAAATGATGTAGGAAACGGACGAGTAGAGACAGCTAGATTACCTTCTGGATATATCCCAGTCGGAATGACTGAGTACGGAGGTATTATATATGTGGCTTCATACAATCCTTTGACTGGTAAAAGTCAATTAGGGAGCTTTCCTTCACCAGAAAGACAAATAAGTACAGAAGAACTAGGGAGAAAATTTGGAATCAGTACCAACATAAATACAGACAATGCTTATATCAGATTAGACATTTTGGACGAAGATAAAAAATCTTTATATAAGCTCAATCCTGGAGATAAATTTATAATAGCGTCTGACGGAATTTCAAAATACCTAAATGGATCTTATGATGGAATTTTAGAAATACATGTAGGGATAGTAGACAAGGAAAACAATTTAACCTATATAGAAGATGATTTAAGAGATCCATACATAATTGACACCAATAATGTAGAAACTAATACTAACTGGCAAGTATTTACAAGTAAAACATCTGGATATTTAACTATAGTTATTGAGTTGAAGAGTATCGACACATTTAGTGTATCTAGAGACATAAGTGTATTGAATATAGAATCAATGGATAATAAAAATAATGTTAATCCAGAATTCGCTCTACAATTTAATGGAGCTTATACTACATCTTCTAAAATAAATGTTGATCAATTTAAGCTGGATTGTAACTTATCTAGCAATCCAATATACTCTACTACTGGATTAGTAGTAGGGCTAGCTGATTTAAGAAAATCTGATATTTTAAATTACACTATAACTCCGATTTGTAGATATGGAGAGTTATCTAGTTTTGCAGTATCCGGAATGATTGATTTTAGTATGCTAGGAACTGGATTTATAAATCTAACAGAATGGAGATATTATGCAGACAACGATTATCTTAAAGTAAACTGGGGATTAGATTATGATCCAATAAAATATGTAAAAGTGTCCAAAGTGACGTTCTCGTTTTACGACATAAGTAAAGGATGTACCCCAGTACAGTTTACACTAAATAGTTCTGATGGGTCAGTAACTACAACCAATCAGTATATATGTGGATCTAAAGACAATTATAACGGAAACTTTTCTGAGAAGATCCCGTTTATCAATAAAACTACAGTGCACGGATTAACTAAAAACAATTTGTATTTCGTCGTAATACAAATGGATTTTGTTAACAAGTCTGGAGGAGACATTGATTCTATGAATTTTTTTAGAATGGTCTATACTACTGGTATTTTCAATCAAGATTTTGTAGAATATAGAACCAAGGATTTTAAAGATTTAAATGTAAATGTTCATTTAACTACATCTTTAACTGAATCTATTGATCAAGTGACTACTACTCCACAATCGTCTTCTTTAGTTTCTAGCCTAATAAGTTACGATAATCCATTTGTAGCACTATCATCTGTGTATAGTGTGGAAGGAAAATTAAATGTAGATTATGGATTGGTAGAGGAAGACTATTTTGGAGAATTTATGGGAGCAATCTCTCTAGGAAACAATGAATCTCAAGAAGATTTAGATGACTATGGAGTAGTTATTAAAATTAATGATGATTTTACTAAAAGTGAAATTAGAGATACCCCATCATATTTAGGAACGGATCTAGGGCTCTCTGGAGAGTTAGAATCTAAGATGAAAGAAAAATATTCAGATGATGAAAATCCTAGAGGTACTTTGGAATTAGATAAAGTAACGTTTACCAAAGTCGGCGAAAAAGAAGTAGAGTTTTCCTTAGGAGGAGAAGTAAGAAGAGGTTTATACGTAACAGCTACTAAAGAAGAGACTATAGAAGGAGAATGTTATATACTTAAACCTGCTGTATCAGATGCATCAGACTTATCTAATTACTATTTCGGATGTGATATTTTGGGAGTTACTCCTAATTCTATGAGTGGTAGTGACACTAATCACTTGCAAATGTATGGTAATGTGGTAGGTATAACAGCTGATGCTAGATGTTACGTAATTAACACTTCTGACAGAGATACCCCCTCATCATTGGTTAGAGCCGATTTTCATGATCATAGAGATGATCTAATAGGAATCACAGGAGACAAAGGAGCTAATTTAAATATGACTTTTGAAATGTCTAGTATAAACTCTAACACTCCTTCTGGAGTTAATCATCCTATTATGGTTATGATTCCAGACCCTAAGGATGAAAAGGGAGGGATTAGATTAAAAGATAGGTCTAGAAATAGTAGTTATCCATCAAAATACAAAGATAATGAATTTATTGATGATTATATGGCTATAGCTTGGAAAGAGTCAACCAATAGTTGGAAATTTATTAATTTGTGGGGTATTGTGGCTTGGAATAGCACTGGAGGTGAGGGAGATCCACTTCCAGCTGGAGCTAAGTGGAATGTAGACGGATGCCAGTCAGAGTTTCCAAGAACTGTTTCAGCTTCTGGATGTATTAGTTGTAAATTGACGGTTCCAGATATTATATTTAACTTATTAAATAGATTATATATAGCACAATGGTCCTCAAACAGTTCGTCCGTACAATCTCTGGATTATAATAGTATTGTATATCATGGAACATTTGATACCAACTTCAAAGCTACTGGATCTTATCAATTAATAGTAGATGATTCTAAATTATTTTCCTTCAGTGTAGATTCTAATTTATACCATTTAAACTACGAGGATATATCTAGCCTTATTACAAATAGGTTAAACTATCAAGAGACAGATTTTAAAGAATTTATTGAAAATAATGTAACAGTTAAATCTAATTTTTCTAATACTCCCATGCAAGAACTAGAATATACTATAGCATATTCTGTTGGAAAAACTTTAAATATGTATGAGGGATATTCTAAGTTAGTGTCTATGATAGTTAATAAAGAGGTATTTAAAGAGGACTCTGTCTATATAGAAGGAGGAAAGACAACTAGTGATGGTAATGGAGATCCAATTTCTCTTAACAAAATATATATGAAGGATTCGTCAGGTAAATTTATTCCTTATAACGGAAAGCTAGAATTTCCTTCAAGAGCTACTACTAATACAACTTCAGATTTCTTTAAGATTTTCAGACCAGCAGATAAGCTTCAAAAACCTATAATTCTTATTAATGGAACTAAGACTACTTCTAGATTAGTTATGGAAGAGGGTAACGATGAAACCTTAATTTCTGCTGATTTGAATGTATTGTACAGTGGTTCAAATGTATGGTAATAAATGAGAGTAACTATTTCATCTTCAAGAGTTTCTACTACTAGTATACCATTTAATCAGGTATTCCAAGTAAAATTTAATAAATATAATCAAGAAGGTAATATAGTATATGAATATAATCCGTTCCACAATCTACGTATTATGTCAGATACTAGTGAACATAAAGCTGGAGAATTAGTGGATTTTGACACTAATCTTCTTCAGTTTAGTTTACACCATCCAGTCAGCATGGAGTGTCAGCCATCATATGATGGTTCTGTTAATATAGTATTAATAGACGATATAAATTCTCCTAAACTTATAAATTCTAGGTTTACCTGTCTGGAAAACAATACCTATAAAGTAGTAGAAAGATACAAAAATAACAATACAAATATTTATAGAGATGATTCTATAATGTTTGATTTAGATACTTCATTATATAAAAGAATTACAAAAATTCCAGTAGTAAAATTTGTTGGAATCGAACCGGGTGGAGCTAACAAAGTTGGAAATTATAATTACTATTTTACATTATCCGATGTAGACGGAAATGAGACTGACTTTGTAGCTGAATCTGGAACTGTTTGTTGTTACGTAGGATCTGTAAATTCTCCTACTTCTATTAGAGGGGGTATTATGGATGAGGATAGTAACAAAATAGTAAAACTTACTCTAGAAAATTTAGACACTGCCTATGATTATGTAAAGGTTTACTATACTCGAACGACAGCTGGACAGGATGGACAATTGGTAACTACTGCCCATAAAATAGAGAGAGATTTTGTTATAAAATCTACTACTTGCGACATTACTATATCAGGGTATGATTCGGTTACTGACATTAGTTTGGAAGACATTAATGCCCAATATTTCCTTGCCAGTACAGCCAAAGCTCAAGCCCAGTGTCAAAATAGACTATTCTTAGGAAATATCTCTAGACCAGAAATACCATATAAAGAGTTGAAGGATTTAGCTCTAAGATTTATTCCAAGAGTGTATATGTCAGATTCTATAGGATATGTAGACTCGGAATATACTGACAACTCCGGACAATATGAGTATTATAATCCCTGGAATATTTACTATAGACTGGGATATTGACCAGGGGAAATATATAGAGTTTCAGTAGTATTTATAATGTCTGATTACTCTTTATCTCCGGCATTTGACATAAGAGGTATAAACAATCTATCAACAAACACAGTATTTACAAATTATTCCTTATATGATGAATTTAATAATAGATCATATATAGAAATAGATGAGTCTAATTATTTAATAGATAGAGATACATTGGAAAATGTAAAAGGAGTTATAAGAATACAAGAAAATCTAAATCCAATAGCAACCAACTCAGTTACCCCTATTGGATTAAATATATCTATAGAGTCAGATGTTTTAAATGAATTAAAGAGATATTGCAGAGGATTCTTTTTTGTAAGACAGAAAAGAATTCCAACTATATTGGCGCAAGCTCTTACGATATATCTGGATCAAAGTTCCTACTTACCTTGTATAAAATTTAATGGAAGTGGAATGATGGAATCATTTATAGATTCCCAAAGACTATTAACACACGACTTCAATAAGAGGCTAAACTATACTGGAAATGTAAAATCTCAAGCAGCCATTTGTCCAGAGGCGGAATTGAAACTTCCGTTTTTTAATCAGCTCTTTACTGGGAGTGAATTTACAGTAACAAAAGCTCCAAACCAGCCAATTGGAGAATTGAAAGCAGATTCGTTTAATGAGCGGTACTTCATTTTAGATGGTTATAAAACTAATGATGAGACTATAAAAAATTTGGAAGGAATAAAAGTTACTATTGTAGAAGATAGTACTCCAATGACTACTTCCGGAAGTCAAAAGTTTTCAGCGAGAGCAGGAGAAGCCGAGGAGGCATTTAGAGTTTCTTATTCAGGGAAAACCTCTCTTAGTACTGCTTCCACTAATTTAATTAGAGGTAATTTTGGAACATACATTGGAATAGAAGATTATTCAGGATACAATGATATAATAAATATTAGGATATCTGAGTATAATGAGTCTAGGATGGATAAATACTTTGAAATAAGATATTCGGATGAAGCCCCATTTATGGCTATTAGTGATAGAATAGATATTTCTGATATTAACTATGGATTTAATACGCTATGCTATAGAGGGGATTGCTATATTGGTAATTTTACCCATAGAATGCATAGAAATTTTCAAGACCCTGAATCTCCTATTAATAGTGATATAGTTGATGAAACTACATGAAAAGAACATTACAGCATAGACGATAAAGAAGAAAATGAAAATGTCAACAGAGGAGATGTGAATGCAGTTAATATAGGACATTGAGTAACCTTTAAGTGCTTATCAAATATAAACTTATCGCTAAGAGATATAGACAATTCTAATTTCAACGAATTTGGAATAACTGGCAGACCAAGAGCTTTTCATCCTCTATATGAAATAAGTTGAACAGGAGAATCTAAGATTCCAGAATCATCAGTTTACAACGCTGGTCAAAACAACACGTTATCTTATAGGTATAATTATTTAGTACCTAACGTTCCATATTTAAAGAATGAATTTGATAACAGAATATTATATTCTGATATATTTGTAAATGATGCCTTTAAAAACGGTTATAGAGTATTTAAATCCACTCAATATCAAGATTATTCTAGAGAACATGGTTCTATAGTAAGTCTAAAATCATTTTCTGGAAATATAATATGTGTATTTGAGCATGGAGTAGCATTAATTCCAGTAAACGAAAGAGTAGTATCTGGAGAGGGTGCTGGAGGTCCTGCTTACATAAATACTGCTAATGTATTACCTTTAAATCCTAGAATGCTATCTACTAACTACGGAAGCATGTGACCAGAAAGTGTACTATTAACTCCAAATTTCGTATATGGAGTAGACACAGTGGCAAAGAAAATATGGAGAACTAATGGAGAAACTTTTGAAGTAATTTCTGACTTTAAAATACAAAGGTACTTAAATGATAACATTACTCTAAAAGAAAGAGAAAAAACTCCAATTATAGGTATTAGAAATGTAAAAACTCATTACAATGCGTATAAGCAAGATGTAATGTTTACATTCTATGACAACCTTTATGGAATTGAGGAAAATGTGTGAAATATATGCTTCAACGAAGTGCTTGGAAAATGAATAACTCAGTATTCTTGGGTTCCTTCATATTCTGGCAATATAGACAACATATTCTTTAGTTTCGATAGAGACACTTCTAAGGCAATTGCTAAATTGGGAATGACTGGAGAACAATATTCTATTAGCAGTATAGATTCAGAAATGTCAGGAGATGGCATAGTGCTAGATAATGTTATGATACAATCTCCAGGACTTGTAGGTAATTTAAATATTGTCAATAGAGTATTAAAGGATAATATTTTAGACACTTCTACTAAGGTTGATTCTAACTTACTATTCACATTTTTATTACAGAAAAATATATTTTCTAAATATTTCTATATAGAAAACAATAAACTATATGCTAAAGAGAATTATCCAAGAGATAGAGTTATCTATTTAGATATATACTGTGATCTAAATTCAGAAGAAGTATCTAAAGATCCTAATCTATCACAACATTTAAATGGCTGGAAAGAGTATATAACTGTAAATAGAGGTCAATTCAGTGATACTATAGCAGTAGTAGATTCTAGTTTTGCTAACGCTACTGACGAGTCAGGAAGACTAATTAACCTTACTACAGACTTTTGGAAGCATGGAAAAGCTGGAATTATTGACATTCAAGAAAAGTTGAAACCTTGTTTCTGGTATGGAAAACAACATCCATTTGAATTTGAATTTATAGTAAACGACAATCCAGGAATACACAAGATATTCGAGAATTTAAATATAATATCTAATAAAGCTAAACCAGAGTCCTTCCACTATCAAATAGTTGGGGAAGTATATGGGTTTAATAAGGATAAACCTAATATATATTATAGACAGGAGGCTACAAAAGAATTGTACCAAAATTTAGGCTCAGATATTATATTTAATAGGGATTATACTAGTACTAAATTAGATCAACAAACTCCTTCTACTCTATTCCCGTGGTACTATGAGAGAATTGACACCTTTGATAAAATTTACGACAGCTATCAACAAAAGCAGTCGGCATTTAATAAAGATTATCAAAATATGACAGGAACAGAAGTAGTCTATGACGATAACTTGGGAGAGTACTCTTTAGTTACCCACTGTAAAGGAGCTGATTTAAAAGAAGTAGGAAGACTAAGAGGTAATATGCAATACAAGGAAGATATATGAGAAGTTGAAATACGTCCTATAAACTATGTTCAGAAAAATGAATCTAAATGAAATAAAGTTCCACAGATTATATTAAATAATATTCCAAACGATATAGAAAAGGATGAAATAAGCTCAGAGGATCTTCCAAGCCAGTATGATATTACGGATGTGACATTACCTTTAGATGGTTGAACTTCTAGAAAAGAAACAAGAATTAGAGATAAGTATATTAGAATTAAAGTTAGGTATAGTGGAGAAAATAAATCTATAATTTCAGCTTTAAGAACTATATATTCTATAAGTTATGCATAAAATTAAAAAATTACAGGGAGGAGGAATTCCTCCCTTTAATCAAATTACAACACTCTCCGGAAATCCTGCTCCATTAGCTTATACAGTGCCTGCATCTTTAGATTTTGCTAATCAATTTAAGAACTATAGTCAAGGAACTATGAATGATATTAATAGAAAACAATCTTATTTAAGTAATCCCATACAGGGAATAGCAACTCCTGAACAGATTAAGGCACAGATAGATTCTTTTGGGAAAACTTCTACTACAGCTGGCTCTAATAAAATAGGAAACTTGGGAGGATTTCTTAAAAAAAGTGGAGCAGGACTATTATCTGGAACAAATGTAGCCACTGGAGTAATAAAATCACTTACCCCTCAAGCAGAGGATAAAGGAAGTCAGATAGCTGGACAGGCTATGAATACTATTGGGGATATAGCATCCTCATTTGGGCCTGTAGGTAGTATAGTCGGAGCTGGAGCTAAAGTCTTAGGTACTTTATTTACTTCTATAGGTCCCAATGTAAAGGGTAATACCTCTAAAGAACTAACAGACAGTTCTTCATCATATGGAGGGTTAGATAAATTGGATTCCAAAAAATTTGGACTATTCGGCATAGGAGCAGGAAAAAGATATGCTAAAAAGGTAGCAGAAAGAGAGCAACAAAGAATAAAATCAGAAGGCATACTTAAATCAGCACAAACAGATCAGGAAGCAGCAGTTGGATCTATTCAAAATTTAGCAAATAGGTATAACCTAAATATGTCTGGGGGTTGACAGCAAAATAACGGAATTAGATTTGGAAAATCAGGAACCAAAGTGTCTTACGATTTATCATTTGCTCATAAAGTCCTTAACCATTTAAAAGAAGACACTCCAGAAAAATTTGAAAAAGGAGGTAAAGTTAATATAATTCCTGAAGGCGCTTTACATGCTAGAAAGCATAATATAGATACTCCAGAATTAGATGGAAAAATAACAAAAAAAGGTATCCCAGTAATCGTAGAAGGGGAAAACGGAATAAAACAAGTTGCTGAAATAGAGAAGAATGAAATTATCTTTACAAAGGAGATTACTGAAAAATTAGAAGAACTTAGAGACAAATATTCTGATGATGAATCTTCATCTAAAGAAAAAGATGCAATAGCTATAGAAGCAGGAAAATTACTAGTTCAAGAGATATTATATAATACACAGGATAATACAGGACTTTTAAATGAGGTAGAGTAATGAAGATAGAAATAGGAGACAAAGAATATAACGTAAGACTAGTAGAATCTGAAGAGGACAAGTTAAAAGGTCTACAGGGTGTTTCTAAGTTAGAGGATGATGAAGGAATGTTATTTATATACGATGAACCTAAAACAGTAGGATTCTGAATGAAGGACACACTTATTCCTCTAGATATTATCTTTATAGATCAGGACGGAGAGGTCATTTCTATATATCAAGGTGAGCCTGGAAATTTAGATATAGCTAAAGAAGATAACGTTAAATACGTTTTAGAAGTTAACGTAAACTCCGGAATAGAAGAAGGAGACGAATTAGAATTAGATAGTGATGATTCTAACCTGAAGGTTATAGCTCCAGATGGGTCTATACAATATGAGTTAGAAAATGGAGCTAGAATATTCAGTAGAAAGAATACTGTAGCTCTAATAAAAATGGCTAAAAAGGCAGATGCATCTAAGGATGATAAACACTTTAGAGCCTTAGGAAAAAAGATGTTTAAATTTCTAGATATACAAGATTCAAACGAACCTGAGTACGTAGACTCTCCAGAAAACAAAAAAGATTAGTAATAGTCTATATAAAATTGATTTCCTTTAAAATTATAAAAATATTTTTAAATATGCAACTATTGTTGTAAATTTGCATATTTACTAGATGAAACTAAATAATTAATTAATTGTTAAGTATATGAAAATTAAAACAAATGTACAATTTTTACAGGAAGGTGGACCGATGGGAGCACAAACAAACGATACTAGTGCAGCTCCTGCTGGAAATACGGCTGAAGGCGGAAACACACCTCAAGGAGAAGATGATGCTCTACTAATGTTAGCACAAATGGCTGCTCAAGCATTGCAGAATAATGACGGACAAATGGCATTAGAAGTGTGTCAAGGTTTCCTACAGTTAGTTCAACAGATGGCTGGAGAAGCTGGTGGACCTGAAACTGCTCCACAGGGGGAACCAGTCTATAGAAAAGGCGGAAAATTTGTTGGTAGAATTAAAAACTAGTCCTAAAATTTAATAGGGAGCATATAGAAGGTAATCTGTATGTTCCCTTTTTGTTATATAAAAATGTCACAAGCAATACTAAAATTAGCTAACGGTGATAAGGTTGATTCTAATAAACTTAAAGAAAATCCAGTAATTTGGGGTTCTAATCAATATAAATACTCTGATTTTGAAAATGCAGTTATGAATAATAACTTTGATTCTTACCTACAAAAACAAGGCATAGAGGGTAAGGATGCAGAAGAAATACGAGGATACATGAACTCTTATTTACAGGGATTTAAAGAAGGAAAAATTAGAAGAAATGTAGACGGAACATATGCTGTTTCGGATGAGTCACTTATCACAGATAGTAATCCAGCTAGAAGAGGCTTATTTGGAAAAATAAGAGGAGACAAGAAGAGAATAGCTTTAGCATATTTTAATAATGTATTTAATTCATTATCTCCACATAACAGTAGTCAAGAAGATATTCCTAATACTGCAAAGCAATCTTTTACTTACGGATATGGAAAACAACTTAGAAAAAATATATTTAAAGATAATAATGAATCAGATGCAGAAAAAGAAATTTGGTATGCAAATGAAAATAAATGAGATACTGCTTTAAATGCTTTAAACAATTATAGAGAATCTCTAACTGGAGATTATGATTTTTCATCAACTTCATTTAAAGATAAAAATGAATACTTAAATGCTCTTGCTGAAGTTGAGGCGGCTTTGAAATCTAAGAACTTAGATTCTTTAAAACAATCTTTGTACAATGTTGGAGAAGCTGACTTATATTCATTATTTATGAACAAAGCTGATTACGATTATTCTAGAATGACACCAGAGCAAAGACAAGCAGCTGAAGAGCAGGCTCGTATTAAAACTCAACAATTGGAGGATGAATTAGGAGAAATGACAGAATCTGAACGTATAGCAGAAGAAGATTCTCCAGAACATTTAGCCAAAATGGAGGAATTAGAACGTAAACAAGCTGAGGAAGCAGCTAAAAAAGAAGAAACTAAAGCCACTATTAGAGACTTATTTAGAGAATCTTCAGTATCTGGAATATCTGAACCTTGAACTCCAAATCACAAAAACATTCAAATCAGACCGCCTCTTAAAATAGGTAATTGAGTAATTCCAGGACAACCTATAATAGAAAAGGGTAGTCTTCAGGATAAGAGAATTGAAGCAACTAATGCTGTAGCTAATAAGATAAAGGACTTGTTTATAGACTTTTTTATTAAAAAACAAGAAAAGCCTAGTTATTATTATAAAAATGGAGGAATTGTGAAAGCTCAGAATGGAGCAGCTTTATATAATCCAGCCGCTAAAAGTATTAGAAATACTTCTATGAATTCTTCTTATAATAGAGATAGAGACTTGTTGAAATCAGAAGAAACACTAAATTATCTTAGAAGTCTAAATAGAGATAATTATACGCAGTTTAATGGGTATGAAGATCTCTACGATAATAATTATACAAGCACTTATGGAGAAGGAAGTTTGAATAACTGGGGAACACAATCTCTAAGCAATATAAAGTTCGATCCCAAAACTAAAAGAATGCAATTTGTATGAAACTCTAGAGGTCTTAATAATCCCATATTCAAAGGATTTACTGGAGTTGGAAATAGCGGAGATAGACCAAACCTGGGAGAAGATGGAAGATTCGGAAATATGACTATACAAAGAACTTTAGGTAGAGGAATATCTGATGAAATAGCTCAACTATACAATACAGAGCTTAATAAAAATGGGTTGGAGTTTTATAAAGCAACTCATGGAGGATGGAGAGTAAGACCAATGGCTCAGCAACCATCTAAAGAGAACATTCAGCCAAATTTGGATAATTCTTCTTTAAATGGTTCAACTTCTGAAACGTTTTCGAAAATTAAAGATATTTCTGGAAATGAAATAAATCCATCTAAACTTCCTAACATAAGACTGTCTTCAGAAAATATAGGTGATTTAAGATTTGGACTCACTCAATGGTTCAATAATAGACAAAAGTATAACCCACAAATTGCTCTAACTGACGCTCCCACACTATATTCTAAGGTTCAATATAATCTCCCTATGGAGATGTTTTATCAAAATGCAGCTAATAAGTTTAGAAGACTTGGAGCTAGAGCTGCTACAAGTGATTCAGTTAGAAACTTTGCACAACAACTAGAGGCTGAATCCGCTGCAGTAGGTCAGGAAGAAAGAGGGAGATTAGCCAATTTGGATACCTATAATACAACTTCCCAGAGGGCACAAGAAGTTCAAAATACCAATACGCTATCTAGAATCCAAAACGCCAATCAAAATAAACTTAGAATGGCATCTGCTCAAGAGGCTAAAGCTGCTTTTGAAAGAGCTAAAGGTCTTAAGAGAGGTCAAAATTTGGCTAATTGGCTATTCGGTAAACAGCAAAGGCTGGAAGGGATTAATGAGTGGAATAAAAATCTAGATTTAGAAACGACTAGAAATAAATGGAGCCAAATATATAATAATGAGCTATCTCCATATGAAATCCAACTAGCAAATGCTAAAACTCCAGAGGAGCAACTTAGAATAAGAAGAGCTATGACCGAGAAAGCCAGAGAAATAACAAATCGCGGCTATGAGGATATTATGGCTAGAAGACGAAAACCTTCTGTATTTCTTAAGAAGGGCGGTTCTCTAAGCTTTGGAGAGAGGGTAGCACTACAGAATATAAGAGAATATAATAAGAAATTACTTCAGGACAAGAAAGAGTTTAATAAATTACTAAGGCTGTCTATAACAGAGGGTAATAAAACTATAAGAGGAATTTCTAATTATTCTGCATCACTAATTAAGAATAGTTTAAAACTGTAATGAAATTAAATATTAGAAAAATGCAAGAGGGAGGAGCGTTAGGCTCCTCTGCTCAAGCATATGGATTTTTAGACTATACTCCTTATATACCACAAACAGCTCAAACAGCCGGAAGTGGTAAAACTGGAGTGCCCACTGGAGAACAACCGGGGGGTATATTGTCAGATGATATGATAAAGGCTTTGATGGGCAAGGGATTAACTAGCGATGTAAATAGATTTGTATCAGAAGTTAATTCTATGTACTCAAATCCTTTAGAAGCTAATCCTTTTGGATCCTCACTAAATAGTTCTGATATAGCTAGAAAACAATTAACCTTAATATCTAGGATTAATCAAATACAAAACGGAAAAGCTATGTTTGATAAAGCAGTGGATGCAGCTAGAACGTCAGGAGCTTTAGATGAAGTTGCAGTAACTTCATTTGGTAAGGTCATAACATTCGACAATGAGGCTGGAGGAATAAAACAAATAAGTCCAACAGAATTAGCTGAAAACTCTGATAGATACGCACCACTGACTAATGCTGAATTAGCTAATCTTAGGATGAATAATTCTAACTTAGCTTACGACACTAATATATTTAATATACTAGAAAATGCTGTTGGAAGTAAGGAGATTGACGAATATATAAGAACTGTTATAAACGAAGCTGGTAAAACTTCAAGTGAATATAACCAGTTTATACCAGGTTCAGAATTAGGAAACGTAAAAAAGGGATTAGAATTGCTACAACAAGGAGTTGTAGAAGAAAATATAACAGATGAAACTAACTTAGCTCAATTAGAAGCTGCAAAAAATTATTTGTATAAATCTCTTCCGGATAACTATAAAAAGTTTTTAGCTGCTAAGGCAGCTGCATCTGGTCAAGATCCTGTAGAGGGAGTTTTTAATCTTATTCAGGATTATGCTAATGCTAAAACTACAGTTACAAAGAAACGTAAATTAAGTTTGCCAGCATCTCTTAACAAGGAATCTGATAGTGAAGGTAAAGGGACTGTTGAAACAGAGGTATATGACTGGATGTCAACAGGACAAGCTCTATCTCCAGAATCTAAAGTAAATTATACGTTTAATCCAGGTTCTACATATCAGTTTAGTGTTAAGGGGGCTTCATATTATAATAATTTCCCCGATTTTAAAGGGGAGCCTTTATCTCCTATTACTACTCTTAATACTTTATTTACTGATACTAAGTTATCTACTATGCTGGATAAGGCTGGAGTATCAGTAGGAACTCAAGTAGCTAAGCCTACAGATTTTGGCAACATAGGAATTGATACAACTCAGGGAGCTGTATACGCTTTACTACCATCTAAAGTAGACGGCAACGGAAGAAGAGTAGTAGATCTTGGAGTTACCAGCCGAATAGAAGAAACTATGAAGAAACTAGATAAAGGAGCTTCTAATACAGAAATTATAGATGCCTTGGAGAGTGAAGGATTGGGAGACTATATTGACACAGTAATTCAACCATCAGAACAATCTACTCAAGCTCTATATAATAGTGATAAAATAGCTCCGTTCTTAATATTTAGTGGATATGCTTCAGATAACAACTTCATTGACAGTAATGGAGCTGCAGACATAATAAATGATGTTGATGAAACCAGAAAGATAGAACAGGGAATTAATGCTGATAGAGAAAAACACAATTTAGGAGAAATTGACTTTACTTCTGGACCTATTAATTCTAGGTTATTTGGACAAAATATAGGTAATGTAAATATGTATAAAACTGCAGTATTTATACCATATTCTCCATCTGCAGTTAGTGAAACGTTACTATCTAATGGGCAAGTATTTGTTAATAAAAAGGATAGAACACCATCGAGAGTGTTCGGAGTAAAATCATCCAATAATGAATCTATAAGAACTAATTGGTAACAAAAATGGAACAAAAAAATGATTGGTTAGCAACACTATTTTTAAACCCAGATAAAGGAACTGAAAACTTTATAGCAGCAGGTTTAAATTCTAGTAACACTGTAATGTATAATAAAGACTATTATCAAAATATAGATCAGATAAAACAGAAATTTTCCGATGCTGAAGGTAATTTTGACCAGGAGGCATTTGATCAATACTATGATAGCGCAGTTAGGACGTACAACAAATTTGTTAATAATGATCTAAACAATAAAAATGTTAGAGAAAACGATTGGAGTCTATTTAGTATTGAAGGAAAAGGACAAGGAAAACTGCCTGTTTTTGGAATTACTAAAGTTGCAAATCCAGAATTAAGAACATCTGGAATATCCTCTTTATATGGTCAAGGTGAAGCTAGACGGTCAATGAAAGAGGCAGCTCAAGATAATTTCGCGAGAGATGCTGATGGAAATAAACTTGATTGGCGCCCGAATGACGATAATAGAAGAGGGCTCAGCTTTTTCAAAAATAAACCATTATATTACGCTAAATGGGATGAGGATGGAACGCATCTTGACGCCAATGGAAATGAGGTTTACCATTTAAAAGGAGAATATAAGTTAGATGAAGAAGGGATGCCATTTGTTCAAGAACTTGGAGAGGGAGAAGATGTTTCTGGAAAAGAATTAGTTAGTATAACTGACACTTTGACAATAGACGGGTCTCAAGCTAATAAATTTGACTTTTTTGATAGTGATGGAATTGATAAATCTGTTGCCGGCTCTGTAGCTAAAATGGTTGCAACCATAGCCCCATTATTTATTCCTTATGTAGGGGAAGTATATGCATACGGACTTATTGCTGCTAATGCAGCGGATGCACTATCCTCTATTTCCAAAGTCGGAATCGAAACTCTAGATAAAAATTACAAAGATAACGATTTATGGAAACTTTTAAATAACACAGAGGCTTATACTAAGTCTTTTGTAACCCAACGATCTATAAGCCAAAAGGGACAAGAGTCTTTTTGGAATTTTGAAAATCTAGTCGGGATGGTAGGCGATGTAGCTACACAAGGAGCACAGCAAAGAGCTGTAGCTAAAGGGGCTATAAATTTTATGAGGATTCTAGGATACGATCGTACAGGTATGAACCTTCAAAAGAAACTTATATCTGAATATGGAGATACATACTTAAAGAAATACGGAAAATCTTTACAGCAAGCATTTATTGATGGGGATGTTGCTGATGATTTTCTTACCATGCCTCAGATAAAGAAGATGCTAGATGCGAGAAAGGCTGCTGATAAGTTCGCTAGATCTTCTTCTTCTTGGTATATGGCTTTAACTCAATCTTCTGATATAGTAGATAGTATGAAGGAGAATGATTTTAGTTCGCCTTATACTGCTGCAGCTACACTAGCTGCGTTATTAGGATTCAAAAAGATAATGGATTCTGAACTTGGAGATGTGGCTTTAAAGGGATTAGGTCTAGATGAAGTAAGTAAAGCAGTTAAGAAAAACCTAAAGCAATTAGCTAATGAGGGTCAAGCTTCTTTTGATGCAGCTAAAACTCAGACTGGAAAATTAGCTTGGATTAGACAAACGGCTGACAAAATATCCAATAGAGTTCAAAAACTAATGGAGAGTTCTGAATTTATGGAAAGTGCTCTAAAAGAAGGGGCTGAAGAAGTAAGTGAAGAAGTACTTCAGGATATTATTATGCAGGGATCGTCTTCTATAGCATGGTCACTTAAGCAATTAGGAATAGACCAGACTAATAAGGGGTCTTGGAATTACTTAGATAGTAATCCATTAGAAAGATATTTGTCTGCATTTGTCGGAGGTGCTATTGGAGGTCCTGTAAATAGAGCTTTAGATATAGCTCAAAACTGGAAAGCATATCAACGACATAAAGCTGAACTAGCTAAGTCTAACAAATCTGATGTATTAGACTTTGTGGATTTAGTTAGAAAGTATGGGAAAGAACCAATTTTAAAAGAATTAGACAAATATGAGAAGAAAGGTATGTTTCCTACTGGACTATCTTTAAACTCGTTAGGTAATGATAATTTCCAGCCTGCTATGGACTATTCTGATAGTCAAAATGCTATTCTATTTGATTATCTTAAACAGTATGTAGAATATTGGGATACCCTTATCCATGAAGAGGGATTAAGCATTTCTGACTCAGACCTTATAAATGAAGCTATGAATAAAGATATAAGAGTAGCTGCACTTAGAGAGAATGGGTTGGGCTCAGAAGTAATAAATACTTTTAATAATCTTTTAGTACAGTTAGCTAATGCTAATTTGAGATACAAGGAGCTTTATTACTCTATAAGAGATGATCAAAAAGCAAATAGTAGCGAATTAGCCGAAGCTAAAAAAACTGCCGACGACATAAGACAAAAAATCAAAGATTTGAGAGAAGGTCTGTATGCTGATGATTTTCTAGATAAGACCGTCTTTAAATTAAGTAGATCATTAGGAGCTTCTCTTTATACTCCTGACATATATATGTACGCTAGATCAATAAATAAAGACTATTCAGAAGCTGACGAAAATACAAGAAAAGAAATAGAAGAATCTTATCAAGAGTTTACTAAAAATAATTCAAATGTAGAAAATTTAGCTTATGAAGTATTTAAAAGATCTAGAGATCTAGTTCAGGGAGATATCATGAATGTAAAAGAGTTAGATGTTAACTACTTAAAGGATTTACAGGAATCTCTTCACAAGTTATTTATTGACAGTAAAATAGATGGATTGGAGCCTCCTACTCAAAAGGAAATAGACGATTTAAAGAAAGAAAAGAGAAACGGAAGAAGTAATGATGAGATAATCTCTTTATATGGTTTAAATCAGAAACAAGATGCTCTTACAGAAGAGCAAAAAGAGTCTCTAGTAGATGACTATTTCAATAAAGAAATAGAAAATGAATGGAACTCCAAGAGTAGTGATGCTTTTATAAAGTATTTCCAGCTAGGATTAGACCCTAAATTCTTTGGAGACACCCAAAGACTTGGACAAGTAATAAATGTATTAGGGGAAATAAAAAATAAGTATGGTTATATAGATGCTGAAACAGCTAACAAAGTAAAACTTATAATTGATAAGCTGAACGTAAAAGACTTCTCTACTGAAACTATTGTAAAAAACTTTGTAAATTCTGGAGAATCATTGTCTTACGAATTTGAGGACGCTAGTTCTATACTAAGTACCATTAAACCTATTGTAGAAAAGCTAGAAGTTGATGAAGAGATAATGGTTGAGATGCAAGAATTAGGAGGAGATAGAACTCCTAATGGCATAGAATTAAAAAAGTTGGATGAACAAAATTATGAAGCTACATTAACAAATAACCTGGGAGAAGAATATACAGTAGTACTAAACAATACTACAGTAACTAACTTATTACGAGATTTGTTATCAGTAGATACTTCTGTACAATCACTGTTAGACTATAATAATAGTAAAAACAGTTTAATAGAACAATTCAGAAAAATTAGTGCTCCAGATGCTACTGCAATTAGTCTAATAGAACAGGCTAATAAATTATTAGATTCTAGTAATGTAAAGGATATAAGTTCTCAATTACTAGGAAAAATTTCTAGTGCTGTTTACGGGGAAGATATAACAGAACTATATAAACAGTTATTAAATTCTCTAACTTCAAGTAAAAGCCTAGTAGACTTTATAATAAGCGATCCTTCTGCTGAGTCCAGACTTGATATTTTAATTAATAGTGTTAATTTGTTAGCCTCTATATTAACTTACAGCACAGAGTATAAGAGGGGAACATCTAATCCTAATTTATTCGATTTTATTACTGTTGTAAATGGATATAGAAGAAATAAAGGATTGGAAGAATTGCAAACTCTATCAGTAGACGGAGCTGAACAAATTAAGAATCAGTTAGGAGAAATAGCTAATGCAGCTAATATAATGAAAGAAATTTCTGCAATAAACAGAAATGGAAAAATAAAAGAAAATAAAATTATTCACACTAAAATTGTTGCAAACTGGATTAGAATTTTCTCAACCCATAAAGGGATTCAGTCAATCCTATTAGATGGTAATAAGTTTTTTGATTTAGAGGATATTGAACCAGAAGCGTTAGAAGCTACTGTAAAAGCCTCACTTGGACAAGAGCTAAGTGTTAATGAGGTTACTAGCTTAGAAAAGGAACTTCTCAGAATGGAGACTTATTATTACAATAAATTTCAAAATTTAAGTGATAGTCAGAAATCTGAGCTTGTTCAAGAGTTGTCTAAATTAAATCCATATGGAAGTCTTCCAGCTAAACTAAACAGAGATTTTGACATAGCTTCCATTGATAATGAATCTGTAGTAGCCTATGTATTGTCTACTTTAGTATATGATCCTAACGATTTTAGAAATAACTATATTCAATCTATAAGCGACGATAGCTTTAAAGATATTGTCCCTCTATATCCACAAATGTTAGTAGTAAAAGAAGCTGTATCAGCATTTTTTGGGGCTAACACAGTAAATGAATATTTAGGAGATGTTGTAACTAGATTTCCAGATAAAAGTAGAGAAATATATTTAAGAAATCAAACTCTAGTATCTGGATCGGCAGGTAGTGGAAAAACTAAAGTTGTAGCTAAATTATTTAAAAACATAATCACTCTTCAAGATCCTAATATTAAATTTTCATCATATGCATTAAAACAAGATAGAGCTAATGAGCTACATAAAACTATCGAATCTGAAGAAGTATTTAGTGGATATGAATTATATTCTAAATGGTTTAGTCAGGACGTCATAAATGAAATTAAATCATTCAAAGAGTCTTTACTTGGAGATTCAAAAGTTGAAGTTGATAATATTATAAAAAAGAAAAATGAGATATTAGAAAAATTAGATAAAAATAAACTATCTCCTAATAGAGAAGTCTTAATAATAGATGAGTACACACATTTATCTAATTTTGAACTCATGATATTGGGGGGTATCCCTAATTTATATATTTTAAATTTAGGAGATCCTAAACAGAACGGGTTTAATGGAATAATGGGGAGTGGAGGGTCTTTAACAGCATTTTCAACACCATCTTTAGATGTTAGTATTAGAGCTAATAACAATCACAAGAAGGACAATCTTAATTCTCTAGCTTCTATTATAGATTCTTTACAGAGACAAAATGAACTGTATAAAACTGGACAGGCTGGTATATCTAATACAGCTTCAACTTTAGATTTAATAAAAAAGGATGGATTCTTTAAATTTTCAGAGTCTAATGGATTAGTTAGAGGAGAGCAAACAGTTAGTTCTGTTCCAACTATATCTGAATTGGAGTCTATGATTACATCATTGCCAAATGGAGAAAATATAGCTTATATTTACGACAAAGCTCATACTCCTATTTCTGAGATGTCGGAATTAACTAGTAAGTATCCTGGTAAATTTATAACAGTACACAAAGACGATGTTCAAGGGTCTGAATACAATTATACTATAGTTGATATAGATTATAAAGAAGTTAATAAAGCAGATACCCCTGCTACAGTAGTTAATGCTTTAAGAGATTTATACACATTAATGTCTAGATCTAAAGATGGAACTATGTTAATTTCTAATAGTCATATACTACTTGGAAACTCTAGAAGATACAAAACTTACTCTAGCAGTACCTTTGATCCAAAAGAAGTAAGTGACTACAAAGAGTTTATTAGCAGTGTTTATAAAGGACTAGAATTAAATAGTTCTACTAGTGTTAAACCATCTAAACCTGAACCTACTCCTGAAATCGGGACTCCGGGATTGAAATCATCTACTCCTGGGTCTGAAGTATTAAAACAAGTTGCTGAAAAAGACATAAAAGAGTCTAAAGAATTAGATAATCCTGGAGCCTTTACAGTATTCCAGAGTCATATTATGTACAATTTTAATACTGGATCTAATAGAAATTTAGGAAAATGAGATAGAGATAAGGATATTATCTCTAAGTTTAATATTTTAAAGAATTTAATCTTTAGAAATCAGGAAGATTTAGAAAGAATCCTTAGCAACGAAAATACAGATAGATACCAGAATTCACTTCTAACGTCTGCTATTTCCTTGTTCCCTAAATTTGGTATAACATCTAGAACCGAAGCTATTGAAGCTATACGAGAAAGCGAATTCTTTATACAGAAGGTTCAATATTCAGATGAATATGCTTCCGAGGACAATGGTGTTAATTCTAATATAGAAGCTCCAGATTACATATATAGAATATTTAGAAAGATTGGAGATTGGGAAATAGATCTAGGAGTAATTACTGATCCTAATAAATTGGTAGACAGAGATATAAGAACTAAGTTAATTACAGCTAATACTAATCAATCTTTCAAATTGGATAAATCTAAAATGAATATTCAATTTTCTAAAGCTAAGATAACTTTAGTAAAAGAGGGAAAGTTTACTTTTGATAATAATTCCATATCTAAATTCTCTAAGAATAATCCATGAGCTAACATTTCTGGGAAAATCTGGGTAGCTAATAAAGAAACAAAAGCCAATTATATTCAAGCTGGTTATCCGTTTGTACTGTATTCTAGAGATTTGTTTATAAATCCAGATGAGTTTAAATCTTTGTTTGAAAAGAGAATATCTGGAGAAAATAACAATATAGTCCCTTTAAGAGCAAGCTTGCACGGATATGATTTTACTAGCTATATGAAAAAATGGGGAACTTTATACAATAGTAAGAATGGGAAGAGAGTTATAAAATTCACGTCATTTTCTGGATATAGACAACCTATTTTATTACGTAGACAATTAATCAGATTCCAAAGATACCTAACAGCGAGAGCAGAGAATCAAAATATAGAAACAGCTCTAAAAGATCTATATGCTGGAAATGCAACTGCACTAAATAATGATATAGAATATTATAATGGTATAGTTTCTCCAGACCAGTTACAGTCTGTTAAGAAAACTATAGACACTTTAATATCAGAATGATCCGATGCAATTGCTCACTTTAGTAATAATTTTAAAGTAGATTGGGAAAGATTAGATCGTTCCACATTTAGAAAAGACACAAAAACTCTATTAGATAATCTGCCCAAAAACAAAATAGTAGAACAGATAAGGAACCTAGATAGGGATAAATTAACTGAAAAGCTAACTAGTATATTTGGAGATAAAGCTAACAAAGCTATGGTGGATGGAGTGTATTCTGATTTAGAAGCTTTTCTAAAATTATATGACGCATTTACTAAACTAGCTGAAGATAATCCTAATATACTTAGTACACTTACTCCAGCTACTTCAGAAGGAGTAAATGAGTACACTAATATATCGGGAGATTTAATAGACTGGTTAATAAATAAAGGTTATGCAGCCAATTTTATCGGAGGAACTATGCTAACACATAGCTTGTTTAAAATAGTAAACAAGAGTCCAGAATTAATGAATGCTGCATCTATTGGCATTGATCATACTGCACAATATAAGGATGGTATATGGGCTAATGGAATATTTTCAGATATGAGTGAAAATGGATTCTATAGATCTTCTAACACAACAGACGATCTATATTTTAACTCATTAATTGAGATCCCTAACGCATATATAGATTTAAGCTCTATTCAATTTGGGAATAATACTCCTGTAGAAACATCTGAAGAAATGTCCGAAGAGACTACTGAAAACACTTTGAATAGTTACCTAGATAAGCTAAATTTGCATAATTCTACAGTGGATTTAGCTAATTTAAAATCTAAAATAGAAGAGCTTTATAATAACAGAAAAGATAAAAATCTAGGAATAGTAGCATCTATAGATGGAGAGATTATTCCTGTAGATGGAAAAGCTATTATGTTAAGAATTAAAGATGAAGCTATAGAAGCAGAAGAGCTCGGAAACAATAATGCAATAGAATTATTGAAATCCAAGGCATTTGAGATATTGGAAGATGATACTATTAAAGAAAACTTAAAAGTATTATTAGGAAATAACATTCCAGTTCAAATTTTGGTTAACGGGAATAAGATTCAACTTAATTTTACAGACGAGTTCTTCACTTTAAATGGTTCTACTTTAGAAAAGGTAGAACAATTAGAAACTATAGTACAATCGTCAAACGAATTTATGGAAACTCTTCAAAATGTCTTAGACGTAGAGGGGGTAGGAGTTAACCTATCCGATGATTTGGATTCATCAGATTTAGACGCCATAAAAGGTGTAATAGAAATGTTTAAAGATCAAGAAGTTATTGAAGCTGTGGATATTAGGAATTCTTTAAAACCTAATTATAAAAATGTAAATAAGAATTTGCCTGTAAAGGCACTTACTAATTACATATTACAAGCATTAAATTCAAATAAACAAACAAATCAGTGTTCAAATGGCTAATATTTGTAATGACTTTAGACGAGCATTAGATAACACTCTTGCCGTTACAGAGTTTAATGATGTTTTCTCAGTTGATGTTGATGGGAAGATAGTAAGTGATAGAGAGGCTTTAAAAGGTCTCTCTATTAAATTACTTACTCAAACAGGACAATTACCTAGTTCAGTAGATGATTTTGTTGATGTAGTTACTGAGAATTTTGAGGACGAAGATTTAAATGAAGAACAGTTCTCAGAAGTAGCATCATTGATATTGAAAGATTATAATAGATTAAAATATTTAAGAAGAGAGTTAAGACCTAATAAAGTAAATAAACTGCCAAGACTTACAGATTCTCTTACAAATAGTTTTTTAGGAGATAATACTCTTAAACTATTCTCTAAATGGTTTAATACAAGTTTAGTTAATAGTGCAGTTCTATTACAGCCTGAAAGAATAGTTAAATCTACAGCAGATCTTAATTTCTCTATACAGAGACTAAAACAGACTTATGTAGATAATATAGTAAAATACTTAGAAATAGATAACTTCCCTCTATATAAAGATTTAGGAACTAAGGGTAGTGAATTGCAAATTATACCCTATAATCTACTATTAGAGGCTGCCCAGAACAAGTTCAGTGAGAGATTAGTGAACGGAAAATATAAATCAAGCAATGATCCTGTTGAGGATAATGCTTTTTATAGCTTCTACTCTCTAGTAAATTTTGATAAACTTATAACTAATCCTAATTTCTCGGAAATAGTAGGAATATCAAGAACTGGACTAAATCTGAGAGGTTCCAATACTATTCCTCTGTATAATATTCCAAAATATGAATTTGCATTTCAGCAAGTTCCAGCTCAAAAATGGGACGAAGATTTATCTAAAGAGTCGGATGAAGCTAACCCTTTAGTTAGAAAGTTCTTGGAAAATATTAATCTATATGATAGAGATAGTAAAGGAGTCTATAAGATAGTCCCAAACCAGTACTTATCTTATAGAAACTTCAAAGAAGTTTTAAGGATACTAAAAGAAAATCCTGTAACTAGGAATGATTATTCTAGACTTAGAGATGATACTTATAGTATAGAATCTTTGTTTGAAAAGGCAGATAGATATAGAAAAACAATATTTTCTGGAGAGAAGGAACATGTTAGAAGAATATTCGATACTATGTATTACAAAATATTCTCATTAAGAACTCCCAGTCTAGCAAAGGCTAGTTTAGACTCTAATATGGTTTCATCCGAATTTGATATTTACGGAATGATATTAAATCAGATAAATAAAACTAGTTTTACAACTTATACTCAATATATATATAATACTACAGACAAGACTAATAAAGCCACTATACTAAACAGTTCTGATATAGATAGAAAAAAATATACTATAGAAAGAAACATAATGGCAAATAGTTTATATAGAGATTCTAGGTTAAATGCACTTAAAAAGTGGAACGTAAACTTTTTAAGCGAGAATGGAACTTCATTAAACTATTACTCTGATAATATCTCAGATAGTCTTAATCTAAGTAAAATAACATTAGGCGACAACGATGATATTTTAACTATAGACTTCTCCGATCCTAATAATCCTACATATTCAATGAATGAGACTAGAATCACAAGAAGTAGTTTATCAACGGACTCCAGTCTTGGGAAAATGCTAGAAAGATTATTAGTTGATTTTGCGTATATTCATGCAGATGATATTTATGTTAATATCTTGTCTCAAATTATAAATTCTGATGCCAAATTAAATGGAGTATTGGATGTTATCACAGCTTCTCTGCTAAACATGAATATTTCTGATAAATTAGTAGAAAATCCTAGTTTAAGAACAGTTTTAGATTTATATCCTAATTTAGAACTTTCTGATTCCTATGAAAGTCCGTGGAAGTATTTTAATATAGAGACCAAATCTCTAAAAATGTCAGGATACTTTTCATCTTTAAATGGTCTAGAATCATTAGCCGTAGTACAAAGTATTATAAACGGAGACAGTTCTAAATCTAATGTTACAGACGCTAATGGTAATAAGTTACAAAAAGAACGTTTGACTAATTTAACTAATGATGATCACTACTACTTCGAAACTCTACTTAGTAAAGTATCAGATAACATTCTGGATGATGATGTAGTTAAATATAATCTATTTACTTCTAACGGTACTACAGAAGACAGTAGACTACTAACAAGAACGGAATTAAAAACATTCTATAACAGTTTTTACAATTCTACTCCTAAGAAAATTAATACTGCTACTGACTCAGAAACTAATTACTTATTTTTCATTCATGACTTCCTAACCAGAGAAGATGAAGTTTCTATACAACCTACTGTGTACTCAGATAAATCTACTATTTGGAATAAAGTCATTAATACTAATATTCCTCTAGAAGCGTCTTGGATACCTGACCATCTAAAAGGAAGGACTCTCCAAGAAATGACTCCGGATCAGGTTAGAAGTATTAAATACGAGTCTACAAAAAGAATGGCTAATGTATTTATTAACAGAGTACTTTCTGACTATCAAGCATTAGTTAAAACTGGAGTATTTGGAAATGTAGATGAGCTAGCTTCTGAGTATGATTTAAATACAGATAATGTTATTAAAAAATATGAAAACTATTTATCTTTATTTAGAGAGAAAGCTGATGGAAAATTAATAGAGGACGCTTTAAGATACTTAAAGCACACTACTGGCGAAATGGTTACTATAATAGACCAAATACATTGGCTTCCTGGATTTAAAGTCAATCCGGCATTGTACGACTTCTTTAAAATGTATTCAAATGACGATATAGAAAAATACAATTCCAGGGAAAATCTCAATAAAGGATTTTATGCTTTAAAACTACAGGATTCTACGAAAATAGAGTTAAGTTACAATAATGGAAAAGAAATAACCGAAATAAAGAATGGTATTAAGTTTCATTTGGAAAAGATGAATATGGATTACGATTCATATATGGAAGATTGGGTAAACAAAGATTCTAATGAACTTATATTGTTTAAAGCATTCAGAAATGGGGAATCTATAAGTTATATTACACAAGATGATGTGCTTAGTTCAGATTTTACTATAGAATTGAATCCTCTTCTCGATAAATTTCTATCCTTAGACAATCTTATAGCCAGTAACTATAATTCTTTAGTATATGGTCTTCCGTTTATACATCCTGCTAAAGGTGCTACTTCTAAGTCCTTAGCTGATTCCAAACTAAAGAAGGGAGAAACTCCTTCTCGCTCTGATTTCTTCAAATTTAGCGATTCTAGCATCATTCAAGAAGACGCTGCTAGAACTAATGCATCATATAAACGTGCTGTAATTGGAGGTGCTACTATTCATACTTGGCTTAAGAATAAACTTAACGGAGTTCCAAATAAACTTAAACTGGCTGTAATTGAAGACCCTATAGATTATGTGGGTAATATACATGGGGATATAGATAAAGTTACTATGTATGACGGAGGTATATGGATGAATCCTTTCCAAGCTATTTGGGAAAAGAATTCTGTAGAAGAAGTGAAACAGTCTAGTATTCATAGAAAACCTATCGGATATTTTTCGTTAGCTAATTACCTATCATCCGGACTTATGAAATGTGCAACATTCTCTGTAAATAATACCATTATTAGAAACTCTTTAGGTAAAAACAGCGCCGAGAGTATGTTAAAGAAAATGTCTGATGAAAATTGGATAGTTCCTATTGCACTTAATATAAACCATTTAAAAAGTAAATTGAAATTAAATAGCTCCTCTGTTCATTTAAAAGATGCCAAAAACACTCTTTTAAATCCAAGATATAAGGAAACTATAATAGAAAATGGGGTTCAAAAAGTAGTTATAAAGGAAGTTAAAAATATTACATATAATGGATCTAACATTTCGGAAGATGGAAAAATTAATAATATGTATGATATAGAAATTACTACTTACAATCTTGACGGAAGTATAATATCAAATGATATTGTTCAAGGAGTTAATATTAATTCAAATTATACATTATGGAAAGTATTAGGTGGGGAAAAATCTATAGCGTATAATAACGAGTATGATGAATCCTCAATAGAAACTGTAGCTAACCTAGCTTCTAATCTTAATTTAGAGAAGACTAAAGCTATTGAATCTCTTATGGAGTTGACTACTAAACTTCCGTTAGAATTTATAGCAAAATTTCCCAAATTTTCTGATGGCTACATTAAGAAAATTAGAAATTCTGGAAAATTCTTCCAACCTTTAAAACTAAGTGACGTAAGCTATTTGGCTAATCATTCTGCTATAAAAAATGGGGCTATAAATCTACTGGATACATCTAACTATTATAACGATTTAGATTTGACCTACATAGAAATTGACCCAGACTTTATAGGAATACAAATGTCTGCTGAACACCATGCTGAAAACTCTGAAGTATCGGAAATGACGCAGGTTATGTCTGCACTTATTCAAAAGGGTATTTCTTATGAAACTACCTTAGCTGTGTATAGAGACTTGGGATCTTATATAGCTAAAGGATTAGAGCCTTTTATGAATGTCAATAACAATCAACTTATTGTTACTTTAGGAAAGCAATTGTTACAATCATTTAGTACGGACGACTTATCAGCAGAAAATTTAGCTTCTAGGTATATTAAATTAATTAAAGAAGATCTACTAGAAAATAATGCAGAAAAAGAAATACTAGTTCCTTTTGACGATCCAAATATTTTTAGTAAATTTGTCATTGATTTTGCTAATAATCTAAACCAAAATATTATTCGTAGAAAATTCTTTGGATTAAATGCAGTATTAAATCCATCACACGATGTTGTTGGACTTATCGAATATACTGATGAGAATGGCAATACTCAATTATATACCAAAGAAGATTATGAGAATAAAAATGGAGTAGTGCCAATAGATAACATCCCTAATACTCTTGTTGACCCAGGACAGGTATTAAACGGAGATTGGGTTTTGGATGATGGGGTAGAAAAACAAGTTACTTTTAAACCTCTAAAGGACGGAAGACAACATATAAGTCTGCAAGATTTAAGAGATAAGTATAGACAACTTGGAAGACAAGTAGAGAAGATAAATAAATATGGAAGGAATTTAAGACCTCACAATTATACATTTAATTTAGGAGAAAGAGGGGTTTATGACGGTTTTGACATGGATAGTTCCAAACTAAGTTACTCACTTTCTAGAACTTTAGGAAAAATTAAGTCAGTTTCTGATTCTGGAGAAATCAATACTGATGTTCCAGATGATTTAGACGTATTAAGACTTTCTAAGTTTATCAATTTTGTAAAAAGCAAGGAATCATTATATACAGGAAATGAAGGGGACATAATTAATCATATAAACAAAGCTATAGAGGGCAATGAGGAATCATTAAAAAAATTAGGTTTAACAATTAAGGAATGGATAATTTCAGACTGTAAAAGAATACAGTATAATCACGAGTATCCGTCGTTGGTAGAGTGGTCTAAATCTAATTTGGAATATATCCCTTTAGATGGTGAAATCTCTTATTCAGCCAACGAAATGCTTCTTCCAAAAGTTTGGGCTAGTAAGTTTATGCTAAAGGAAGGGGATAACTTAGGTTCAATATTAGAAGATCCAGTTACTTTCTTTAAAACTAAATTATATGATGTATTTGATTATTCAGACTTAAACGATTTCAAGCCGGATAAAGCCTTTGCAGCATTAAAAGGATTAAATTCATCTAATAATTTATATCTTATATTAGGAGAAGATTTTGATAAGAGTAAGTGGTCAGAATATAATCCAGAAACTGCAGTATTAAATAATAAAGTGTTTGTACTCGATACTAATGGAGAGCCGTTATATCCTATAAAAAAGGGTATTAAGTTATATTCTAAAATGCAATATGGAGAAAGAATAGTAGCTGCAGTATTAGATAATCCAGAGGATATGAACTATTTAGAAAATAGTAGCACATTCTCTGAAACAGTAGTATATAGAGTAAACAGACACGATGTAGCAAGTGCATTAGAAAAATCTAAGTTAGTATCTGATTCTGTACTCAATATGCTAACTAGTGAAGACGAATTGCCTTCAAAAGAAGACTTAGAGGCCGTATACGAAGCTCCAGAAAGAGCCATTGAACGTAAAGCTAATAAAATGGCTATATCGTTTAAAAATATGGCACTAAACTTTATAGTAGCTCGTATTCCTGCACAGTCTATGCAATCGTTTATGAATATGACTATAAAAGGATTCATTAATACAGATTCTAACGTTGTATATATATGTGCAGACCAGCTTTGGCTTCAAGGGTCCGATTATGACATTGATAAAGCATTTATACTAGGTGCTAGTATAGACAATGATGGTATATTTATAGATTGGAGTCCCTATTTTGATTACTCTGATATAAACACATTTAGAAAATCATTAAGACTACCTTTACCTACTGGTAAACCTATCAAATTTTCTAAGGATGGAGTAGATATAACAGAACTGTATGAAAAATATGAAAACTCAGATAGTATAGAAGATTTAGTTGAGTTACTATCTGTTGCATCTTCCAGAAAATCTATTTCTATTGATGAAAATTATAAGGACTCAGCTAGAACAGTGATAGATTACCATAATTTATATAATATTGATAATGAATATAGAATCCAGGAAGGAATAAAAAACAAAGTATTTGCTGAAATGTGAGAAGTTGGAACTAACTATGCTAACATAGTATCCCAGACATCCCCTATCTCTATAGAAGACGGACAAAAAGCTGCTGAACATGCAGAGAGCTTTAGCAAATATATAAACAATAATAATCCTGCAGCAAAAGCAATCGCCCAATTCCAGAATAGTATTGGTAAAGACGGAATTGGTATAGCTGCTACTGGTATTAAGGTATATTCTAATACTTTAACATATGTCCATAGTAAATTATATAATCAAAGGGATTGGACTACCCAAAAATGGCTTGACACAATAAATGAAATAAAGGGCAAGCCTATTGTAGATATATCTGGATTAGATCTAAAGGGAGGATATTTAAACATTATTCCTAATGTAAACTATGATAATTTGTCTAATTCTTTTATAGTAGATGAAAATGGGGAATATGAATTAGACGAGAATGGGAATAAGATTTCTGTACTTGATGTACCTATTGAAGGAGATGCAACTCTAAGACAAATACTAGAAAAGATTGGAGCGCAAGAAGACGTATTTCTATCTATATCAGTATTGTTAAGTTTGGCTACTGATAATGCTAAAGAGCTAGTACTAGAAAAGATTAATGCAACTCCAGACTTAATGGGTATGTACATATATTTATTATTTAGAGGGGCTACATTTGCCGATTCTGCAAAGTTTATGACCTCTCCTATAATGAGTCTAATAAAAGAAAAGGCAAAAAGTAATATCTTTGTTTCTGGAGAAGCTGACAATAATATTGACTACTCTATCAATTATTATCTAAAAGGACCGAAACTAGGACGATATGTTCCAGAGAAATATATAAACTCTTTTAGGAATGCTTGGGTAGAATTTAAAAATAAACACGATAATCTAAAAGAGTTGTCTAATGATTTATTAGAAGCTGAAATAGCTAAAGAATTTATAGAAAATATAGATTCCTTTAAAGAATTCTTAAGAGAATATCTTATTACTCCTAATGCTGTATTAAATGCTTCTATATCAAGTAAGAAGATAAGGGATATTGAAGAGTTAGAGTATCAATCATTTTTGGATGAAATAGATGAAGATGCAAATCTAGAGTTATTCGAAAGTGAAGCTCAGGAAACATTTATTAGTTCTAAAGACAATATTAAGATCTTATTCAACCGCTTTTTAAATGAATGTGTTAAAAGAGATAATCAAATAAATAAGGTACTAAAGGGAATGCCTAGAGAAGAATTAGAACAAAGTATAGATAACATTGTCAATATAAGAAAAGGTGCTAATGAATTAACCTTGTTAGGAAGATTATCATCATTAAACCAGGGTATCAGAACTCAGTTATATGAACAGGTAAATTATTTATCTAGCCTAACTAATAGTATTGCTAGAACCTTGCAATTTACTAACGAGGAATTCAGAGTCTTTGATAAGTTGAAAAAAGGACAGGAATTAAGCGAAAGTGAAGAGGCAATATACTCCGAGTTAGAAAAATACTTTACTAACGTAGAACTTAATCATTTGATTAATGATCAATATGCTTATAAACCTTTTGATTTAAATGAGTTTGTTAACAACAAAGAAACTCAAGAATTTTTTAAACATTGGTATAAATATAAGAGCCCGTTTGTCAATATATTAGATGCTATATTAACTGTTCCTCACTTTGGAGAAATGTTAAAAACCTTTACTACAAATAATACTGTTCTAGATTCTTTAACTGTTAGAAGAGCTAATATAATAAACATAAATAGAGAACTGCAATCTTTAGGAGTTATAAAAGGAGGACTTACCCCTAAAATTACAAATAAGATTAATAGATTTTTGACTGATTGTATAATCAACGATTATTTCAAAACTGTTGCTCCTATAACTATACCTGGAGTAACAACTGAATACGTTGAAGGAAATCCTATCCATTTAGATTCAGCAGAGGATTATATAATAAATTTTGATAATTTAGACAATAGACTTACGTTCAAAAATTGGATGGAAGAATATTTGATAAATTTGTTTAGAACCAGAAATGATAACTTTGCTAAAAATATAACTGTAAAGAATTTCCAAAATGACTTAAGAGTTCCTTACACTATGTGCGCCCTAGATATTGATATGAGCACTATGAGTCGAGATATAAATGAGACTAGACTTTCTGATATATCTATTGATTATAGTAAATTATATTCATGAACTTCTATATCTAATGGCTTAACATTTGGGGACGCTCTATTCTTGTATAATTTATTGATGAATAAAAACTCAAATAGTAGTTACTCATTCACTAATTTGTTTAAGGAAGATTTAAGTAATCCGAACAGAATGGTGTCTAAATACATGAAATATATAAGTCAGTTATCTAAACAAGATTCAGATTCTGCAATTAACTATGATATTAAAGACTTAGTATTGCGTCTTATACCGCTAGATCAAGAGGTTATGGGATTAGAAAAGAAAAAGTCTTTAGAGGGAGTTACAGAAATATTCTATAACAAAACTAAACTAGATATAGATGCTGATCCAATTGCCAATATAAATACACTATTGTTTACTACTGACAGTGTAAATGCTTTTACTAAAGCTAAGAGTATTCAAGTTGCAGCTGATTTAGCAAAATTTATTTCTAGTGGCTTAGTTGAATTTAAACTTAATTGTGACTAATGAAACATTGTATTCAAATAAACGTTGGTTCAAAGAAGTACACTTTTAATATCGACGTGTCAAAGGAAGCAGACTTAACTGCTTCCTTTCCCGATATTATTTCAAAATATATACTAAAAGATAAAAGTAATATAAGTATATTAGAAGAAATAACTAATTCTTTAAATGGAGAGCATAACAGTTCATCTGAGTTAAAGAACATTCTGAATAAAGAAGTTTTGTCAGATTCAGAGATTTCTAAACTATTGGATAGTTATGCGGGGAATAGTAGTATCTATAATATAGCTTCGTATTTTAATGCCTCTAGAAGAAGCGATAAAGTTTTGTTGCTGTCTAATGTTCTGGGAAGTAGAGGAGTTATTAATACTTCTAATTATGATGTTATTCTTATGGATGGAGCTAGGAATAGAGTATTAACTAAGAATAATAGAACTATGCTAATATTAAACCCAGAATCCCAACCGGAGGAAGCATTATCTCTGCTCTCTACTGTGTATACGTTAAATCAGTTAAGGGAGCCTAATAGTTGGATATTTAAACAATTTTCAAAAGTAATCGAAGATTATTCTGGAGAACTATATAAGGATATTAAAGATTTGTCTATGATGGATAAAGCAATATACTTATTTGCAAATCCAAATTTGGAACAATCAGTGAGAGACTCTTTAAATGGTCTAATTAATCAGGATATAAATACGAAAATAAAATTAACTGATAAAATTAAACTATCAGGTTCACATCAGGAAAATGCTCTATTTGATATAATGGTAGATGACAGAAATGCAATAATTACCAATTCTGATGGAACTATAGGAGTTAGTGTAAAAGATATTATAAACTTTAAAAATGGACTATGAAATTCTTATACTGTAAAAGCTACAGAGGAAGAATTTAAAGAGGCTTTTGGGCTAGAAGAAGTTGACACTACTATATATAGAAAAGATTTATGAGGGTATTTAATTAAGCATAAAGACGTAGCAGAAGTAGTTTATGATAAGCTAAACTCTAGCACAATTAAAAAGGATAATATAAAAGATAGGCTAATGGAAGCTAGCAAATTACTTTTAATTGATAATATTTCTATACCTGAGTCAGAGTTATCCTTCACTCCTGACCCATCTAAACTAGACATAGAGCCAGGAACTAGGTTTGGTCAAAATCGTATGATAAAAATTAGATATACTGCCTCCAGACTTAATTTCAAGAGCTTAATAGTGTCCTCTTCTGCAAGTAATGTATCGTATGATGGAGGACAGGAATCTGTTACTATTCCTCTAGAAATGGCTCTTAATAATAGTTCTGAAGTGAAAGTTCTTCTTAATAAGTATGGTCTATATAATTTAAAATTTGAGGGTAATATTAGTTTATCAAAGACAGAAAATGTATTTAAATTATACAGAGAAAATTTAAGCTATTTAACCATTAAAGACGGATCTGCCAATGATATAGAATATGTAAAACAGGCAAATAGATTTGGTTATCAAGTCAATTTGTATGCTGGAAGTGACAGCAACATGGATAATGTTTTATCCAAATATACGTCTATTATGCCTGTATTTGTGAAGCCTCTGGCTGCAAAGTACAAACCATTGAGTTATCAATCAAATGTATTTTCAAGTATTGCTACAAAGCCTACATTAGTCCCGGTGACCTCGTCTAATGAGTCTATGAATCAATATTCTATAGGAGAATCATTTAAATTATATAATGAAAAAAATCCCAACATTACGGTAGGAGTAACTTTAACTGAGAAAATTCCATTATATCATCAGTATTATTTGTCTGAAAACAACGCTAGTATAGAACAAGGAGATTTAATTCTCAAAACTGGAAGACATTATATATTTGTAGAAAGAATAGATGAAAATAGTATAAAATGTATAGACTTAGATTCATCTGAACCTACTATTACTACTGTTAATCTGGAATACGTAGAACAAGGACTGCAAAACGGCATGAAAGTAGCTACTCCAGTCAATGAGGATGGAATTATTTGGTATAGAGATACAAATGGGAGAGAACATTTTTATAGTGTAGAAGAGGACACTTTTTCTAATTTGAGTAAGGAGGATTTCTTTAAACCTAGAATTGAAGAATTTTCAAAGGATAGTGGAATACCTGTAGAAAGTCTCAATAAGCTACTAAGAGATAATAAGAAAAGACTTCTATTTAGACTTAGTCCTTCTGATTATTCAGAGAGATCCGTAGTTCACCCAGTTACTGGAGATTTTAAATACTATACTACTCAGGACTTAGTAGAAAGAATAAATACTAGATTGACCAAAGGAACAATTCCAGTAATATGGTTTAATAGAAAATCCACCAAAGCTGACCTAGGGTTTTCTATAAAAGACCTAAAAAACTTTAAAGCGTTTACTCATGATGGAATAATATATATGAATGAAGATTTAAGTACTATAGATTCATATGTACATGAGTTATCTCATATTATATTAGCAGCTTTGAGAACTCAAGATACAAACGCTTATAATATCTTGCTGTCAAAAATAAATGAAATTCCAGAAGGCTTTTCTTCTACATATCAGGGACTTACTCAAAATGATTTAAAAGAGGAGTATTTGGTTCATTTATTTTCTAGTTACTTCACTGATATAGATTCTTCTGCAGTAACAGACACTATGGACTCAATAGATTGGGAGACTGTGGTTAAAAAAATATTTAAATTACCGGAAGATTTGAATGATTCTGAAGTTATGCGACTTATGAATGATACTATAAGAAACATGCTATCTTCTACTGAAGATTCCTTTACATATTCTGAAATATTTAAGGAAAATAAGTTTCAACAGTTAACCAAATTAGCCGCTTTAAAAAAGGAATTAATGAAAAATAATACACTTAGGGAGGAATGTTAATGAAAAATTGTGTCTATATATTAAAAATAAATGGAAAAGAAATTAAGATAAAGAATGAGACTGATTTAGATAATATGCTATTAGATAACTTTCAGTCGTTTCTTAAAGAAGTAAAAAATTCCAATACTTTATTTTCTTTTGATAAAACCACACTAGATGTATTAGACTCTGCTCAAGAGGAGGCTAAAGAAAGGTTGAAAGAAGTAAGAGCTAAGGCTTTAGCTGAGTATTTAAATATAGATGATAATATATCTTATACTGACGGAGCTATCTCAGTACTTGATTGGATTGCTAATGTTGAGTTAGCTAATCCTATTAATAGGGATGACTATAGAAAGAAAAAAGTATCTGATATAAGGGCTGAGAATCCGACAATAACTGACGAACAAGCCAACAAAGAAATTGATAAGGAATTTGCATCTTGGAGCTATTCTCAGCAATTAGGTAGAGGATTACACTTCGTAACGGATATTATTTTCAACACTAAAGTCAAGTTAACACCATCTAAAGCTAGGATAAAACTTAACACCTCTTGGACTAAGGGTTTTGCTAAAGATGCCACTTTAAAAGGAATGACTGACGAAGCTCTGGAAAGTTTTATCCAACAAATGACTGACTTAAAATTTCAGCTAAATACTCCCGATGTAGAGAAAATTTATACAGAATATGTTATAGATGGGGCAGTTGATTCTAATACAACAGTAAGAGGTAAGGTGGATATCGTTGTAGTAAAGAAAGATGGCTCTGTACATATATATGATGTAAAAGTGTCTAAAGACAAGATGGATAACTGGGATATTGATAAGAAAAACTTTATGAGATTTCAGTTAGAGACTTATAGAAGACTACTGCATAATAAGGGAATTAATTCTAATAAGATTTTAACATCTGTAATTCCTATTGAAATAAATATAGATAAATCTGGAATATCGGAAGAGAACGAAGAGCTAAAAATTGAGGACAATGCCGAGATAGTTTCCAGTGTTTCGGTTTATAATCCAGAAAACGTATCTATTAGGAACAATTTTAAGTTAAGTAAGAAATTTAATGATGCTTTTCCAGTAAATAGCATTACAGAGTTAAATACATCAAAACTAAAAGAAACCGTTTCTTCTACTTTATCTAAGTATTTTCCTGTAGAATGTTTAAATGGTAATAAATTTTCTAACGTTGCAAAACAGACATTAATAGAAAAAACAAAAAGAAATTCTGAAGGCAAATTCCAGTTTTATGATTCTATAGGTAATAAATATGAAATATTTAATACAGAAGAAGAGCTTAGTGTATTCTTAGATGATTATCTGTCTACTATAGATCAGAGAATAAGTGAGCAAGTATCAGAAATAAAGCAATCTTTTAAAGAGGCTCTGGAAATAGTTAACAGAAGCAGTGATGAATATATTTCTGCCAACTTTTTATTTCCTAATTTAAGAAATGCTGAACATCAATCGTATATAAACACACTATTTTCTAAATATACCTATGAGAAAGGATGGAAAGTTGTAGATAATGATGATCTTATTGATATGGGGGTGATAATGCTTGTAAATGATAGGTCTAAGAAAGTAGATTTTGTTTCTATGACAGGATTAGATCCGTCTATGCAGGTTAAATTGCCAAAGGGCAGATCTCTATTGGGAAGTTTTTATGCAGACCAGTCGGTAGAAACTGATTCTAACATACTGCCAGCTACTAGAGGGAATATAGAGTTAATAAAATTATTGGAAATAGCTGATAATATCCTTCAAGGCGACTTAAAAGATTATGAAGTTGATGAACTTGCAGTAGTTAACGTTGACGCTAAAAAAGCTTTAAAACCAAACTCATTAGACAAGGTGTTGTACAATTATAATATGCTGCGAAGAAAAACTGGAGTGAACAACACTAGTTTAGTACTTTTAGACCCTTTAATTAAATTTTATCAAGTATATAACGAAATACAAACAGGGATTAGCAGTTTGAAGAGTGCCACAAGACTCAGTAATGCTATTAGAGGAAAGATAAAAGAAGTACCTAAACCATCTACCGATTTAACTCCGGAGGAAAGAAATTCTCAGCTTAAACAATTGTATAATTTATTAGAAGATTTAAAAAACAAGTTTTTCTTCTATGAAGGAGGCTATAAACCTAACGAAACATTAGAATCAGCCCTGTATGCTGAAGTAGCTAAAGCTATTATTAATCTATCTGGAATAGAAGTGGATCCATATAACGCTCCCAAACTAGCTGAATGGTTCGGAGATATTTGGAAAGACGGGGGATTGAATAGACAGTTTCTTAATTCAACTAAACTAAATACTTCTGATACTATTGAATTGTTTAAACCTATTAAAAGGGCTTTAGATTCTACCAGGTATAACATTCGTTCTGAGTATTTTAATTACAAAATGGCAGTTGTAGACAGGTATAAAAAATTCAAAGCGAGTAACGGTCTAACTTCTAACAAATTCTTTAATATGTCTGAATATGATTATAAAAATTTATTCGACACCTCGGAAAATGGCAAGAAGTATTTTTTATTAAAAGATCCAAAGTCTGACACATCTCTAACTCCAGCTCAGAGAGAGTTCTTGGAATTTTATTTAAAGGACATAAATTCTTTAAGGTTTCCAGGACAGTCTGAGGAGGCTTTGAGAAAAAGTGGACAATGGCTAATGGCAGGTATTATGAAGGCTAGCACAGCTTCTAGAATTGCCAATAGTAAAAACATTATATCTTTATCGAGAGCCGTTAATGCTAATGTTACTGACGAGTTAATTAATAGAAAGAACGTAGTAGAGGAAAATTCAATAAAATCATATACAGAATTGAATGACGATCTAATGATGGAGATGTATAATATATTTGCTACATCTAATACTTTAGAGGCTAGAGCACAACTTGTTGATAAAGCTAGAAAAGACAAGGGAAGATTTGATGATCCTATGTCTATATTTGAAACTAATTTGGAGATAGTTGGCGATACTATGCATTTAGCTTATATACGAGAAAATGAATATAATAAAATACTTCCAGCTATTCAAGCTAATCTAACTATTTTAAGACTCGCTTCCTTTATATCTAGTGATAAAGATATAAACAAAACTATTCAATTTATTACAGACCATATCAAAACAACTGTATTCGATGAGTCATTAATATCGTCTGAAAATAAACAATTATATACTATTATGTCACATGCAAAGAGATGGGCATCAGGAGCTATATTAGGATTTAACTGAAAATCTGGCGTAAAGGAAACCGCGGTATCATTCTTTACACTATATACTAGAGCTATTGCTAATTCAGCCTTTGATAAGGATAAAATTGGTTTAAAGGATATGCTCTCTGCTTATACTACCGTTTGAGGAGATGCTTTACACCAAGTTACTACAGTGACTAAGCTGGAGGCTCTAAATATGGTTTTTGGTATATCTAACATGTCTGAGGACGAGCTAGTATCTAGATTAAACTATTTCCAAGGAGATCCTCTGAGATTTAATGGCAACTTATTCTGGTGCAATCGTGCTCCTGATTATCTAAATAGAATGACTATTTTAGTAGGATACATGAAAAAATATGGATGCTATGATGCATACGAGTTTAAGGACAACCAACTAATGTATAATTGGAAAAAGGATAATAGGTTCAATATATATGCTAAATATAAAGATTCTGAAAATTCAGTTCCCAAGAATTTACTAAAAGAATTTCAATATCAAAGAGCTTTATATGAAGCCATGATGAATAGATTTATATCTCAAGGGTACCAAATTACAGACTCCAATGGAGTAAGAAGAGCTATAACCAAAGAGGACAATCTACCACAAGCATTTACTGATTTAGAAATTGCAGGAATTAAGCAGGAAGCTGATACATTATTTGGTTATATGGATAATGATAATAAATCTGAGGTGTTTAAAACAGGAATATTTACTATAATAGGACACTTTAAAACGTATCTTACAGCTAAGAAAAATCAATGGTTTTTAACTAGAGGCACATATGCTGGAGGGCACTTTTCTCAAGCTAGAAATGAAAATAATGAGTTACTGTACATGAAGTATGATGAAAATGGTAAGCTATTAGAAATTACTACTGAAGTTACGGATCATCCTTACATAAAATGGGAAGGCTCTGTAACAGAAGGCATCTTCTGGTCTGTATTAGATCTAATATACAATCCAGCGAGAGCTATATTTGATCCTACATACAGAGATAAAGCTACAGCAGCTTGGAGAGACCCTATAAAGAAACGTAATGCTCTAATTGCTGGACAAGAACTTTTCTTATACTGGTTGATACAATACTTGTTAAAACTAGCTTTAGGAGATACAAAAGTTGGAGAATTATCACCATCTCAAAGAACATTTATAGGGATGGCTAGAGATGTAAGTAATGAACTTAATGTTAAAAAAGTATTATCTGGAGCAACCGAATTTAATGCACCAGCTATAAACTTTACTGAAAATGTTTTAAGTGATATTGAGGATGTGTTTGATGGAAAGCTCAATATAGCTAGAGTATTTATAGATAATTTTGGAGCCATAAGACCGTTGAAGTATTCATTATATGATTATTTCCCAAATCCAGATTATGTTCACACAGCAGCTAAAGATTTATTTTAAAAAAATAAGCCTTAACCATTTAAAAGAAGAAACTCCAAAATTAAGTTGGATTCATCTTTTAAATGGTTAAGGCAAAAAAAATAAGGGCAAGCACAGTTAGGAATAATCCTAGCCGTACTTGCCCTTTCGTTTATTTAGATAACTCTAAATGTTTTGTTAAATAATTGATTGCTTCTAGTTGTCCATAAGTTAAAGATATATGTCTTTCGTTTATAAATATATCCCAACCTTCTCCATTATTCCACTGCGTCACTTCTATGTAATCATGCTCTTTTGACAAATGGTCAAAATCTTTTAAGTTAGCCATTACACTTTTTCTGTTACAGACTTCCATATACATAATACTTTTTTAACTAATTTTTCAAGACCTTCATTATTATCTATTACAAAATCGAAATCTTTATAGTTATCTAAAGCTGTTTCAGAAATGTGGTTGTCATTATATTCAGTATTTCTATTTACTCTAATTATAATACCTCCTCTATCTTTAATAGCTTTAGCTTCGTTAGGCATTCTAACATCGGTAACAATCCAGTTTTCATTTGAAGAATATATGACAAATAAAGCGTTCACCCAAACATCTGGGCTTAGATTATCTCTAAGAGATTGTCCTAATATTTGCAATATTTCTCTATTAGTTACTCCAAATGTAGGATTATATAAATCTTTAACTTTAGCAGATTCCCACATAGAAACATCAGGAAATCCTGTTAATATACTAGCCATTTTCTTCAAAGTGTCAGCGAAACTTACGCATTTAAACTTTGAAAATCTGTTAGTATCCAAGTTCTGGTCTAGGCATTGAATACAAAATTCTTCTATGTTTTTTTCAGGATTAATGGAATACCACATTTGGATAGCCTGAATAATTTTACCTATTGTATTCTTACCTATCCAGCCTGCTTCTTCCCACTGATGCCAATCAAATGGGGAGAAACAGGCAAAAATTTTTTACTATTATTCATATTTCCAAATAAAATTTTTAGATGTTTTACTTCTTCCTCTACAACACGCATGCCCTGCTATCAGAAAATTCAAATCTATGTTCTCCTAAACTTAACTTATAACCACACTTATTATCTCTGCAAGATGCTTCTGCTTGAATGTCCAATTCTCCTCCTAAGTATAGTGCTTTGTCTGCTATTGCTACAGTTATAAATTTACCCATGTTATTTAATTAAAGTTTTGACAATTTCAGAAACCATTTTCCCATCTGCTGCTGGTAAACTGGCTTTGATTTCTTTAATAACTTTGCCCATTTCTTTTCTTTCTATGCTAGTATAGCTGTGATCTTCAAGCCAATCCAGAATATCTTCTTTAGTAGGCTCCTCTGGAATTAATTCCTTTAGATACATGAGTTCGATATTTTCTAAATCAGCTAAATCCTTTCTTCCAGCATCCGTATATTGTTGAATAGAATCCTCCCTCTGCTTAATCATTTTTTTCAACAAAGTTATTTCTGCAGCTTCATCATAAGGTTTGGCGTTTTTAGCTGTTTTAAATGTTTGAATTTCAGATTTTATAGCTCTATAAGTTTTAACTTTTCCTTGCTGTTTATCCTTCATCGCTTGAAGAATCATTAAATCAATGTTCATCATACTTGTTTAATATATTAATTGCTTTGTTAACATTATCTTCAGTTAATCCCACTCTGAAATCAGTTTGAATAAAACTGTCTAGTTGTGTGGGCAACATATCACAATCATCATCCAATATACAATAAGATAATACATCCTTCTGAGTATCTAAATAGTTTTGTATTTCAAATCCTCTATATCTGGTTTGGCTTATTCCTGTTATCCCAAAGATTTCCTGTTGGATACCTACCATTTTAAATAACTCCTTTAAATCGGAATCAAATCTCCAACTAGAGGATACTACTAATTTACACTCTGTCTCTCTAAATATTCTGTTAAGTCTCTCTACAGCTTTTGGATCGAAGTTAGATAGCTTGTATATCATTTGTCCTGGCATACTAGGATTTTCTTTATGTATTTTAAGCATTCTATCATTTTGAGATATTTCTGTGTAAAATGCTTCACTATTCAAAACTCCATCCACATCTAAAAATAAGTACTTACTCATTAATTAGCTGTTTTTTACTTCGTTATAAGCTAAGTCTGATAATTCTGGTGTAACATCTTCCAAACGAACACCTTCTAAGCAAGGACATTGTTTCCAAACAATATTATAATCACAAGAAAGCAAAAATAAATCAGTATTATCAGCATCAACAGCCATAATCCAATCATCTGGAGCTATTTCTACTTCAACACAATCAATAGTTCTTGTGGGTTTAGGTATCCATCTATTCTTCTCAACGTCTCGCAGTAAGCAAGTGCTAAAGTATCTGCCAGTTAAAACGTTATTTTTATGTTCGAACAAGCCTCCACTCCAGCAAATAGGATTTTTGTTCTCGCTCCATTGTCTGGTTTCAAAGCTGTATCTCCCAGTAGGTCTTTTAGTAAATGCTCCATTATAACAAATGTCTCCATTTGGTTCTTTAAAGACATTACTTTTTCGTTTATTTTGGTAAACACCTAGAGGACTTACTTGCTGCCACTCCTCGTCGGTAAAACGAAGAGGGCTAATAACATCCCAATTACAGAGTCTTTTGACGAGATCAATCTCCCAAGGAGCTGACATTCCGGAGTTACCATGAGAACTAAATACAGCTATAGCTTCAAGAACTTGTTGGTACATCCAATCAGTTGGACCATCCTCACCATTACCATACCCAGCTAATTTGAGTTCATTTATTGCGTGTTGGCAAAGGCTGCTTTCTCTAACAATACGTTGAAGGACTTTTTTGTTAATAAGTTCTTCTTTCTGTTGTTTCTTAATATATCGTCTACTATGTTTCATAATTATATATTGTGTCTTCTTTTTATATTTTGAGCTGTTCCGCTATCCCATCTATCATCCTTTACAAATGCAATGTCGAAATCAGAATCTCTAGTCATAGCTGAGTCTCTTTCTTCATCAGACTTAAACCCAGATATAGTACTTACTGAGCAGTCTAGAATCTCCTCAATACCAATTGGAGGCTCATATCCTTCTGGAATGTTTCTAGGAGATTTAAACATGTGGTAAATTGTGAGTTTTCTACCTGTTTTATTATAAATATAATCCATTGCATATTTATCAGCACCTTTGCAATCTCCTACTATAAATTCTGCCCAAGGATCATTTTCCAATACTTCTCTAATTTTTGGAATGTAATATTTCTTGAAATCCTCATAAGAAAGATCTCTATGTCCACTTATAAAATATATCATTTTATTTTATGTCTAATTATAATTGAAAATTTGAATATTTCTTAGTTTCAAAACCACTGTGAATGATTATATCATCACTGTCACATTATTACGTATTCTATCCCTTAATCTGATCCCATTCTACTTTATATTTAGTGTTATTTTCGTCATAATAATAAATCTCAACTCCTTGAAATACTAAAAATGAGTACTCAGTTTCACTTCTTAGGTGCTCATATATTTCTATTTTAACAGTATCGTTACCATCGTAACTTAGAAGTTCTATAAATGTATTATATTCTTCTTCAGACAATCCAATATATTCTCCTGGATATCCTATCCCGCAGTAATCATCAAAGCATATACCCCAATGATCTTGAAGAGGTTTTAACTTATTTAATATACTTATATACTTAACAACCTCTTCTATCTCGGATTCGTTACAGGTGAAATCATATGTAGTACTTCCATCAGCATCACCTATCATATAATTAAATATTACATGATAATAAGGAGTTTTATTTTCTATAGGAATTAATTTTATCATAGTTTTTGGATTAATTGTTTCATTCCTTCTGTAGCAGTAGCTTTGATAACTTTAATGTCAGGATACTCAGGAGTAGGAGCAGGATTAGGATCAATATAATAAATTGGACTACCGTAAGGAACATATTGTATTAAATCAGCAGCTGGATATACATTGAAACTAGTCCCAACAACTACACAAATATCAGCATCTGTCAATTCTTCAGCAGCTATTCCTATCATTGGTACATCTTCTCCAAATAGTACAATATGAGGTCTTATTTTGTGCCCTTCAATTTCTGTATTAGGAGTAATTCCTTCGTAAGGATATGTAAAGATTAAATTATCATCATCTACAGTTCTCACTTCATTCAAATTACCATGTAGATGAATAACGTTGGTAGAACCGGCTTGTTCATGTAGAGTGTCTACATTTTGAGTAATTACTACAACTTCATATTTCTTTTCTAGTTCTGCAATATCATAATGGGCTAAATTTGGAACACAATCCTTATATTTAAATCTTAATTGATTTATAAAATTATAAACAAGTTCTGGATTATTTTTAATAGCTTCAGCTGTTGCAACTTCTTCTACTCTATGATTTTCCCAAAGACCTGTTACTTCGTCTCTAAATGTAGGGATTCCAGATTCGGCTGAAATCCCTGCTCCTGTTAAAAATACTATTTTCTTCATATTTTAATTGTCTTAACAAAATCAGCGCTGTTGGCTAATTCATGCGTTACTTGCTTAGATTCTGGTACATAAACAATATAATAATAATCACAAAAGGAATTACAATCTTCTATTCCTATTATAATTCCTTGTAGTCCTTTATCCGTAGTACATTCCTTTCCTAAGTAATTAATGCTTTTATCCCATTTAATAGATTTAAGAAATTCTTCAGCATCTTTTCCGAAATACTGAACATCCTCTACTGGTCCTCTCCCGTAAATATCTTTTTCTACAGTTCTCTTAATTATCATTTTATTTTCAATTTTACCATTATTTTATCCCATAATAACAAATAACTTTCCCAATAGTCGTTAAAGTCAAAGTAGTACCAACTCATTTGAATATACCATATAAACAAATATATAAAAAATATTGTTATCCATACAGGAATTAATAATACTCTAATAAAAAGCTTTAAAGTTTTCATTTCTCCAATTTGTGAGCTAATCCGTATACATTTTTAGTCCATCCATTCATATGACCTTTATTATTTCCTATGAGACAACCTTTTTTAGGGTCAATAGCATACACTTTATGAGTAAAACAACTTCCTTTTACTTTGCAAAATACTACGTCACCTACTTTGCACTGTTCCCATGTAATAGGAGTAAGCAAATGCTCCTCATTACTTTTGTATAATGGAAGCATGGAATTTCCTGGCTCTTTAGTTATAAATGACTCACCATTCAGAAGCCTAGTTATTTTATTAAATGTGTTGGGATTCATTTTATAGCTTTCTAAACATTTCAAAAATTAATTTATCATGTTCAAAAGCCCATTCATATTTACCAATATCCTTTAGAGAAATCCAAGCCAAATCAGCACATTCGTCTCTCTCTGAATTAATATTACTTAAATCAGGTTTAAAGTGGTATCCAATTAAGCCATTAAATCTAAAAGTAATATTTTGTAATTTATCCTCTCTAGGATTGTCATTGAATCCTGCATAATTTATAGATAAATCGTAATAAGTAGTATTTCCTGTTTTTAATCCGCATTCTTCAAATAATTCTCTTGCAGCTGCTACTTGTACAGTTTCATCATAATCCACATATCCACAGGGGCAACACCATTTTCCTACATTATTAGGACAGCCAGTACCTCTTTTTACAGCTGCTACACTCCATTCATTGTTAGCATTAGAAAATACAAAAACAGCTACAGCACAAGAGCGACTATGCCAAACTGTTTTTCCTTTCATATTTTCGCCATCAACTACAATGTCTTCTTGAATTTTAATTGGAAAGTTTTTCATTATATAAATCAAATTTTTTAATTATTAACTGAGCATCATTAGGTACATAAGGAGAAATAATTTTATTTTCCTTTATCATATTTCTAATTTTAGTAGAACTTATATCTATAAACTCTAGACTGGTGTCACAAATACATTTATTACCATAAGTTTCTACTTTTTTGGCTAATTTCCAATCAATATCATGACCCTCTACTTTGATAATAACAAAATTATTGGACTTTAATATTTCATCTCCATTTTCCCAAGATGGAATTTCAGAGAATGTCTCAGAAGTAGTAATTATATATATCTCCCCGTTTTTTAAAGAAGGATCATTTCTATATACGTCCAACACTTTATAGGTAGGAATCCTATCTATTTGTAACCTATCGTGTAGTGTGCTTTCTATCTGAGAACATTGAACATTTGGAATGTCTTTCAATGATTGATAGCACATTAACCACCTTTTCATAAAAGAGGCTGGGCTATGCTCTTTAAATGGGTTGTGCCAGGCTGGAATAACGATTACTTTGTCTACAAATCCAGCATTTAAAACTGAAGATATAATAGATATATGTCCTATATGAATTGGGTCAAAGGATCCTAAGAATAAACCTATTTTCATAAATCAAATTTTAAAGTGTTTTCACAAATTATATCAACTGCATCCATTTTATTAACAAAATTGAAAGGAATATTATTACTCTCCAATAATGATGCTATTTTACAGTCTAAATCCATAGATTCTTCAAGAGTTTGCATTCTTCCCTTTGGATTATATGTGTTACCTCTCGTTATGAAGTAGTTGATATTTTCAAATTGATTAAATTGATCCAAAACAAGAGCTCCAAATTTCTCATTACAAGTTTTATCGTAAATTATAGAAAATAATAACGGAGAATCAGTAATTACTACATCTACCTGATCCTTTAATCTCCATAGCCTATGTAACTGTTTTCCAAATATATAGATTTGATTGTCTAAAGTGTGGAAGGATTGTTCCCACACTTTATCCTTGGCATACTCTAATGCCATTTCACAATTTATTCCTGCTAATTTTAATTTACTAAATACTCCAGCACAGGTTGTAGACTTACCGCTTCCAGGTCCAGCAAACAAATTTACTACTTTCATTTATATTATTTCTGTAAATACATCAAACATCCAACCATCTAAATTATTATATATATAATTTCTATACTCTATCACTTCTTCTAATTTGTCTATGTCTAAATCATTAAGACATTCTACTAGGGATTGTTCTATGATAGTAGGATCAGAATCGGAGGAATAAAATCCTGAATACCCTCCTGGATAATACTCTAATTTAGATACATCTACATCTCCTAATTCATCTAAAGAAAATTCATAAGAGATTTCTCCAGTAACTTCCAATTTAGCTCTAAATAAGAATCTTCTATTAGACTCTTTGTCTTCAGAAAAATATATTTTAATATCATCTTCTGATTTAGATTTCCAACAATCGTTCATGTTGTACTTTCTTAAGAGTCTATCTATAAAGCTTTCTAATTTATCAAACATATAACTTTCTCTCTATTACTATAGGTAAGTTCTTCCTTTTAAATTCAGAAGCAAGATGTCTGTTCCAAACTTTATTTACTACTTCCTCACCATACTTACTATATAAAATATCCCATTTCTCCCTTTCTGGATTTTCATATAAAAGCATAGTTTGGAGTATATCATCAACTTCAGTATAACTTTTAGCACCAATTTGCTCTAAGTCACTGTTACTGATACCAAGACCATCGGTAGGAGTAAGGGCTATAGAGTGTTCCATGGCTTCAAACTTTGCTTTCCAATAGAGTTCCCATTCTCTAGATTCTTCATGTTTATCCAAAGTGGCTGCACAGTAAAGTTCAAGATACATATCACGTAGATATTCAGCCAATCCATAGACTTCAGTCTTCCACAAATCCTGTAGAGGATCGAAGTCACCTACATCACCATGAATAGTCCAGAATCCAAGCTGATATTCAGTTTGATTATCTGTACTCATTACTAGTCCTTTATGAATTGAAGCAAGGTTATATAAGAACATCATTCTAAGTCTAGCTTGAATATTGCCATTAGCTACTTTAGTCTGACCATTGGCTTGTTCCAGTTCCTCAATAGAATATGTAGATTCATGACGTTCCATATTCTCTACTTGGTATACTTCTTTAAGTGCTGCTAAATACAATCTAGTCATAGGGCATATTCGAAAATCATCACAGAAAGCTCTTCCTACCAGAATAGATTCATTAAATGTTGCATCTGCATGTTTATATATAGGAAGACTCCTGCCTATAAGAGGAATGTCAGTCTTCTTACTAACCTCATGACAAATAGCAGCAACAACAGTAGAGTCGATACCACCACTAATTCCAAGTATCATAGCCTTTAGATGGTTTGATTCCACATACTCTTGAGTTTTCTCTACTAAAGTGTCAAATACTGTTTCATAATTTAATTTCTTATCCATAATAAATTTAATTATAAAATTCTTCTTCTTCGTATTCAATAGTTTCTCTATCCCATACTTCCCCTTTTTTACCTGCTTGATATGCCAGGTACATAAGATCGGCTACTTCTTCCATGGAATTTAAATCCCTTCCTAAAATAGCATCTTCTGGACACTCCCATAGGTCGCACACACTCATTACTTCTTTACCATCAATTAGTAGTCTTTCAGCTTGGAAACTGTCGTCTCTTATTAATTGTTTAACAGTTACTTTCATTTATTTATAATGTTGGTTTATAGTTAATAAAGCTAGACTAACTTCATCTGGATCTCCCATATGCTTTCCTTCAGCATCAGATAGTTTAACACAGTGTTTTGATGGCTGTTTACTATTCATTCTGCATTCTGTAAGTTTCATCACAATATTAGCCGGCTTTAAACCACAGTCATTAGTTAAATGAGTTCCAATACCAAATGCACAACCAATCCGTCCAATGCAATTATTGTTAATTTCTACAGCTTTATCCATAGTTAAAGCATCTGAAAATATAATTGTCTTGGTTAGGGGATTTACTTTTAACTCTTTATACCTATTTATAGCTTTTTCGATAAACCTAAAGGGATCTCCACTATCTTGTCTAATACCGTCATATAACTTAGCGTGTTTCTTTGAAAAGTTCTTGAAGAAGACATCAGAAGTGTAAGTGTCAGATAAGGCAATACCTAAATCTCCATCGTACACGTTAATCCAATTTTCTAAAGCCATATAGTTGGCATGTTCGTATCCATACATAGCTCCATGAAACATAAACCATTCGTGAGGATGAGTGCCTATAGGAGTAAGGTGGTATTTCATTGCAAAGAAACAATTAGAAGTACCAGTTAATGAAGTAGGACAATTCTTTGCTAAAGTTTCTACAACCAAATCCTGTACACTAAACGAAGCTCTACGTCGTGTTCCAAATTCACTAAATTTTAAGTTGTTGCGTTCTGCTATAGTAGCTTTCTCAACAGTTTTACGTATAGTGTATAAAGTGTCTATTGGACCTTGTTCTAAAGTCTGGACTTCGCTAATAATAGCTAAAATAGGTACTTCCCATAGAGTAACTTCATATAATAACCCTGTGGCTTCTATTCCCAGCTCTTTAGTCTCTTCATTATAAGTTATGTTTAATTGCTTAGGGTTAAACCTAAATGATTTCAACCAATCAAAATAATATGTAGGAATAAAATAACAAGCATTTTTCATAAAATTAGCTTCTTCATCTGTAAGAGCTAAATTCTGAAGATGCCATACTCTTTGTATAATTTTTGCGACTTCTTCTTTAGTATATTTTGTATGATTTCTGTCATAAAATTTAAATGTCCCCGTCGCTTGAGGGAACATTTTCATATATGCGTAAGAAGTTGTAAACTTATATAAATCGTTGTCTAAAATTGAAGTTGTCATTGTCTATTCTGTTAATTCTAAAATATAAGCAATAGTATATACTATGCATACAACTGAAATTACTATATTAACGAGTGGGAGAATAACTAATATAGAATATATTAGTCTTTCCTCACAATCATTCTTATCTACTATATTAGGAATAAACATTCCTCCTAGTAGGCAAATTATTAGAGGGATGATATACCACATTCCTTCAGAAGATTTTTCAATTTAACTCCACCATCAATAGAGGCTACACCATCTAAAAGAATATGCATCCAATCTCCTAATCCTTCATCAACTAAATCTTTTACTGTGTGGAATACACAAAAGTCTCCAGCTAATCCTGCTACATAAATTTCTCCGTACTCTTCTTTACTTGCATCTATTGTAGTTCTATCGTTAAGTTCGTCAAGAAACTCTCGTCCTTCTTCTCTGTCAAAAATGCTGTATTCTTCTCTATCAGAATATGTTCCTTTATTCCAGACTTTACAAAAAATTCCAGTCTCTTTAATAACTTCCAGAAGTGGTTGATAAATACTTGCTCCAGCACTATACATAACACAGTGGGATTCCCACGTACCTCCATATTCTTTAAACGAACAATGGTCATAAGGATGCCAATCTGCCGTTATTGCTATATAAGCAAGATCTTCTTTGTGTTCCTTTATAAATTCTATTGTATTATTAATTGCTTTTTCAGCTCCCGGAACTGCTAATGATCCGTTTATAAAATCATTTTGAGGATCTACTATTACTAATGCGTTCATTTGGTAATTTTATATGTATTCCTAATTTTAATAATATTATAATAAAAAGTATAAATGGCATCACTCCAATTATTGCAAATATTATCAGAAGTACGAGTGCCATATAATATAAGAATGCCATACTATTTTATATGAGTTAAATAAAGAGGTTCATAAATTCCGTCATAACTCTCATTGCAATAACTAACATTTACTACAAATCCAGTATTCTCCCCTTCAATAGCTTCAGGTTCATGACTAGAACTATGAATATGTCCGTGAAAGCACCAAGCAAATTGAATCTCTTTTAGTCTATTCGCTAGTGGCTCATTTCCAACATGTTCTAAACTTTCATTACTCCATCTCGGTCTTTCTAGTATTACATCTTGATTTTTCCATCCGTAAGGAGTATCATGAGTTAGAATAAAGTTGACTTCGTCAGGAATTTCCTTAAATTTTTCTTCCATATACGCATCTGTCCTCATAAAAGGCCAGTTTCCATATTGATGACAGTAAGGAGTCCCAAATATACTCCAAGTAATCCCATCATTATCAACATAATACACTAGCTCGTTTTCCAAGTATATTAATTTATGGGACGATAAAAATGAAAGTTCAACCTTCTTAGACGTAGAAGCTCCTTCAAAAAATGCGTCATGATTTCCAGCTACTAAATACACTTTTTCTACTGGAAGACCAATTATCCAATCCATAAACTCTCCAGTTAGCCACTTCCACATTTCTGGCTTATTAAACTGAATATGCAAGGGACTAATATCTCCACAAATAAACATTATATCAGCAGGTTCTACTATTTCTGGAAGCAGTCCATGTAAATCACTAATTGCTATTGTTTTCATTTCTTAAAGCTAAATTATTATAATAATCTTCCCACTCTGTTAATATAACATCTTGCAACCAAGATGCATGTCTTACATAAATTTCATCAGAGTTAGGATCAATCTCAGCGTTTATAACAGAATATATAAAGTTTATACAATGTAGAGCTTCGTGCAGCACAGTTAGTCTTGTTGCAGTGTCTAAAACTATACAATATACTATTCCAGTACTATGTTGAAATACAGCCTGACCCACATCACTTGAATCCTCTAAATCCCAAGCTAATTGTAATTCTTTTTTAGCCTCCACTACATTATCAGTAATTATAAGAACAACAGGATGTTCTAATGGAGGAAAGTTAATCGGAGATCCTTTATACTTAATCATTATTAAAATAAATTAGAGTTGGAGAATTAGATTTAATAGCATCTTCTACTAAATCTACATTATAACTTGATTTAATTGCAGAAAATTTAGCTTTATTAAATGGACTACATAGCAGATGATAGCCATTTACTGTAGGAATTGTAATTAAATGTTTCTCCCCAACAGGGTCGCATTGGTTTATACATTCAACTAAACTATTTTTAGTAAAGTCAGACTCGTCTACATCTATCACCCAAACTTTTTTTCTACCCGGAGTTGTAGTATATCCACAAACGGAATCAATTTTAGAAGCAAGTGAATTAAATTGTTTATATTGAATATTCTCTACTAAGGATTTGATTAAATTTAGATTAACTCTTTCAAAACTTCTTACATTTGGATTAAGATAGAATCTAGCTTTAAATACATTACAAAGCTTTTTTATTTCGGATTCTTTACTTTTTAAATGGTCAAAATCTTTAATATAATAAGATTTAATCCATTTATCAGCTCTTGGAAGATCTTTAACATCCTTTCTCCTAGCAATAATTTGTCCAAACCAAAAATCGTCTGTAGATTCTGGTTTTAAAATACTTTGCATTAAATCAAAATTGTCTATTATCATATTCTAAAACTGTTATATAACAAGATGTTTGAAAGGTTCTCCATCCCAACACTTTTACTGGTATGTCATAGGGGATTTTTAAAAATTCATAAAGTTGGAATGGAGTAACCCACATTATTAGTGGGTAGGGATCATCCCAACTTAATCCTATTTTTATCTTAAGCATTTATTGTTTAAGCTCTCCCATGACTCCTCTATCAATTCTCTCTTGAACTCGTTCCTTGCAAGCATCTAGAAACATTTGCAAACCTGCAACTTGCTTTTCATTAGTAGGATGAGGAAATTTCTCATTAAGTTTCTTAACTCTATCTAGAAGAATTAGAGCTAGCTGTTCAGACTGTAATCCCGGAATTATAGTTCCATCTTCATTTTTGTGAACAAACTGTAGAGTAACAGTTTTGTCTACATAATCCGCTGTTTGGGTTTCTTTATTAAATCCATTACATAATTTTACACGGTAACGATGTGCGCCATTATATCCATCCGTTGGGATAGTTTCAATTGTAGGTTCAATACTGTTAAATACTAATAAATCACTTAATACCTGAAAAGATTTCTTTACTGCCATAGTTGTTAAAATTTAAAGTTGTTTAAAATAAGTATTTAATAATTCTCCAGTTCTGGAGTATAAATTGGTTTTTTGTATAAAAAATTTATTTGGATTCTTTCGTACAACATCTAAACATGTTTGTATTATATATCCTCCAAAACCATTTCTAAAAGCGGCTGTTGTAATATCATTATTATATGAAGCATTAGGATTAAATGTCTTAGCTACATACTCTACAAATTCAATTACTTCATTTATAGAAACATTTTTACCTGTTTCTAAATTTACATAGGTGTTATAAAATTCCATACAAATTTTGTTTTGTTATAATCTCTTTTAATTGTTGAAATGACACAGGAGTATAATCGTTCTGATCTACTCCAACATCGTATTGATTCGGACTTTGTTTATTTGTTATCATATTTTGCCCTTTACAGGTATGAATATGACCAAATATGTTCCAACTTCCTCTATGAGCCTGATCCCATGTTATCATTGGATAATGGCAACAGAAAATGTCTTGAGAAGGAATTTCTGTATCTCCAATAACTCTAATTAAACCAAAATCTCCTACAGTTTCAAAGTAGGGATAATTATTTGGGAAATTAATTTGATGGTCATGATTTCCTAACACTAAATGTTTATGACCATTTAAACGCTCTAATATTTGCTTTATCTTATCTCCTCCAGCAAAAGCAAAGTCTCCACAATGAATTACTATTCCATCTTCTGGAACTACTTTATTCCAATTAGAAATAAGAGTTTCATTCATCTCGTCTTTATCTTTAAATGGTCTATTACAGTATTTAATTATATTGGAATGTCCAAAATGAGTGTCAGACGTAAAGAAGACCTTATCATAAGGTAATTTTAATAATTTTCCCATTTTATAATTTATTTATGATTGATTGATCTATATCTATACAACATTTTTTGTATTTCTTACCACTTCCACAAGGACAGGGATCGTTTCTGTTAGGAGTTTCTACTTTAATAACAGGTTTACGTCTATTTTTTAGTATTTCTTCTACTATTGATGTTCCAGTTTCTGCTATTAATTTTTGCTCGTCTTCACTCATTTGAGGAACATTAAGAGTTTGATTTATTAAATCTAATACTTCCATTTATTCTATATTAATTTTTTCTACTTCCGCCCATTGATTACAATCCCAAATTTCGTCTCTTACTTCGTCTAATACTTCTTCTTTCGTGAGTTCCCTATTGAGATACTTATTATATAACTCGTCTTCTATTTCTACGGAATATTTTTCTCTAGTTTCGATACTTAATGTAGCCATATTTACCAAGTACTAAAGTCTGTTATATTTTCTTTACAATCACAATAATTACATCTTATTTCAATTATATTTCCTAAACTTGTAGGAGTGATAATATACGAAAATCTACCTCCTGCAGCAGAAGAAAACTTATTTTTACAAGATTCGTGTTTAAGCTGAAATTTACGAGCAGCTAAACATTCTGTACTAGTTAATTTGCATTCCATCTGTTGCACAAACTAACCAGTCATAATCTACAAAATATGCAGAACTTCCAAAATCTTCCATACCTTTATTATCGTTAATAAGATATGAATGCTCATCAAAACCTTCTATTGTCATGATTTCCTGAATTTCAGGCCATTGTACTACTACATACATACTTAATATGATTTTATTTTCTTAAATTTTCCACACTTAGTGCAATAAAAATGGTAAATAGCATATGTAGAACCAAAATCTGTTTCTACATTTACAGTTTTCCAAAGTTTCCAATCATGTAAACAGAACCATTTATTCTGTATAGATTTCAGTATTTGCTTTATTAATATCAACATATTCCATAAATAAAGTAGTGATAGCGTCTATATTTAACGCTATTTGCTCATAAACATCTATCTTCTTATGATTATTGACATTAGGCCAGCCTGATACTATAATTTCATATTCACATCTAGCCCACCACTGGTATCTAGCCTCTGAGAGTATAAAATCCTTATACTCTTGAATAGTTAGAGGTTTTTGTTCCTTCTCATTATACTGTCTATATAAATATGGAAAAATGTCATAAGGAACAAATTTTCTAGAATTAAAATCTTGAATTAATACGTTGTATTTCATATTTGTTTTATTTTATAAAATTGCACCGGCAGCACCGTGTAAAATTTCTAACCAGTCTTCGTTAAGATCTCTATAAGACCATTCAATATCAGGAAGCTCTGTTTTAACAATTCCAAAAAACATATTTATAAAATCATCTGAACCCTCTATCCAATAAGTTCCATCCTCATATACACAATTCGAATCTATTATTCCAAAATATAATAGTTTCTTGGTCATATCTTCATCAATACAGCAATTAGAGTAAGAAAATCTTATAATATCAAAATCCAATTTTTTACAAGCAGTTTTGTAAGCTTCTGTTATTTCTGATACTGAATAGTTGCATTGTATGTGCTCTTCTGAAGTAACACGGTCACTTAGCCAGCCAACATCTCCTAATGTAAATTCTATATTATATAATTTTTCAGAATTTTTCAAATTATACAACTCTGTAAGCCAATTTATTAATTGCTTGTGGTCTAATTGGCAAGAAGTGTTATCGGTATTGGCTATGACTTCTTGACAATGATTTATTGCTTCTTTTATGTCCATAATTTATGCTTTAATTAACCCTCTCTTGATAAACTCTTCATGTAATGGTTGTGCTAATTCTCTAGCCTGTGGATGTGCGTCTTTAGCATCTCTGAGTTTAAAGAATCCTTCCCATTGCTCAATAGTACCAGTCATAACTAATTCAGTCTTCAAGAAGTTACACAAAAAACCTCTAGCCTGTTGAGCAGTCCATCCTTTATTAAGCCATTTGAAGTATAGGTTCTCTATGACTTGCATATCTTCCTCAAATTCTAATTCATCCTCTTGCTTGAGCCAAGGTGGAGTTATAAAAGTTACAGAACCTCCAAATTTGCTTTTGATATAATTACAATATCTTGTGCTTTCTTGAGCAAAACTGAATACTCTCAATCGTTGTGTTAAGGCTCTTTATCCTTAACTCTCCTCTTTTCAAAGGAGTATCGGACTATATCATCATCCTTTACAGAATGCCCAGCACTCGTGTCAGTATTATATTCTATAAACCTAACATAATGTTTTAACCAATAATCAAAATCATTGATACATTTTTTATATTCTTCTATATAATTCATAGTTTCAACTGTTAGTCTCTGAACCTTCCAACTTTGTTAAAGGTTGGCTTGGCTGCTGATTAGCATAATTCTATCAAATTTTATTAATAAACATTGAATTTTAGCTTTCCAGCAATTCACTGGGTTATTGCCCTAATGTTACCATTAGGCGACACAAAGTATAATTTTATGCCTTACAAATTCATGGGATACTCCTCTGTCACAGGTAAGCCTAACAGTAATTCTTTTTTCATGATACTCTGTAGGTTCACAAACATATTGTAAATCATCCATCCAATTATTTTCTACTAGAACTCTTAGATTAGTAGTTATAAACGCCAGTTGACTAAATCCATCGTCTCTTAAACGCCATTTAGTGTACGAGTTATTCTTATACTTTTCAACAATATCCGATACAATAGGAATATCAAATTTCTCAGATATATCAATATACTCAAATGGTATAATTAAATATACAGTACCATGTTCTAGCATAGCTCCATGACCTGATTTAATCATCCTATCTACGAAAGCTACTGCTGAATCTGGAGTAATCTTATCTTCTGAACGGTAGCAAGTCCTTCCAGCTAGCTCTATCATTCTATAAATACCGGATATACCTGGTCGTTGCTCTAAGATTTCGAACTTAGGTTTAATTAATTTCATGACAAAATAAATTAAGAGTTTGTTTTACTTTGAACTTATTTTCTAATTCATCTAGGGAATCTAAATAATCTTCAACAACAGAATACCAATAATCTTTATTATACCCTTTTTCTGAGGTTATTTTTAATCGTATAAACTTTATGGCTGCCTTAATCTTTTCTAAGTCATGTTCTTCTAAAGGAGCTATAACAAGATTGTCATGAATTTTTTCCTCATTTGTTGCCCACATATCCCAGGGACTTCCTGATTTAAAAACAATTAAATTTCTATAAGTAATAGAACTATCGTTAAGGTGTTTTAATTCTATATTACTTATATAAGTAAGTGCAAAAAAGGCTCCAGTAGATGAACACACTTTATATAAGGTATAGGAATTATACGAAGGTGAAGTTTTAATTAGATGCCACTTATAAAATCCCTCGTAAGATAATACTTTATTCATTTATTTTTAATATTTTAGCCAAAGCTCCTCTATATTTATCTCTATCTTCTTTTGAATGAGTTTCTATATATTTATTCATACTAGCAGCTATTATTGGAATTAATCTTTTATCCTTATTAAAGACAAGAAAGAAAGACTCTATTAACCCATAAATATCATCTCCTACCCATTCTGCTCCAGCTGCAACTCCATCTTCCTCACCTTTTGATATATTCCAAGCGTAAAATACAAAGTGAGGATACTTAGTTTTAACATTATCTAAAGCTAATCTAAGATCGAGTATCATATTAACCCAATCTTCTCCATATTCTGTATAGTCAATTTTTTTCTCGTGCATAAAGTTAGACCATCTAAAAGAAGAATCTCCAAATTAGTTCGGAATCTTCTTTTAAATGGTTAATGAATCCAATGTTCTCCTACTGACACATCTGCTCCCAAAGGAAGTCTAGTGCAAAATGGTTTTGCTCCTTGTTCCATACATTTTACTAATATCTTAGATATTTCTTCTGACATTGCCTTAGGACACTCTAAGTTGATCTCGTCGTGGACTGGAATACAATACTTTACAACTCCTAGTAGGTTATTCTTCTTCAAATAGTTGAAGAGCTTTATTGAAGCCAGTTTAAACATCATAGCTCCTCTATTTTGAATTCTATAATTAATAGATTGTTTTTCAGATGCTGATTTTCTTCTAAAATAATTCTGCACATCCTTTACAGTTTCACAACTTGGATCGTATTTTTTCATTTCTCTATAATAATCCCAAAATTCGGGATCGTCAAACTTCTTCTGTATTCTATCTAATTCTTCAAAATCATAAATGTGTGCTCTATGTTTAGTAACTGGATTTAACAAGATATAACCCTTTTTCATTACTTCTCTACGGCAATAATCTTGATATTTGGCTACCCCTGGAAAACCTCTCATAAAGTTCTCATAAATAGCCTTAGCTTCTGAAAGAGGGATACCTTTATTATTCATAATAGTATTAGCATCTCCTCCATAATTTACTGCGAACTCAATTCCTTTAGCTTCTTGACGATACTGAGGAAATTTTTCTTTAATTTCCTCGATTGGAGTGTCTCCAATTACATGTGAGTATGCCATTTTAGCTACTAGAGAATGGACATCTCCACAACCGTTAATAAACAGATCTAGCATAGCTGTATCATTGGAAACTGATGCAATAATACGACTTTCCTGACCTTGATAATCCGCAGAGATCCAATCGTTACCATCTTCTGGGATAAAACACGCTCTAGTTTCTGGATCGTGTGGTAAGTTTTGAACGTTGACATTAGCAGTACCACCTCCGCAAGACAATCTAGCTGTGTCTGCTCCTAACTGATAAAAATTAGCGTGAATTCTACCAGTAACAGGGTTAATTGCATTCAGCCAATTTTGTCCATATGTGGATACTACTTTTGAAGCACCTTGATAGTCTAAATATAATGCTGCTATTGGGGACACGTCTAACTGTGCCTTAATAATCTTAGCATCTACAGATTTCTTTTTCTTCTTAGTAACCTTGTCAAATGTTATAAGATTAAACCCTAATAGTTCAAATAAAGGAATAACCTGCTTAGAACTGGACCAATTTATACAACACTTAGGTTCTGTATCAAATCCAGAAAATAAATCTCCCTGAAGATTTATTTTGACAAAAGGGAAAACTACCTTAAGTTTCTGCTTCAAATATGATACACAATCAGGTCCAGTTATTGTTCTAGGAGCTTCTATTGGAGTATATGTTTTATACTCTATAGCATGTTTTATTACTTTAGAGCCTACTCTTTCCTCTAAACAAAAATCTACTTCAACTTCTAAGGTATTAGTAGAATCAGGATCATGTAAATGTTCTTTATAATAGCTTACTACCCAATCATTTAAGGCTTTTTCGGCTTTATTTAATCTCTCTAAATCATTTTCCATTTTAGCTTTCCATCTAGGAACATCTAATCTAACACCACAATACTCAATATAAGCTAAGCATTTTACAAATTCGTTTTCGAATGATACAGCAGTTTCTAATTCTTGAGCTTGTATTTCCTTTTCTTGAGCATCTTTAATGTCTTCTAGGGGTTGAACATCTCCTGCAGCATAAACAATAACATCTTCAGTTAATCCAGTTTGGTTAATTTTACCTCGAATGGTTTTGTCTATGTCTATGCCTAAATATCTAAAAGCAGTATCTTTCAAGCTCATACCCTTCATACCTGCAGGATATCCCAACCAAATTAGCTTCTCAGCTAACATACCGTCATATATATTATTAGGATATATATTATGATGATATAAGAATTTGAGGTCAAACAGTAAGTTCCATCCCAGAAACACTCTATTGGATTCTAAGAAAGATTTATACTGTAAAATATCTACACTAGTACAATCTACAACTATTTGAATATCCCTCGTACCAAACTGCACGGTTAATAATCTCTTAGTATATACGTCTAATCCTTCGGTTTCAGTATCTAGTTGTACAACCTTCCAGGAATCCATAATTTCTAAAGATTTTTCTACAGAAATTTTAGAATACCTGTCAGATTTAAACAACTCAGCTTGATTACTTACTAAGTAGATCAATTATAAATTTATTTAATAAAAGTGGTTATTATGTAAGTATCTTCCTTATATTTACTTATATCTTCCTCCGATAATTTTTTATTAATGTATAGATCCCACGTTACAGAATCTATGCCCTTCTTTATTCCCTTTAGATAGCATAGAGGAACTATAAATATCGCTAACAATAAAATTAAAAATATTTCCATTATATTAAGGTCAAAAAGTCTATAAAGTCACAGTATAGCGAACTTAAATCATCAATTACCTCTCCGCCTTGCTCTTTATATACGTCAATTAATTCTTCAAATATTTCTGAATAACCAAAACTAGCTCCTGCCACTTCGTCTATGTACTCATCCCAAGTACTCCATTCTCCTCTTTCAAACTCGTCATTATCTGCATATACACAGTTATTAAGACGCAGTTCCTGCACATCCCCTAATAATTCTTCTTTATTATAATTATTCTCTAACCATTCAGAAAAGCTATTAGACATTGTCTCTATAAATTTTTAATTTTGGCAACCAAATTTCTCCAATCTTACCCTTATTACACCCAACACCTATCCATTTGACATTAGGAAAATAATCGAATAAATAGATGAATATATTACAAATGATATTAGGTATTTCAAAGTCGTTGGAATATATCATTAAATATTCTTCACTTCCATCATAAGAAGGCATATAATATCCTCTAACGGTATGTAAGTATGGAATTCCTTCTGAGCTAAACCATTCTGCATGACTAGTATTCATATGTTTTGCAGAAGGAGTTCTAACAAGTAGAGTATCATTATCTAAATAAAAAGGCTTTCTTAATTTATGAAAATCTAAATTCTTATTCATATATTTCCTGCTTAATACAATTTATATAATTACTTATTATAGCTGCTTTTGATTTATATTCTAGATAAGCATCTTCAAAATTATCCTTATCAATCCTATAAACTTCATGCCATGCTTCACGTTCTAGTGATTCTAACCAGTTTATAGCTTCTTCCAAAATAGAATCCTCAATCATTATTCTGCAGAATTAATTTTACATTGAAGTACATCTAAGTTAACAAACTCGTCTCCTAGATATACTCTAAAATCATCAGCTTTATCATGCGCCCATTTGAATATAATTTGCAGTTGAGCTTTAGATGGTTTAAAATCTTCTTCCATGTATAACCATCTGCCTGAAGAAAATTTAATCCATCCATCTAATTCCAAAGCTCTATCATAGTTATTATCACAAACATCGCTTATGTTTAAACATTCTACTAATTTTTTAGTGAATTCTACATGACTTAAGTCTGGACATCCATAAAATTCTCCAGATGGAGAGAGCCATCCACTATTCCATATACAGTTCATTATATCCTCTGAAAATATTTTGTTACCTCTAGCTTCGTCAGCTTCTCTCTGAGCTTGTTTATATTTCAGAAGTAAGTCCATACCGTTAGAACCTGTTACTTTCATAATCTCCAGTGCTGAATAATTTTTTTCTAGTACTAGTAGATTCTTAACATGTAAATGGCTAAAATTAAGAGTATGTAACCAATAATCGTTCACATTTTTATAGGAGCCTTCGTCTTCGTCTTCTTTAAGTTCATTATAAACTTCCTTTAATATTTCTTTGGGTTGAATTTCGTCTATTCCAGTTAGCTCAACAAATTCTTTATAATTTTCCTGTAACCTTATAAGAGATCCAGTATAGTTATTCAGCAGTCTCCAGTAATGCAAGAATCCTTCATAATCATCTTCATTATAGTTTTCACGCATGCCAAAACTATAGGATACTATTCTAGATGCGAGATCTTCATACTGATATTTAAAATTATTCAGTACCGACTCAATACTAAGATGTTCTTCTGGAGTAGAGTCTTCCAACAATAATCCTCCATCATCAGTATCATAAAAATTCTTTTCTCCTTGTAAAACAGAAAGTACTTGTTCATTAGAAATACCTTCTATTCCCTTTAATATTTCATTTAATTTCTTTACTTTGCAATCTTCCCAGAGTCTGCGAAGTGTGTCATTAAGTTGTTCAGCTATTTTCATTTGTTCTATTCTCTAGGCATTACGTCTAAATCCGTTAAATAAAATGAAGGATCATTCAGATCCTTCTGTATAAAATATCCATTTACTTCTACATTTTCACCTTGAAGAGTGTGTATTCTAACCTCTCTATCAAAATCAAATTGTTTCAGTATTTCAATCAGTTGTCCCACTAACATCATCTTCACTTAATGTAATCATAAATTAAAATTTTCCTTCATTAGGTTGTAACACAGTTAAACCTAAATCTCTATACATTTGCACACATTTATAGTTATCGTCTAGTACAAACCATACATTGTAATTAGATTCGATTTTTTCCTTATAGATTTTCTCTTTAGTTGGAGCACCCTTGCTGTAATCTTTATATGGTCTAAAGAATATATCATCATAAGGAATATAGTGATCTTTTAGCCAAGTTTTAGTAGCTTCCATAATATCTGGAGCACCTTCTCTTCCTGTTACAATAAGTATCTTAAAGTTTTGCATATGCATAATTTGAACTAAGTCACATATAGGCTTATTTGGAATATCAGTTAGCATACCTTCTGCTGCACCGTCTCCCCAGAAAGGTCTTTTAGTAGTATTGAAACAAAGAGTAGAGTCCATATCTACTATAATGGCATTTTCTTTATTATGGCTATACGAATCCTCCATCTTGTTCATGTTGTCTACTACCTTCATTACTTCTTCATGAATGACAAGATTTCTATACCTTTTCCAAGTGTCGCGAATAACTTTCTCTCCGATAGGATTAGGTCTCATAGCATCACGACGAATACACTCTTCAACTGGAATAAAAAAGTCTTTGTATTCAACTTTATACTTCCAATCGTAGGTATAATTCTCGTTAAAGTCTTTAACTATTTTCTCTAACTCAGCACAAGTTTTAGGGTTAAGATTCATGTTATCAACTACAATATCATAACCCTCTCCCATACTATAAGCTAGCACAGTATGATAAGTTGAGGTAACAACCTTCTCCCTACTAGGGACCCAATAGTCTCCTAACATATTACGAATATCATCGTTATTAAACCTAATTCTATGCTCTGGGTCTTCATGACACCACTGTTTGGCCCAAGTTGACTTACCAGATCCTTGAATACCTCTACAAATAATTAATTTTCTTGCTTCCATAATTTTAGTATTTTATAAACCTCTTCAGTTATAAGATCAAGAGTATAATCTTCTAGACAATCAGTGTCATTAAACCCATATTTTTCCAGGTAATATAATGTATTATCTCCAAAATAAGTTATCAAATCATCAACGTCTTCAGAATTGAATTTTTCTACTCCTATATCATCTCGAAATACCTTTGTTAATTTAGGTATATCAATTTCATAGCTCATTTCTTTGTAATACTCTATGATCATTTCTTAACCTCCCAATCATTATATCTATTTTTGGGTATTACTTCCCCATAATCACAAGTAGGAGTATCTATTAACTTTTTAAGGTAATTAGGAATAAACTTCTCAAAATGATATTCAATTTGTTCCTGAATATCAACTAACTCTTGCCTTGATAGTTCTGGAACTCTGAATTGGCATATAGGGGTATCTATATAGAATGTATATCCATCCAATTCTGGGCTATTGTTAATACTCCATGTATTACCAAGCCATCCCATAGGAACCACTTTTGTTCTATCAAAAGGATGTTTGCCATATAAGTCACATGACTGGGATTTTAAATGACTTTCTCTCTTTATTGTCCACCATATCTTAACCAATTCTCCACCTACATTATAAATTAGACTACAATGGTTCGTTATAACAGCTGGAGTTTCATATATGAGAGAGAAAAATAACTTTTTAATATTATCATCAAGATTTTCTAATTTCATATTTTCCTTTTATATACATTTAATATTTCTATATCGTCAATATCTACTGAGCTATATTTAGCCCAGTTGCTTTCTTTTATTATGCCCTTAATTTCGTTATTATCTATCATTCCACTGAGATACCCTCTGCCTATATGCTTCGGAAGCCTTATTTTTGGAATTACCCAGCAACAATCAAACCATCCTTTTACATGATAAGAAGCATAATATTCGTTAGTATCAATGTCGTTCTCCATTATGTATAACAAAACTCACTAGCTACTTCAATCATAATCTTCAATTTGTCCTCATCACATAACACCCAACTCGCATCTGAAATAGCTCGGTTTAATGATTCTCTAAACTCACTAATTGCATTATCCCTTATCTGTTTATAAGCGGCATCAGAGCTAAGCAGTATATAACCTATAAAGTCACTCATTTGCTCTTTTACAAACGCATAACCTCTGTCTTTAAGGAATTCCCTTAAACATTCTTCAGTTAAGATCTCCTCTTTTATAGGGAGTTCATCATCATTTGTAGAGCACACAAAATCTTCTGCTAACCCATCAAGTTCATAATCAGTTGGAACTTTATATTTTTCCATTTAGTAGTAAATTATTTAATAAGTTTACAATATTTTCATTAGTTTGGCTCTTATTAGTAAGACCTAGGAGTTCATCACGTATCTTACCACCTACTTCATAAAACTTAAAATCGCCAATCATATATACAACCAATTACTCTATTCCCTTCAACGAAGTCATATAATTCATTAATACCTTCTTCGTAAGACATTTCAGACCAACTAGCATATTCATGATTCCCAAAATTCTGTGGATACATATAATCCATATAATAGATAGTTGAATATCTACTAAAATAATCATAGTCATCCATAAAATTAGGAAGACATATCCAATTTGCTACAGGTAATAGCTTATTATCTGTCAGTATGGTCAGCGCTTCCTCTTTAGTTATGTCTCCAGACTCAACAGAATCAAATACAGCATCAGCAGTTTTATCTGCAATTTCGGAAACTTCATTTCTGAGTGATAGAAATTGCGATAATAAATCATTCAACTTTCTAGTTGTCTTTTCCATAAATTTCTCCTCCATACTCTTCCCACTCTTCGTCGTCACCTTCGAACTCTTCAATAGTGAAATTATAGTACTGAGATTCATCTACCGTCTCCCACAACTTATCCCAGTCTGAATCTTCCATTTCATCTGGGTCATAGCCTTCCTCTTCTGCTATATCAGCCTCACATCCATAAGACTGGAAGTTATCATAAGCTAACTGGTCGGCTATTTTATCTAACTCAAGTTCACTCTCAGCTTCTGCTCTGAAAGTGTTATCCATACCGCACCAATATGTGCTAACGTGTATTAGAAACCTCTTCATTATTTAGCAAGTTTAGAAATACTGATGTCTTCTACCATCATATAATCATTAATCTCATCTTCTATGTAATTAGCTTCATATAAGGCTTCTATCATTAGAGCCTCTGGAATGTCGTCTAATGTATTGAAAGTGGGTACCTCGCAACGCTCTTGATAGTCATTAACCAATTCCAACAGTTCGAAATCATCCACTTCCATTATATACTCAAGCTTAAATTTCACTTTATGATTCAGTTTCTATGTCTATCTCACCTCTATCCATAGCTTCATCTTCCTTTTTCAAGAATCTAAAGCATTTGAGTTTATAGACATCAATGTTTAAAGTTTCGTTTCGCACTACAATTCCTTCGTGTGGCACCTTGTTAATACAATCAGGGCTGTCTAATTCCATATAGAACCTTTTATCATTAGCTAGAGCCTCAATAAAGTTCTCATTCCAATGATTAGTAGGATCTAGACTAGGATACAAATCTTTGGCATATCCATAATATAATTGAATTACTGGATCTAAGGAATTTCTTTCACACCATTGCTGTACTTGTCTAGCTGAGAACTCAAAGACTGAACCAGATACATTAGTATATGTTACTCGATATACTCTAATACCAAAATGCTTTCCATACTCAAACGATTCTTCTGATTTTGGCGGAACGTACCCGTAATCATATCCTTTCTGAATATATCCTCCAGTTGGAAGAAACCCTACAATTTCGTAATATACTGTTAAACCCTTTGATAGGTGAGGTTTGATAACCTCATGAGCAATATTCCAAATATCAACCCCATAATATCCACCTCCTACTCCAGGACATTTAATTACAGTTCTAGAAGAACATAAGTCTCGGTATTCTTCTTTATATGGTTCAGGGTTGTTAGTAAACCACTTTCTACTAATCTTTTTAAAGAAGTTTTCTTTAGTAAGAATCTTCTGTAACAAATTAGCTGAAATACCACTAGTTCCATGCCATTTGGAAGTAATACTAATTAACGAGTCTGGTTTAATTACATTTGGAACTTTTCTTAAGAGAATTGTATCAACATGGAATCTAAACTGATCTTCCACTAAGTCAATAGTTGGAGTTTTACCTTTTCTAGGTTTAGCACTTCCAGGAGCTCCAGGAGTTCTTGCTATTTTAACGATATACTTCTTACAAATTAGCTTACCATCAATAACGTCGAAGTCTACTCCAACATCACTTTTCTGTATTTCTAAACTGCTTGATATGTAACCATTTAAAGATGATATAGGAATAATAAATCCTTGACTTTTCTCTTTTCTAAGCATAATTGCTTTTACTCGTCCGTTGTCTTCAAAGAATCCAGGCTTTGCTTCTGGGTCAGAATTTTTGCTACTGTCTCTAAACAAGTTGTTTAATTTTAAGAACTCTGAATCAATTGTGCATCCTACAGGAAAATAAATATATAGCCCTTTCTCCGTATCAATTCCGACTATAATGTCAAATCCATCTACTCTGGCGACTTTTAACCTAGTCACTTCTGGATTACAATGGGGTCTGAACTCATTTAATTCAACAATTTTACAAGCATAATTTTGATTAAATTTGTCGCTTCTTGAAATATTCATTTTCTATATTATTTTTAATTTGTTTGAGTATAACTATCAATTAGAGAAACTTCGTCATATATTTTGTTTACTCTCTTTTGATAAATTTCTTTTATGTTTTCCTTTTTAGATATTTTAAGCCTTCTAAGAGCTTTATATGGGAGGGTATCTATTTCTATTCTAGGAAAGTCCTCAAAATAGAATGATGTATAGAAACATACTCTAGACATTAATATACCGCTTTCAGTAAACTTCATAGGTCTAAGAATTTCCATAACTATATTCAGGTATGTGTTAGCTTCCTTAACGTATGTTTCTATATCACACTCCCTGTATAACTTTGATAATTCTGTGTCATTGTCTTCTTGAAATTCGAAGAATAGCCCATCTAAAATATTATTCAAATTACTTAAAGGAATTGTTTTGAAATTACTTGTAATGTAAACTTCTGACAATATTGCAACTATAGCATTATCAGTATAAAATAATATTTCTGCATAGGATTCCTCTAGACGAGCTTTTACTTCTTTAGAAAACTCGCATGTTATAATATAATCGTTAGTCCATTCTTCTGTGTTATCCTCTTTATACACTTTATAGCTACTGTGAATAATATCAATAGTAGACAAGGTAGAATTATCTGGAAGGAGTAACTCTTCTTCTGAATAACTTCCTCCGTAGCCATACTTTCTAAACTTGAGATTCATAGATATACCACCGTTCATTCATAATATCCTCTAAATTTATAGAATCCATCTCCTCTAAATAGGCATGTTCCCCATCTATATCCCAAAACTCGCCTCCAAATTCATGAACATAATTAGTAAGATAGACAACGCCATCTATTAGTTCAAACCTAAATTTGTCGTTATATAACTCGTTAGTTACTGGAATACTTTGTTTAAGAAATTCCAGAGCTTGACCAAAGTCAAAATACTTTCCAACTAAACTATTCATTATAAATTTTTATTAAGAGTTTCTAAAGTTTTATTGTCATAATCCTTAAATATTTCAAATAGTCTTTCGAACAAGCTATCATGCATAAATTCCTGTTCATCGGTTTTAAGACATTTATCTGTAGCTGTAACTACATATTCAGCTAACTTGTTTGATACATCAATAGCACACTTTATTCTACTCATAGTCTCTTATACATTTTAACACCGGTTGTGTCGGAGTACCCCCATCAGAAAAGCTAAAATATTTTACAGTAGCCATTTTTCCGATAATCTCATCAATTCTTTCTAAATATTCGTGTTTTAATTCTCTAGGACCAACAGGCTTTGCTTCAAATTCTTTTCCATCTTCAGTTACACAAACGAATACCATATCCTCTGGTCTGAGCCCTTCAGAGAATCCAATAATTTTAAATTCTCCATCCTGGTACTCTTTTACCTTAACCATATCATTGGTTCTTTTATTGACTCCATATTTTTTGTCTGGACGTCTTATGACAGCCCCTTCAAATCCTTCTTTTACATAAGAATCGTGGGTTTTCTTTATTTGAACCCAGCCTTCTACTTTGACATGAGGAACCATTTGAATTTGCAAATCTCCATCTTCGAATGTCTTATTAGGATCAAAATCAAGTTGGAGTTCATCCTTTATATGGTCAAGAATCTCAAGACGCTCCTCGAATGTTTTGTTAGTATCTACTACATCATATATATAATATTGTAATTCATCACATTTATCGGTTTCTTTCTTCAATCTTGCTAACCCACTTAATGTTTGTAAAGAATATCCGTGAACATACAACTCACCATCTAAGATAAGTGTGGGATTGTCCAACATAAATTTTTTAAGTTTTGGGTTGCAGGTAATATGATATGTTGAATTATCATAATTTTTACCTCCTCTTGATGAAGTATGTATCTCTCCATCTTTTACAAACATTAAACATCTTACACCGTCAATTTTTCTACTAGCATACCACCATTGTTTTTCTAAGACAGATGTAGCTACATCGTGAAAGTCCTTTGCTAGCATAGGTTTTAAGTTTCCCTCAGAGTCAGTAGTTTCTTCCGGTAACAAAGCGTCTAACTCCTCCTTTGTATACAAATCTATGGATTTAGGGAGTTTTTTATATCCCTTATCCATATATTTATTTACCCTAGAATCGTACTCTAATTTAGCTTGTTCTGATACTGTTCTTCTGGCTTTTCCAATTCCTTTACCTTTATCTACAAGAATTATAGGTTGAGTAGTAATCTTTCCTCCATACTGACTTGTAAATCTTCTAATAACATATCCATTTAAGTCTTTATCCCAATCATAAGATATGTTTACTACTCTTATTTTTCCTTTACTGTCCTTAGATATTAAATAGTCTTGCTCCATAATTATTGCATTCCAGTATGTCCAAATCCTCCGGTGCGATCTGTTTTTCCAAGTTCATCTTTAGATTCTACAGGAACCCATTCAATTTGAGGAGTTTCATTTATTATCAATTGAGCAATACGCTCTCCATCTTCGATCCATACTGGTTCAAGTCCATTATTGATTAAAATAACTCCAATTTCTCCTCTGTAATCAGCATCTACACATCCAGGAGTATTTAATACAGTAATTCCATGTTTAATAGCCCAACCACTTCTAGGTCTTACCTGAATTTCGTAACCTTCTGGTATAGCTACAAATAATCCAGTTGGGATTAATGCTCTAGAACCTACTCCTAACTTTAACATAGCTGGGTGATCATGTTCCATGTCTTCTACACCCGCTTCAAAGATAAATTCACATTCACCTTTTGTTTTTAATAGATTAGTTTCTGTAATTCTAGAAAAATCTGCTCTTACATCCATTCCTGATGCTAATGTTGTTTCATAAGCTGGAAGTTTGTTACTAGACTGGTTATAAACTTGAACTGGAATTTTTTTCATATTATTCTTGTATTAAGTAATTATTTTTAAAATCATCTGCTCTTAATACCTTTAATAATCTGTTGCTTTCATCAAATACCAAGTAATCTCCATAATTGACATTTTGCCACCCGTGTCTTTTAGTATTAACTAAAGACTGTCCCATATGGTCGTCCATATTATCGGGTCCTATGGTGTCAATTATTTCTGAAAGACTATGAGGTCCAAATTGAATAGCTCCTCTTTTTACTGGCTTGGGTGTACATTTAATCATATATCTTATATTCTATTCCGTTAATATTTGTAATAATTTCTTTATCTAAATCTAACACAAAAGGTCTCCTAACATCCAGACAGGCTATAGAATTAGTAAGATATGGAAACTCTTCCATTTGAGTATGCCCTACTATTTGATAATAACCATCTAAAAGAGGTTGAGTTAAAGACTCTCTTATATCAGCCCACACAATGCTTCCTACTAGATTATTCCCTCCTCGGTAATAACTGAGATCCTCTAGAAATGCATTGTAAGTCCCATTCCAAAATGAAATAGGCTTATCAAGAAAATCATTTAATTCTATAGAGTTTACTGCTAACCATTCTTTATATACTCCAGCATGAGAAAATAAATATTTATCATTAAGTAAATAAGCTGTCCTGAATAACTCACAATTATCATTATAGAGCTTATTCATTTCTCTCATTCTGGATTTATTTAAACGACTGCAATTCATAAAATCTAACCAGATATAATGACAATCGTGATTACCTATAAGTAATTCAACTTTGTCTATATTGTTCTTTTTAAATTCTAGAATTTCTTTAAAATTTTCTACAGATTCATCAAAAGTAATTCCCTCATGTGGATAAGGATCAAGATAATCTCCAAGAAAGATTACTTTATCAAATTCATCAATATGCTCTAAAGCGTATTTCCAAAATGTTCTCCCATGAATATCGGGAAGTATAAGTACTTTATTCATTTTTTAATATAATTTTTCCATTAAACGATATAAATTCAGATTCTCTCCAGTCGTTTGAATATGCTCCAACACATACATCTGGATCATCGCTATGTACGCAAGTTCCTGTATTGTTATTTGTGAATAGTACTATAATTTTATTATACGATTTTAAACAAGGATAGGTATCCAATTTAATTACTGGCTGAATTATAACAGAATTTATCATTTAAATAATTATTAATGTTGTTAAACGTACATTCAGAAACTTCTGAATAAAATGCTTTAACTACTTCCTTTTTGTCATTATAGATGGCACAAAATGGAACTAGTTTAGTACCGCAGAAATTCATTACCTTAAAAGCATCTTTCTTCTCTTTAAAATGGTTATAATCGTATCCTACACAGGTTATATCCTTATGTAGGTTTTTAAGTTGCTCAAAAACATCTTTTTGAGTGGGGTCGGAGTATATAAATTTAAGTATCATACTAGTAAATAAACATCGCCTTTAGTTCTGGAAATAGCTACATATTGCAATTGTCGCAATACTTCTTCATCTGAACACGCGTTAATATTAGCAATATCTACAAATACAGTGTTGAATGATGAACCCTGACTCTTATGTACCGTCAAGGCGTACCCATAATCAAAGGTCTTCTTTTTAATAACTCTGTTATCACAGAACAAATCAAAGGTAGTAGCAAAACTTCCCATTAGAGTGTAATATTTGCCCCACATTAAGTTAGATGATTTACCAGATTTTTTCAATAATACTGCATGTTGTCGAGTTTGCTCTAACAATTTGGCTAGATTAGTAATATCGTTTGGATCATTATCTCTAGATAATACAAATACTTTATTTACATTTTTATATACAGTATCATATAAACTTAAAGTGAAGCCATTTAAAGGCTTAGTTAGATATGGGAGTATTTTTTTCTCTTTAATGGGATTATTTCTAATAATATAATCCAAAGAATTATAAAACTGGACTGAATCATATTGAAAATTGTCATACCCAGTTAGTATTTCTCCCAAATTAAACTCATTTTTGAAGTCTTCTCCAAATATAAGTTTCCTTGAAGCCTGGTTAAGAGCTTTAACCCTCGCATTAGTAAAAGCTAATATTTTTGCATTTAATACGTTTCCAGTTGCTACAGTTTCCTTTAAAATGTCCTTGGAAGATCTCATAAAGTCCATAGCATTTACAAACGTATATATAGAATCCTCCGTCCCTTTACATGGTTCAAAGTTATTAAGAGAATGTTCTCGTAACTCTGATAATACATCAAGCACAGGAGAGTCTTCTTTCTGTCGATATATTTTGGTTAATAGTATCTTATTGTCTAAAGAAAACACCTTGGATAATTTGTCACTCTTTACAGGCTGAAGCTGCTTTTCATCTCCTACCCACACAACTTTAGACTCACTCTTTCTAGCACAATCTATAATAAACTCAAACAAATCGTCGTTTATCATGGATGCTTCGTCTATAATAATAACTCCTTTATATGGGATTTGATTTGGGTGATTGTATGCGTCAGAATTAGAAAAGAAATCCAATTCTCTAAAATCTAACTCAAATATATCAAGATTAGGTTGTAGAGATAATAATTGATGTACTGTAAATGCTCCTTGACCAGTAAGTGCCTCTAGCACTAGCTTAGCTTTATGTGTTGGAGCTGCAAGAATATACGGTATTCCTTTATCATCTAAATAATCTAAATACTCTATTACCAAAGAAGTTTTTCCAGTGCCAGCACTACCAGATAGTGTGGTAGTGGTCTGGTCACTTTTTGTAAATTCTTCTAAGAGGGACAGCGCTCGTAGCTGTTCCTCTCCGAAATTTACTTTCTGAACTTTTGGCTTCAGGTTGAAATCAAACATGTTAAATTCTAGTTACTTCACAAGCTCCACCATTGCAGGCTACTGCCCCTGTAGTATCAGCTTCAATTAATACATTTTTCCATTTAACTTCTTTCCAGTCAATTGGCTTATATGATTTAGTAATATCACACCAATCATGATACAACTGGACGTGTTTCAAGGCATTAATCATAAGAGTATCATTTCCTTCATAATATTTATCAGAGTACTTCTTCATTCGTCTGATTAAGTCTCTCTTGGCTGCCAAATTAGGCACTCTTCCAAACAATTGTTTATCCAAATATTTTTGAATTTCAGTAGTTGGAATTGGAACATCATTATCAACTAATTGTTCTGCAAATTCTTCTGAATATCCAATTTGGACAAGCAAATCAATCCATCTGCTATATTGTTTAGCTTTAACCTCGTTCCACTCTTTTAATGGCTTGTCTAGATAGTCCTCTATCTTGGCAATGGTAAACTCCTCTATAAACTCCTCTGCATCCTTTAATGAAGTGAAAATAGACTCTCCTCTACCTCTAAATGTTTCGCAGGCATTCCATAAGTCTCCAAATATATCAATAGAATCTACAATAAGTCCGCTTGCAAATATAACGCCTTCTCCGTATCTATCCAAAAGTTCCTGAGGCATTAATACTTCTGAATATGCAGGCTGAACATAATCTAGATCTCCAGTTTCGGCAATGAAAGAAACTCCTGCTAAATCATTCTGGTTTTCCCATACATATTCCGACACTTCTTCCCACTGATCTTCCGGAACATTGACAGTATTAGACACATTGTTTTCAATAGTATCATTTGGATTTACTTTACCAGCCCTTACCCAATGATTTTGGAGTTCTTTAACAACTGCAAGTTGTTTTATTCCAAGTAAATCCTTTTTGGTTAAAGCATTAGGTTCTGCACTAATAGCAAACATAATACAGTTGTCGGTTCTATTGTTAGACCAGACAGATTCCAGTACAGCTTTAGGATTTGCTTTTTGATAAATTTGTCCAGCTTCCTCGTCTTTATTAACTTGTACTCTTCTTATATAATGTCTAGCATGGTCCCCATGACACCCTGGAGTATTACCAGACATAGCACTTGTATTTCCGTCTGGCTTTATACATGTACATCTGGATGAAGGTTTTATATTCAGTACTTCAGCTATTTTAGCATTTTGCTGTTTAACTATTTCAGCCCCTTTTTCTAGAACATTACCATTTAAAAGAATATTAGGAGAGCACATAACTCCGGCAATAGAGACTCCGATTAAAGGATCATTTTTAATAATGTTTTCAGTTGCTTCTCCCAGAAATGGGAAACTCATATATGATGCTTGTATAGTCCCAATAGTTGCCGCATGTTTGCATATATTATAAAACTCTTCCTCTGTATGGACATCCTTTCCAGATATTGAAATTAGATTACAGAACTGCCATCCAGTTTGTCCTGTAGTAGGGTCTACAGGGTACATCCCTATTTCACAACATGGATTAACTACCAATCCTTTGTTAGATCTCCAGAGAAATCCTGGTTCTCCAAACTGTCTGGTAGAATTAAACAAAGACATAAAGACATCCTTATTAGTCTCGCCTCTTTGCAAAACAGCCGACGCATTAAACCTTCCCCTTTGAGGATTTTCAATAAACCAGTTTCCAGTCTTAGCCTGAGTCATTTCTTGATCATCTGGATCAAATAAAATAATCATAGCACTTCGTCTTAAACCTCCAGATAGTACAGAATCAGCTTCAAAACATAGAATATCAGCTACATTAAGAGGGGACAATTTCTTTGTAGTTTTATGGACTTGCTTTAACAATTCATCTATTTTCTGAATAGTTTTCCTTAGCCCTTTAGGTCCAGGAGCTACAAATCCTCCAGTAATTAACGCGCCCTTAGGTCTAATTTGAGAATAGTCAAATTTTGGATATTTAGTGCCTGCAACGAAGTAATAATTAATAATTTGTTGAATTGCTAATGCCCAACCTTCTATTGTATCTGGAATTATCCAATCTTCAGTATCAGAACGAAGAACATTATTCATGGATGGCAGCTTGTCAACATGTTGTTTTTCTACAGATATACCTACTCCACAACCACATAGCATAACCCATTCAGCCTGTTTGAATACTTCTAGTCTATCAGCATAAGTAGCACTACAATTAAATAATCTGCAATGCTTTCTTAAAATAGGAGTACCTCCAAATTGAAGACCACGCTGAGAACCAAATACCTTCTTTTCTTTATATGCTTCTATTGCTTCAAGGTAATCACTAGCAAATTCAGCATTATTTAAGGCTTGTGGATAATTTTCAGTTAAATGCTGGATATGCATATTAGAAATTCTATCCACAGACTCTTCCCAAGTTTCCTTTCTACCTAAAGAAGGGTTATATCTAGAATACTTTGACTGAAAAATAAATTCATTTAACGCATTATTCATAATTTTTACAGTTTATAAAGTTAATAAAATACAAAGTTAATAAAAATTTTAGATTCTACAAAGTATTTTCATTAAAATTCTAGAACTTCTTTTAATAGTAAAGTCTTCTCAGCTTTATTCATTATATCCTTATCCTTGTTACAAATTTGATCAGTGAATGAGTTATATACAGTGAACATAGAAACTGGAGTATTTTCTTCAATAAAGTAATCAGACTCCTCGTTTATGAATAAATTCTTATAAGCGTCAATAATTAGAGAGGTAGCTAATTTTACTTTCCCAAATCCATTATCATAGGACTTTACAATAGAATTGTTTACCCATCTTCCTAGTTCTCTTTCAATAGATTGCTTATCTCGAACAAATTCAGTATTGTCCAACCTTTCTAGATAAGCTTTCATTTCACAAGTATGTTCCATAATTCGTTTAATGGGAGAGAAATCAATAGGGCGTTCTGGTTCTAGTTCTTGAACATTTAACTCCTCTGGCTGAAATATACATAAATTAGTACAAGCCATATTAAGTCCACCTCTATATATTTTTACAATAGGTTTTCTTACATCCAATCCATATACCATTCCGACCACTTCTTGATGGTTATTGAACGCAAACTCTCCAGGCAATACTGCTTGAATCCACATTCTATTAAATGTAATATCATCCATATCAATTTCACCAGTCTTAGTCTTAGTAATCTGATCAGGAAGTACTGCATTGATTCTAAAATCATCAGTAAACTTGGACATACGTTCTATAAATGGTTCTAAATATGCCTTAGTTTCAAAATAATCTTTATTTTTAATTCTTGTTGCTTTCCCCTTCAAGGCTTCTTCTAGTGTCAGTTCCATATTAATTGTTAAATATAAAAGTAGTAATCCTCATCTTCTATTAAATTGTTAACTGCGATTAAGTTTAATATTTCATCGTCGAAGAGATGTTCTACAAAACAATAATCCTTAATAGACAACTTTAGCAATTCCTCACCTGCTTCTGCATTAGTACTATAAATTCCAAAAAAGTTATCAAAGGCGTCTTCAGCTATACTATCTACTTCTAAAATAGGTAGTCCACTAGCTTCTGCATAATGCCACAATATTTTTTGTTCATACTCTTCATAGGTGTTCCAGCAAATATAAAAGTCCCATATCTCTTTGTGCGAACAATAGGGTTCAAAGGTATAGTTATCTATAGTAACTGTCTCTATATCTTGAATGGAATCCTCAAAGGATTCCAAGTCTCCAAACGCGTCAAGGTCTTGACCATTTACTAATACCGTCATATCATTTTAGTTCTACAGTTCCGTTCATTAAAATATCATCTGAAATTATGTGATAATTTACATGAGCTGGAGTATTACCCCAACCATACATACAATATTCGGAAGAGCCAAAGAAAGATCCCACTTTCCAATATTTAAATTTCTTTCCTCTACTCATAGATTCGTTGTGTAAGTCCCCACTAACTACATTTATGTTAGGTTTCAAACCATCTAAAGAGTCTATATACTGATTAATCTTTAATTCAGTATTATCATCCAAATTGATCTTAAATCCATTTTTCATAAACTGTTCGTCTTTACCATGACAAACTAGATATGAGAATTCCCCTACATCATACCGTAAATAAAATTTGCTTTCTACACAAGTTTCAATTTGGGGATAGTTAAGTTTAAGAACACTAGCTGCCAATTGTGCCGCAGCGTATCCAAATGCTCCATCATGATTTCCGCAAGGAACAGAAATATAAGAATATTCAGAAGCCATCTTATTTACAATCATATTATGGAACAAATACTTTATTGCAGCTACATAATTGTTAAGTTGCTCAAAATTATTCATGTTCTGAGGAATGAAATGATCTCGCCTTGCAGTTTGGTTATCCATTCCATCCAAAGCATCTCCGACATTAACTACCACAATCCTTTTAAATGGGTCAAGCTTAGAGAAATAAGAAATAATTTGATCCATTCTTTTATATACTACCTCCATATCATAGTGGTTGTCAAACAAAGCTTGATCATTCACTTTAGCTCCAATGTGCATATCCGCCAGAAATATCATAACAGTCTTATCACTAGAAACAACTCTAGGAAACTGTTTTGTAACTATATTATTTTCATTTACAAACTTAGCAAGAACTTCTTCAAACTGTCCATTAAAATTCTTCAATTTATTGATTTCCGAAGCCATTTTGTTAATGGTATTCTTGAAGTCTCTTTCTTGTCTAGCATCAGCATACTTAAATGCAGCTCTTTCCTTAAGATTCATTCGATACTGACTAAGCTCCTCTTCTGTTAACTCTTCTCCTAAGTGTGGAGGGAACCAAGCTGAATCCTTAGTTAATTTGAATGCTCTAAATAGCTTTTTAACCTCTGGAAGAGTAAATTTAGGAAACTCATTAGCTACATTCCTAGCAGTTACATTACCACCATAATAGGTATATAAACCAAACAATACTTCAGCGTCTTCTCTGGATAAGATTGTTCTAAAGGGCTTAGAGTCTCTAACATAAACTATAACATCATAGGACTCAATCTTATTAGTAGATGTATTTCTAACATAAGTTACGTGAGTTTTATCTTCTTCATCATTCTCTTCTTTCGAAATAATTTTCTCTGGCTTACCATTTAAAAGAGAATCTGCCAGATTTTTGTAAAATTCCTTGCCTCTTCCCCGTCCTCTGTTATCTACAAGCTCAGAATACAACTCAAGAATTTGTGCAGTTTCTTCAACATACAAGTCTTTGGTATCTAGTACTCTCTTGATACGCTCAGTAAACCACGATCTGTTCTTTTTATTCTGTTGACAATACTCCGCGATTGTTAATCCTGACTCTTTAACACATTCCAGTTCTTTTCTGAACTTAACAACAGTTGATAATTTCATATAATGTTTTATTTTATTTAGAACTCGGAGGTTATTTCTCCGATTTAGTTATGTTACTTTTTTATCTATATATAAAAAATAAGGGGAACTACCTTGTTCAGATAATTCCCCTTTAAAACGTTAATTTGTTATTAGTTACGTTCGATTCCGAAGAAGATAAAGTATCCTTCTTTTGCACTCTTAGATGCCTGATACTTCATTGTAAATGCTCTTTTTTCACCTTCAACTACTTCCTTAGTATAAATACAAGTAAGTTTTCCTCTGTAACCACCCTTAGTGTACAATTCCTTAGCCAATTCCTTAGCCTTAGCTTTGTTTTCCTGTGTCTTAGCAAGAATCTTGCCAGTTTCTTCATCAATAATTAGATAAGTCGTTTTATATTTACGTTTTCCGAGTTCGTTTACAACATCGTTCATTTCCCAGGGACGTTCTCTGGTATCAGCCTTTCCAGCTTCGTAAACAATAACACATCCTAAACCTTGTTTGTTCTTAGTCTTTTCAGCCAAGTAATTTGCACAAAATTCTTTAAATTCTTTTGTATTCTGCATTGGACTACCAGCGTTTTTCCATGCTTGAGTTGCGTTTGCAAATTTTTCAAAGTTTGCTTTTTCAGCTAAAATTTCTTCTGCTTCTTTTAAAGTGAAAGCGTTTACATCGACACGTTTAAAGTTCAAATTGATTTCCATAAATAAAAAATTTTAAGTCATTAATTCATATTCATTATCTCAATGTTTGATGCTACAAAGGTACTACTTTTTTCGTAATCATCCAAACATATAAGTGTTAATTTTTGTGAACACTTTTTGTACTCCCTTCTCTCACCGAGAAAGTGATACAAAGGTAGTACAATTTTTTGTATCCTCCAAACACTTGTGAAAAAATCTTTTTAAAATTTCTTATCTATTTTCTTGATATTCTCATCTAATGTGTATTTAAAACGGGAGCCATTTTTCAAGTATCTCGTTGATTTTCTCAACCATGTCTTTTGCCGTTTTCAATCCACAGGTATTAAATTTGGTGCTTCCTTTAAGAAAATCTTCACAAACTATAGATAAACCAAATAGGTAATCATCTGTTAGTTGTGGACCTCCTTTAGCAATAATTTTCTTTATTACCTCATAGCAGGTAATATCTGGATTCTTATTTTTTTGTGCCGCAGTAAGCGCACATATTAAAGAAATTAGTGCAAATTTATTATCAATTTCTCCAGCAATTCCACCTAGACTGAACCATTTTAGATATACATTTTGTAAATCTTTATATGATGGAGTGCCAGCCAATAGGAATCCTACATCTGTTTTAGTTTCCATACAATTCTAAATATGCTACTCTTTTTAATAAATCTGTAAACATTTTCATACCTAAATTTATGTGTGAACCATTTAAAGAAAATACTCCGCAATTACACGGAGGAATGGAAGATACAAGTAACATATTAGATTTAAATGTTGGATTGGAGATGTTAAATGTGGTTTTATTAGCTAGAGATAACATCCATCCATACATTGCCATTTGCCGGGCATACTTAAAATTAACAAAACTTCCTTCGGGAAAATCCTCAATATAATGACCTGTGGTTTTAAGGTCATTTAATGTAATAATTTTAGATTCTTCATCTACTGTAAAATTATCTAATTTTCCCTTAAGTTTAAGTATAGTTTCATCTTTAGATGGGGAAATAGCCTTGACTTCTAATAGTATTGTAGCCTCATTGTAAGATTTTGGTGTTTCAAGTAATCCTTCTGGATTTAGTAGTTTTTGTATTTCTGTATTAGATTTTATGTTTTTAAGGCTTGTATGGACTTTTCCCCGGCTTCTTTGGTCTAAATAAATTAATTCCTTCCCTCCTACATAAGACTTCTCAAAATCGTATCTATCATGCCAATAATTAGAACATTTACTTATTAAATCAGCAATCCGATTTTCATTCATTTTACCCTTATAGTATCCAACTTTATCAGAAGCCTTAATTATCTCTTCTGTTTTAAATGGTCTATTCTTAGAAAAACTTTTGAATAATTCATCAGCCATAAATCCAGCTTTTGAAGTAGGTCTATCTACAGATTCTACTAATTCAAAATCATCAGGTTGTAAGGTTAAACAGTGAATGGCTGATCCGTAATAGAAGGCATCACTAAAAGCTGGAGATAAGCCAGCTTTAAATAATTCTGGACTACCTCCTTCTTCAGGATCAATAAGTTTAAGTCTTGAGTTACTTATATATTCTCTATATTTCTCTCCAAAATACTCTTCGTCACTAATATCTAATATTTGCAGAGTATCTAAAAGTGGAACTATTTGAATTTCATTATGCTGACAATGGTTCACCTACTTGAAGATTTAGAGAAAATTTATACTCCTTATCTTCATTATCAAAAATAGCCAAAATGCCTTGTTCGTAATCTATAAATATGCTGTTAGCACAGTACCCTATAGGAAACGATCCAATAGGTACTTTCAAAACGCACTCGTAAAATATTAAAGCTGTCATATCGAGTGCATCATATCCCCTCCAGTCAAATAAAGTTTTCTCCATTAAATTCTAATAAAATGTTGTAAGCATCAATAATCTCGTCTATGTCTAAACTAAAGATTCGATATTGCGGTCCAAACCACCTATTGTGTGGTCTATCTATAAGTAAAGCTGGCATACCAGAATCTATGCACTTGAGTACGTTAGACACTGAATCATCAATTAGGACATCACATCTTCCCTTAATCATAACAGCTTTATTTCCACCCTGGTATACCATTTGATATATAGGCTTATTTGGGAATCCATTATTTACAAGCCATTCTCTACTCCAAGCCTTTGGATTAATTCTCTTAGTACAGTACAATTCTGGTTCAAAATTTATACTGTCTATTTTGGGCAAACTTAGCCAAAAGTCTTTATTAGTTCTTAATTTACACACATTTTTAGTAATGTTCTTATCTTCCATTACTCTTGGATTCTTTTCGGCATTAAAAAAGGATTTGTAATGTCCATAAAAATCTCCTAAAGTGTCGTCAATATCTAACCCTATTCTTAATTTATTCATTTATATTTCGTCAATATCAGTTAGTAATCCAACTATATAGCCATACTCCTTCATGGCTTCCTGAAACTCAAAGTGATTTTCACAAATAGTATCAAGATCATAATATTCCGACAACTTTTCATAAGCGTCTTCTAAACTACGAGCCTTGATTGCCTTAATAAGGCATTCATCGCTTTCAGTGTCGTATATTGGATAAAGATATGTATTTACCATTCTTCGTAAGTTACAAAATCATCAAACGCATCCACTACCTCCAACATTTCATCCGGAAGATTATTCTTTGCTGCTTCAATCAAATAAGCTGGAACATACCAATAGTCAGCATAGGCAATACTACCAGCCATAGCTGCTATTGTATCAGTATCCCCTCCAAGCCAAATAGCCCTCTTCAGACAGTCTTCAAAACTATTAGATTCCCAATAACATTTTATAGCTTGAGGTACAGACCCTTGGCAAGTACAGTCGAGTGTGTATTCCTTTCTTAGTTCTGAAATAGGAACATCAAAATCAAATTCTGGATAATACTTTTTAGCTATATCAAGTACTAATGCTTTTGCATTACAACTATTATAAGCTGTCCATATACATTCAGCAATTGCTTGTGCTCCTCTAATTCCTGCCGGATGACTATGAGTAGGAAGAGCTGAAAGTCTAGCTAATTCCAGAGCTTCGTCTTTAGTAGGAAGCCATCCACAAGAGCTTACTCTCATTGCAGACCCATTACCATAACTTTCGATGTTAGGTCTTTCACTATCAACAGACATAAACCATTCGTAGAATATTTTACCGTATCCTGCTTTTGGATATTTCCTACACCATTTAATAAGAGATTCTTCAAAGTTTGGATTATCGACATCTTTAATAATTGCATCAGCAATGGCTATACTACAAACTGTGTCGTCAGTAAAATGCATTTCTGGAGTTATTAACTCAATTTTGTCAAGTTCCATATCTTTATTGAAACTTCTTTCATAAGATGAGCCACACATATCTCCAATGATAGCTCCGAATAAAATGTCTTTCATTTAATTGTACTCTATAATATTAAAATTTGAATCGACTAAATTTAATTCCTCCTCAGTATTAACTATAACAAATATAGATTCCTTCAATTCCGATAAAAGAGAATCATATCCTAAAGAAAATACCTCAGGAGTACATAAACCTAATTTCTTTTTATTGGAAGAAGACAGCCATTTGGCGTATCTTTCCTCAAACGTGAGAAACGTAAATCCCATTTTGGATAACTTTTGGAAATCTTCTTTAAATGGTCTAACTATTACTTCCATATACAAAAATGGCTCACCTATTTTATAGGTAAGCCTTTAAAAATTCATAAAATAACTCTATTGGAATAATCGCAACTGTGCCAGGACTGTTGTTTCCTCCTTCTGCAGACTTTTTCCACACAATCGTAAATGGTTTAGACTTATCACCACACTCTTCTCTAATTTTAAAATAGTTAGGAGTATTTTTATAATGTTTACATTGTATATTAACTGGAAGCCTACCTTCAGTGTCAATAATGTCTATTTTGTTGTTATCAACTCTTTTGGACTCTCCCCTAGCTGTTACACATCCTGTAAACCCTAATTCTTTTAAGTCTTTTACTACTTGATACTCCAAAGCACTGCCTTTAGATTTAGATTTTTTAGCCTGGTAACTTCTTTTTGTGTGCTCGTCTAACCACTCAAAAGCTGTTTTATCCTTTCCCACACATCCAGGTCTATTACATCGTATCTTAATAGCTGCTACAGTTAATCCTGTGGCTTCTGCAGCCTCTTCTATTGATTCAAATTCTTGTACACTACCGTCTTTGAAAGTTGCTCTACAAGATGTATTTAATTCTTTATTTTTAGCCATTTATGTTTAAAATTCGTTTAGCTTTATTGATTAATTTTCTAGTGTTTTCTTCTCCATATTTTTTGCGAAAATCACTTATATCTTTTGCATATTTTCTGGGAATCCAAACACAGCTAATATCTTTAAAACTTTTACGAATTTTGTTCATATTACTAATTCCAGCTAAATCATTGTCATATAAAAGAATTATACGTTTAAACCGTTTTTTAACTTTCTCATATTGCTCTTCCGAAAGGAATAGTGTTTCTGAATTTGGGGCTATTGCCGTTATACCAAAACTCGCCAGAGTCATTACATCTTTCATACTCTTGGTGATTACTAAAAAATCTCCAGTTTTTGGAAGCTGTTTGGCTCCTTGAATCATTTTTGCTGTCCAATTAGATAAAAATCTAAAGTGTTTTCTCATGGGAAAGTATATTCTGAAATAATCTATTCCGTCTATACTACCCCTGTAGTAAGCAAAGATGAAATCTGTTTCTGACGAAGAGGTCAAGTACGAACCATTTAAAAAAACATTCTTGCATGAATAAACATTATATTTTTTCAATAGTTCTTGAGTAATTCCAAATGATTCCCACCACTTTAGTTCTTGTTCAGAAAACGGTTGTACTTCTATTTGGATGTTACTTGGTCCTGATTCTTCGAATTGAGTGTTTGAATACTCAATTATCTTGGGGTGTTTTACTAGTCGGGGAATCTCAATAATCCCAAAATCGTTAGCAATAATATTTAAAGCCTCATAATAGGGAACATTGTATAGTCTTTTAACTACTTCAAAAGCATCGCCATAAAAACTCCCATTAAAATCTTTAAATACTAGTCTTCCATATTTATCTCTATCGAAGCTGCAAGTAGGATTATTATCTGTTCTCAAAGGGGACCTAAAGATCCCCTTTTTGACAGGTATTCCTAGATAATGCTCCATTAGAGTCTCTTCTGATATATGGCTTAGGATTAATTCTTTAGTAATTTTCGTAGGCTGAATTTTTATTTGCATACTAGCATCTAAATTTAGACTACAAATATACTAAGAATTTTTGATTAAAGCAAATCCAAATCTAAATCAGAGGATGCAGTTTCGTCAGGGGTATCTGGGTTGTCGATACTTTCAGAACTACCTCCGGACACACTCGCCATATTAGTAGGTTTTGCATTCTCAATTTTCTCCTTCTGAGACAGTTCATACTCTGTGAATCCTAACTTATTAATATTATCACTAATGAAGTTATTAGTAATCACTGGCTCGCTCTGCCCTTCAAAGAAACTCAAGAAATAAGGAAATCTTGGTTTGTTGCTCTTATTACCTATCAACTTGATATACACCGTCTTACCGATAGAAGCTTCAGTTTGTTTAACTACAAATTTAGCAATATCAGAGAACGATACTGATTTTCCCGCCAGCTTAGTTAGAGCTTCTGGGCTAATATAGGTCAACAATTGACCAAGTTCATATTTAAAATTGTCTATATTAGAGGGAGTCGGAACTTCGTGACCATTGGCATTAGTTCTAGTCTTTCTTTCTTCATCCCCCGGTTTCGGTGCAAACAAGGTTTCAACATACTGGCCAGCTTCTCCTTTAAATTTGAACTTCAAAACTTCATAATTGGCATTTGGATCCTTTTTACCTGCAAAAGTTGTGTATTCACAACCATCAAACTGCACTTCATAAATTCCCCAAGCCTTCAATAAAGGTAAACTGTTAGATACAAACTTCTCGTCTTTGTTAAAACCAATGTTCAAATTCATACTCATAATTACAAATATTTTTAATACTTTCATTTTTTAAGCATCTATTTCTATTGTAATTATCTAAAAATATAAATTTATCTCTTGACCATTTAAAGAATGTCATTGAACGTGATTTCCACAGCGTCTTCGGAATCTAAGTCTGCAGTTAAATCTACAGAATCTAGATCTTCTAGATCGTTGTCATCTTCCGATTCACTGATTTCAATGTTCTTATCGACTTCCTTATATGGGGTAGGCTCTTTATCGCCTTTCATTATATAAATGCCTTCACCCTTTTCTACTAACTCAAATTCTGAACCATATTCAGATAACTTCTCATTAGCCTTTCCTCGGCAGGCAACAGTATTACTTTTAGTCAACTTGTTTCCTCCCTTTACTCCCAGGATTTCATCCTTAGCAATGACGGGAACAAGTTTTCCATTTACTTTATGATACTGAATTGTCAGTCTGTCTTCATGTTTTACTCCAAGAACCTCTACAGCTCGGCTGTTTAGTATATATTTATTGTCCTCCAAAGTAATTATAGGACAGGTGCTACCATCATCCTTGACTTTGCTTTTAGATGGTTTTGACTTAGAGTTATCTTCAATCACTTTGTTAGAAATTGGTTCATAAGTGTTGGTTTCTGGATCATACCAGAATTCCAACTCCATTTTAACTTTAATTTTTCCCATTACTCGTTATTAACAGTATTTGATGTTTTGTTTTCAGTATCATCTTCCGTCTCTTCATCGCCATTATTATAGCGATCAATAGTCTCAACTACTAGTTGAAGATTATTAGGAATGTACAATTCTTTAAAACAACCCAGTGGAGTTTTACAAGTATCTTCACCTTTAATAGTGTTGGTTCTAAATACATGTTCTATATCCCCATTCTCACTCTCTACTAACTCAGTGTACAGCAAATAAGTAAATAAACCATCAACATTGATAGTGTTATCCAACATTTTTCCAGTAGTTTTGAGTTTGTATTGAGGATTCATAGTATCTCCTGCATTTTCAATGTGGGAGATAACAATAACCTTTAAATCATCTCTCAAATTCAAGGCTGTTTTCAACATATCATAATAGTGCTTAGCTATCTGGGTAAACTTTTCGTATCCCTTTTCCTCCGCTCTATCCATAGTCTCACAAGACATTAAATAGTTGGCATCATCAATAACAATTTGTTTAATCTCTGGACGAGACTTATTAATAATTCCAAAGATTTTAATGATATTGTCTACTTTGTTGGAAGTGAAGAAATTACCAACATAGCTTTTGTCAACAATTTTTAGAGGAGGGTAGTTTTTCTTAAATCCCCTAAAGGGAAGAGGTTTACCTAATACACTAATTATAAAAGTTTCTTTTGGATTTAAATCCTTTACTGAAGTTGTTTTTCCTGAACCTGAATTTCCTGCTATTCCTATTAATTCTGCCATTATAATATAATTTCAATATTTTTTATTGACGGCACATCTGATTTAAATTCTTTTACATCTTCTATTTCCTCCTCATCTTTAGTTTGTTTATATGTATTTATATCGGTAAATTTTTCGTAGTCTTGGATTTGGTCAGCTTTAGGAAGTTCTTTCCATAGATTACATTTTCCAAAGAAGTTACAGCCTATAGAAATATCTCCATCTCCGTATCTATTCTTTAGTAAAATAATACTTCTAAATTTAGCTTTTAAGGCTTTTATATTGTAACCTCTATAAGAGGTAAGTTTTTCTCGAAACGGGTTAAATACAGCTATCATAATATCACTATCAGCTTCCATACAACTTGAGTCTTTTACGTCTTGACGTTGAGGCTCTACCAGTTCTAACTTTCTTCTTTCAACATTTGCTGCTTCTCTATTAGCTTGCATAATCATTAAAAAACTAAAGTTACATCTATTTCTAAACTGTACAGCTACCTTAGATATAGCATCCATTTCGTTCTTAAGACTATTTCCTGTTTGGGGTTGCGATAACGCTAAATGGTCTATTACTACTAACACAACTTTATCTGGATTGTCAGGAGTATAGAATTTTCTATTTTGCTCCTCATAAAATTTCCCATTTTTATCAGCCAAATCTTTCATCAGTTTGAAAAAGCTAACTGAGTTAAGAGATTTGTCCCATATAGTTAACATAGACATAACTTTCTCCATCCAAGGAATAGACTTTTTTATAAGTTCATAATCCTCATCGGATAATATAGTGTTTCTAGTCTTAGAAAGCATCTCTTTATAGGAAATTTCTTTGTTATATGTTTCGAATATATAAGTAGAGAGTAATTTAGCTAAAAGAACTTCAGCCTTCATTTCTAAACTAATATAGAAAATATGAAAATGATCTGGATTATTCAGATTATCCATAATTGGTCTATAAATATAGGCATATAGTGCTAATGAGGTCTTACCAACACCAGATCCAGAAAATAAAAGAGTATAAGTACCTTGCGATACCCCATCTACATACTGTTCCAATTTAGGTAATCCCATAGACAAGCCCCAGTTCTTCCCCTCTCGTCCCTTATCTATTTGAGACAATAAATTATCCAGAACCATTATAGAGCAGTAATGTTATCAAAAGTTTTTCCTACATATGATCCATCTTCTTTCATTTTCTTTATATTTAACCATTTATAAGACTTAATAAATTCGCAAATACCATAAGATATAAGATTATGCTCCTTTCCAAATTCTAGCAATTCCATAACCTCTTTATGGGTGTCTGGATTAAACTTAATAATTCTTCCATAGTCATAATATAGTTCTTCCATATCTTTATACCCCTTGGTAATGTTATTTAATACATAAATTCTTCCTCCGCTTTCTATACAATGTGGATAATTACTAAATAGTTCCTGCCCTAAAATGCCAGAACATTTATAAAAAGTTTTAAGAAAGTTCTTATTTAAATCAACATCTTCTGGATTAAATCTTTCTCCAGGATTTGGAATTTTATAAGACTTTAAAATAATAGATTTATCTTGTAGACTAACTAATACATCTCTCAAAGTATTCTTTCGAGGAATGTTCAAGTACCGAATAAAATACTGTTTATGTCCTTCATCAACGCTAGCCAATATTAGAAGTCTAGTAACTAACCACTCTTCAGGAGTTAGATTATATCGTTCCAACATCAGCAATTCATTCTCAATATCAGTCAATTAATAGAATCAATAAGTTATCAACTTGTCAATCTATTAATTGTATAATGTTTTAGTCTACTTTCGTAGTGGAATCATCAACTTGGTTTAACCTTGTACGGTTGTAAAAATTTTTCTAATAAATCGTTAGCTTTTTTAGAAATAGCTCGAACATCATAATCCTCTTTAGAGGCTATCCACCTTCCTGTTGCAAGGCTAAGCAAAATGTCGAGCTCTAATAGTTCTTCAGTAGTCATATCCTCTTATTTTAATACTTCTATTAATTTTTCTATGTTTAAGTCCTTATTGCCAATTCTTGCTTTTGTTATATTTATGACTCCTAAACGATGGTTATCTAATAGCTCTAAGAACTTATCTACAGCAACATTGTCAAGAGATGTTTTATCTCTGTGATGAAAAATTACTTCTACCATATCTCAGTCCATTTTTTGTGCTTACAAAATTCTATTGCATTGTTCAAAACCTCTATCATAGAATGACTCTCAAAATTTATACTATGATACCCATCAACTGTAGTATCTACGTTCCACGTAAATTCCTCTGTTTCTGGATCATCTACAAGCCATAATTCTAAGTACCATTCTCCGACAGTAAAGTTAACAATATTTTCTATACAATCATTTTGTATAATCACGAGTACAAAATTAATAAAAATTTTCTAATTAAAAAATGTAAAAAATGTTAAAACCTAAATAGCATCCCAACCTCTTTTTCCTTTTTCGGTGTATAGGGCTGGTTTGCTAATACTTTCTCAAGTCCTTCTTCGTCTATTGTTATATAACTACTAACCCCAGATGATCTTCTTAGCCATTCTTCTTCTACAGTACCCTTAATTACCAGTATAAAGATTTCAGCTTCCTTCCCAGGAGAATATCTAATAATTCTTCCAGTTCTTTGAATTAGTCTAGTTTTACTACTATCTATACCTAATATTATTCCTAAGTTTACTCCAGGTATATCATTTCCAACATCTAACGCCTTGCTAGTATTGATACAACCGCTAGTCATTCCTATGAACTCTTCTATAGATAAGTCACGTTTCTTTTTAGTCTGTTTAGAATGTAAAACTCCTCCATATTTGATTTTTTCAGCAATCTTAATGGTTGGGCTAAAAGTAATGGCTTTACTATTCAGACGATTTTCTAGAATTTTATTAGTTATTTCAATCTTCTTTGGATGGTTAGCTATGAAAGACTTTCTAGCTTGTAGAGTTTTCATAAACCCAAACGCGTGAGCAGTAATCTCTTTTCTGACGTCTTTATACTTAGACGAATCGGAACATATTTGTTTTAGAAGAGACTCTCTTCCCAAATATCCAGTTGGACCCAAACACTTCATAGCTTTATCAAAGTCAAAATTGAAAAATGCAAAATGGTTGTAAAACTCGGTATTAGCCTGGGTATATTCTGTAAGATCAACATCTAAAAGAACCTTATACTTTTTATAGGTAGATACCCATTGGTTCTTTAGACATTCCTCTATAGTAATTTCATCAAATACTGGAGCTTTCTTTTCCAACAAAATATGTCTTCCATCCAACCTTTCTAGAGTAGCTGTAAGTCCCAAAATAATTTTATACTTAACTTGTTCAAAAACCTTGAAGAATTGATTAGCTCCACAAGTATGAATTTCATCAATTACTAATAAATCACATTGAAACTTTACATGGTCATCCTTTACTACCGTATTTATGATTTCTACATTAACAAAAGCAATCCCATTAGTTAACAATAAGCCTATCCACTGATCTTTTAAAGTCTGAGTTGGAACTACAACCATAATGGAGGCTTGAGGATTTTTGTCTAAGAATTTTTTTATGCACATTAATGCAACTCTTGTTTTCCCGAAACCTGTAGCTGCAATTAATGTGCCCTTGCATTTAGCTTTTACCCATTTTTCTACACATTTTTCTTGTCTTATATCTCGACTAGTTTTCTCATCCATACATCAAACAATATAATGCTGCTGGACCATAGAGGTCTATTAATTCTTGAAAGGTTAATAGATACTCTGAGAGTTCGTACAACTTAATTATTAGTGTTTGGCTCATATTAAGGTTCTAACATAAATCCTTTTGATTCAGCGACCATCTCCAACTGCTTCATTCTAGTTTCCCATTGCTTAATATGGAATTTACAGTCGTCTCTAAGAGCAAACAAAATTCTGTTTCTTAAAGTTTTTAACTGCTCTGTAGTCAATTCTGAGTATTTCTTACTCTTTAAAGTCGTCATAGCTCTTAACTGAGAATATGTCAGACCTTTTGGAGTAACCTTCAGTGGAATATTATTCCCTAAAGCCAGATTCTCTTTAACTACTTCTAGTCTATCTCTAACTTCTCCAGTTTCTTCATCCTTGATAGTTAGATCCTTCATTTCCTCAGGAGTAAACCATACTCCCTGTTTCAAAATAAAAGTTAAGGTAATATGTTGCTTGTTGAACTTACCCAATTTATCAAGTCCACCATCTAAAATCAAGTTAACAGGTAGAGATGAATATTCATCAGGTAGGTCTGATACCATTGCTTTGATTGGAATCTGATTCAAATTCTCCAATATATTCTTATCAGCGGTATCAAGTACCCTTTTAATTTCTGATACAAATGAGAATCGATCCTTATTGTTTTCAGTTTTAAGCCATCTCAAAAATAGTTCACAATTACACCTTTGAATCTGGTCGTCAATAATAGAGATTAAAACATAACGTCCAGGTTTTTGTTTGTTTTCATTGTAAAGCATTTGCTTGCAATAATCGTAATTTCTTTGTAGTTCTTCCAAAGTACAGTCTACTAATCGTTTTTCATCCTGCACAAATTTACCGTCTACTTCTCTCTTTTCTCCCTTCCAAATAAAAGAATTAATATCGTTTTTCTTAGATGCAATTGCTTGACTCAATCTTTCTTGTAAAATACTCATATAAAATTAATCACTTACGTTTTTTATCATCAGCTTATCTAGTTATAGTTAAATCATCTATTGTAAGTAATTAAATCATGATACATTCTTGCTGTAATTCCTCTTGCTTTTCCTCTATAAATTCAAAAAACTGAACCCCATCATATTTGTAGGGAATAGATTCTTTGGAATCACAGTCGTACCATGTATCCTTACCAGCTTCTATCTCTTTAATTTTTAGATACCCCTTTTGTCCTATCTTAACAGGTTTCGACTGCCAGTTAGGATGTTTAGTACACATTATGTACTTATCGCAAGTACTTAAGGAATCCAAGTTCCTAAAGACATAAATTACATAGTCTCCTGGGTCTATTTGATATGTTAGTAACTTGCAATGGAGTATCTTTATCATTAATCAAGATATTCTAACATAAAGTCTTCTATATCATCTTCTTCTGTAGGTTTGGCATAATAGTCGATCCAATTTTTCATCTCTTCTTCATAAGCAATGTCTATATCTTCAGTAGAACACTCAGGATCTTCCTTTAACATTTTTTCTTCTACTTCACTATAACTATGTACTCCGTCATAGAAAGTATAATCTTCATACTTCTCTACTGCTATATCATATGCATATTCTAAGGCTTCTTCAGCCGTAACATTTCTAATAGTTCCGACATATTGGGCTCCCCCAAAAGAACCTCCAAGTCCGGCATAAATGTTATAATCCATTATCTAAACAACCATTTAATTATTTTATTACTTTCATTTTCTAATTCCAAGTCAATATAGTATCTATATGAATCTAGACTATATAAAACATATATAAATGATACTATTAGATTAACTATGGGAATAAGGCATACTAATATTAGAACTATTTTAAAAGCATTTCTAACTTTAATCTTAATCTCTCGACCATAACTATCTTTTTTATATCCAAATTTGTGATTCATGAATATAAATGCCAAAGTAGTTATGAGCGATACAATAATCAAAATACTTACCATTACTCTACAAATTTTACACACCCGTACTTGGCAAAATCAGCTTTAGCATTCTCTTGTCCTATAAAACAAGGGTATTTCTTGCATTTTTGACAGCTTCTTTCAGGAAACTTCCAGTATTTTTTATGTTCAGCTTCAATTTCCTGTTGTTTTTTGTCCTTAATTATTGAATTCATTTTTTCTTCTTGCTAACTACAACCCTAGTGACTTTAGGTTTATAATTTTCACAAAATTCAACGGCATGTCTTAACGCAGATTCTGGAGTTAAAAATGAACTAAACTGGCATCCTTCATCTTTAGATGGTAACCAGGTGTTTTTATTATCCATTCCCACCCTAACTCCTGCAGACCACTCTATTCTATTGTTATGTATAACAGTAAAAATAGATATAAACATGTTCTTTTTTGCCCATTCTTCTATTTCAGTCATTTTACTTTGCTATTAATAGTAACACTCCTACTACAGTGACAGAAATTCCTCCTATCATCCACCCTTTTGCAGATAGCTTATATTTTTTAATCTCTTGGTCTTTTCTGTATAGCATATCCTTATTTATGGATTCCATAGATTTATAATTTTCTATAGTATTAGTCTGTACTACAAGAGATTCCTCTAGCTTATCATTTATCTGTTTTTGTAGAGACAGCTTTTTATTCAGCTCTAATATCTCCGACTTGAGTTTCTTATGCTCTAGAAAGATGAGATTAGTGTGCTTCAGTTGTTGAGGAGTTATTACTATCATTGAATCTTGCACTATCTTTGGAAAGGTATTCTGAGAAAAACCTAGCATCGGCAGCGATAGACTGATTAGTAATATCAATAAAATCTTTTTCATAAGCTTTTTCTGTTTTTACAATAACTGAGTCTACTTTACCTACCTCATTCTTTAAGCTGTCTACAGAAGTAGCAAGCTCTTTGGACACTAGGATTAAGGAATCGTTTACACTAGTCAAGGAATCTTTTAAACCATTTAAACGAGATATCTCTTCTTTGTAGTTATCCGATTTCATACATCTCCAATTATATGTCCATAGAGCTATATTAGTCAGTAGTAGAAGAACACAGAAGATTGCAACAAGTATATTCTGGTTCTTTATACTCATCTTATGCTTTTAAAGTTTTAGGCATTGTTTTATATTTTTCTTTTGCTTTTGCATACGAAATACTATAGTTTTCAGGATTTCTAGCAATAAGCTCTGCTAGTCTCTTTAGACACATTTCAATGTATTCGTAGGACACAAACATTCCAGAGGTCATGGTAATTTCTCCTATTCTAGTTCTAGAACTCTTAGCCTTTCCTTCTGCAATTTTCTTACCTAACTCCTCGTTTTCATTCTTAACATCACTTGGGTGACATATAGATACTCCAAACACTACTCGCTTACTCTGTTCCAAAGAGTTTACTTCATCTACACAGTCCAGAGCACTGCAGTATTCACACTCTCCATTGTCAACAGCGTTAGCAACTGTATAAACAAGGTCTGCAGTTTCTTCTGGGGTCATTGGAAGAGATACATAATCTTCTGGAACCGCTGCTACAGTAAAAGAACGTTCTACACCTGCAAAGTCTGTAAATTTCTGAGTTAAAAATTGAACTTTCATAATAAATTATTTTTTTTAATTATTAGTCTTCGTCTTTATCTGGTTGAATAGATTCTGGATTTCTGTAAAATTCCAAAATAGAGTTTTGTTTTCTTAGCCAGCTTCCTTCCATTTCTGCCATACCAAGAATAGTTCTTGAAACAGATTCCTCCTCCCTCTGCTCTAGCACCAGTTTGCCAGTTTTAGGATCGTCTCCCAATAGGAATGTAAAAGTTGCCCAATCACCTTCTTCTGCAGCCCTGTTAACTATTTGATTAATTCCCAAAGTAGTTTCAATTTCCTTATCCACAGTAAGTCGGAAAGGCATTACATGGTCAGTAATATCCAAGTTGATAGCCGGCACTTGAGGATACGTGAACTCAGCATCACATTCGGTTAGATAGTTATAAATCCACTGATGATGTACATTTTCTTCTGCAGCACGTTCATCATAATAAATACCTAATTTAGACAAATCGTTACGATAAAAATAAGCTGCAAATGTTTTGTACATATTGTGATTTTCAAGCTCATGAGCCATTTGGTAAATAAGCATCTTTACCATTTCATCACTTAATGTACACTTTCTCCTAGCTTTCTTTTCAGGAGGAAATATAACTGCTTTATTGGTTGGAGAACTTTCAATAACAGATTCTACTTTCTCTGCTCCAGATTTTATTTCATTTTGAGCTGCCTGCTCATTTTTCAATACTTCCATAATTACATATAAATTTGACTAATTGTTTTCATAACCTTAACTTCCTTGTTAAGTTTTCTAACTATACAAGTTTCACCTTTATATGGTGAAGTAGTCTTAAAGAATTTTCCACCCATAGATTCTACCCTATCTGGAAATATTCTATATAAGGCTACCTCGTAAAAAAACTCGTTAGTACTTTTTGATACTTCTTCCGTATCTATGTCTGCATTCTTTGACAAGTTCTTTTTCATGGGGTGTTTTTGTCCATACACTTGGATCTCTAGGAACTTTATATTTAGGATGTATGCCCAAAGCTATCATTTCTTCTTGGTTATGTACATTTACTGGAGATAGTTCTTTTCTCTTGTTTTCTGTCTTTTTTGTTTGTTCTTTTTTCATACTCTTATATTAAAAAATTGTACAATTTTGCTATGTTTAATATAAACATCTCTAGCTTCTAAGTCTACTAAAATAACCATTATTCCCATAGTTGCAGAAAGTACATTAACTACTGGAATGATAGTTGTAAGTATCAAACCAATTAATACTCCTAAAGAAGCTTTATGATCTTCACTTTCTAGTCTAATTTGTTTTAAAACAACAATTCCTAAGTCTAATACAAACAAGCTCGAAATGATATAGAGAAAAATCATTGTATAAATCATACCGAATGTACAGCGTTACAAATTAAACACTTGTAGATACCTTTGTCGTAATCAAACAACATGTGTATAGTCTTAGTTCTACACTTAGGACACATTAACACCTTTCTGGGTTCGTAAACCTTTTTAATCTTCTGACTTTGTTTCTTTGCCATTACACAAATGTCTTAACTTTTCACTTTCCTCTATAAATAGATTAATATAATCTTCCAGTTTTAAAACTGAATTTCCAGATTTCTTTGAGATTCGATATGCTATAATTTTCTTAACAGCTACATCTAAAGGGAGAGCATAAGCCACATTTTTAAATTCTTTTCTCTCGTTTTCCTTCCCTTTATTAATAGTCTGTAACAGCTCCAAATCAAATCCTAAAGAGTGTTCGTTAATTGGAGTTAGAATAAAATCCTCTCCCTCAATAGTCATAATTTGCTATTTTTTTAATTTCTATTTCTTCATCTATGTTAGCAATTTCATCTTTGTTAAGTTTTAAAAATTTAACTTTAGTGTTATCTCAATATGTTTTGAATCATTTGTCTGTCAACCTCTCCAAAAAGATCTTGGTAAAGAGGGATAATTGTTTTTGACTTCTTTTTTAAATTCTTCTTATTAGAAGAGATCTTACTTTTCTGATTCATTAGCTACATTGTTTGAATTTTCTTCTATCTCCTTTATAAGAGTTTTTATATAATTACTTCTATTACGTACAGCTTTTAAAAGTTCTTCCGGAGAACAAGAGTCACATATAGCTAAATAATATGGAGCTATTACGCATCCAAAATGTTCGCCATAAATACAATGATTACACATATCTTCTTCAAACCTGTCTCTTAATGCCTCAGCCTCTTTACACAATAGACATTTTCTAGGACTTCCGAAACCTGTAAAAGTTTGAAGAATGTCGGATCCACACATTTCATCACACCATTCTCGTTCAAAATCTTCAAGAGTTAAGTTATCATACATTTTAACTAACTCCTTTGCTACATTAATATTAATCATTTTTTTTTGTTTTTAATTATTTGTTCTTAGGGTGGGATTCGAACCCACAATCTCCTAGTAAAATCCAGGGCTTTAACCAATTGAAGCTACCTAAGAAATCCACTCTCCCTAACAGCACTCCTAGAGAATTACCTCGTGGTCTGTTACCTTGTAATACTTAACATTTAGGTTCAAGGGCTCTGGTTTGGAGAGTTTAATTTAGCCCCTTGTTACTCTTTTTTCATTTTCTTAGCAACATCCATCAACATATTCAAGCCTACTGCATCCATTGCACTACCGCTTCCAGAATTATTACCATTCATCATGATTTCAGGAACCCAACGTACATTAGATTTACTAAGAGCTTCTGCTACACCTACAGTAGTCTTATACTGCCATTCAGCTGCTTCTTGAGGAGTCAAACCAGCCTGTACTTTAAGGCGATTAGCTTCTGCTTCTGCTTTACCTTCTTCGATAATTTTCTTAGCTTTTTCAGCAGCTTCTTTTGCTTGCAATTGGGCTACTTCATATGCTTGCTGTGCCTTCGTTACCTCTACAGCCTTAATCTTTTCCTGTTCCCATTTAGCTTGAGCTGCAGAAGCCTTACCTTCTTCTTCAATTTGAATAGTTCTCTGAATAGCTTCCAAGGCTTTAGATTTGGCTGTAATAATAGACATATCAGCTTCTCTTTGCTTTGAAATTTGAGCTAAAGTAGCATTTTCATATTCAAGATCACTAATAGATAATTGTGATACTTTTAAACCATAGAAAGCAAACGGAGAGGCTTCCTGTCTTTTGATTCCGTTAGGAGACAGACTGTCAGGAATAGCTTCTGCAATTTTAGTAATCTGCTTTTCATTAGTAATTGGATTCAAAACTTCTACAGTTCTTACTTGTGTTTTATATACACCTGCATTGAGCTGATCAGTAATTAATGCAATCAAATCAGTTCTCTTTTCGCTAACAGATTCAAGTGACGACATCAAAGGACCGCAAGCAATAATAACTTTATTCAAGGTAGGCTTAATTAAGTCTCTAATAAGTTTTTCTTGAGAGCCGTAGTGGGTTTGAATACGTTCCAAATATTTACCTTCCAATGGCATTTCTACTCGAACTGAGCCTAATACAAATCCTTTTCCCTTATCATTATAAGTAATTGGCATAGCTGGATTTTCCAATTCCGGAGAAACTGTAACATTGCCATCATCCTTCCGAATCAATTCATTAAACCAAATTTGGGAAGTCTTGTCATAAATGGTTACAGTTCCCATTTTCTGAAACTGAAATCCTCCATTTGTCCAGTATTCCAAAGTTCCAGTAAAAGGAATTTGATTTACACCAATTTGCTTCTTATCCATGTCTTCTCCCAATTTAGGAATCATACACAAGAATGCTACTACTAACACTGCAATAATTGCCATTAAACCTTTTCTCATAAATAAAATAATTTAAAATTTTGTAAATAGTTATTCGAAGATTAAATAGTAAAACGGAATAAAAATCCGATATAATTTAAATTCTCTACTGGAAATTCTTGGCACTACTCCAGTAATAGAAAGAAACAGCCATACATAATAAATAAACAGTATGACCATTAAAAATGGTAATAAAAACTTAAATATCATTCTCTAACCTTTTTTGAATTAACTTAACCTTTTCTACATATAACGAATCCTCTGCATAACCAATTTTTCTTAAAAATTCGTAATAATCTCCTCCTTTGTATCTATATTGTACTTTTTGTTTATATGCTAAAACCGAATGAGTCCAGTGGTCAAATCTATAATATCTTTTATTCTTGGAATCATATAATCCAAACAAGTTATTATGTTGCAAACACTGCTGAGACTTATAATGACCAGTTTCTAATACAGATTGAGCTACCACTATTTCTGGACACTCTAGATTATACATCTTACATACCATATAGACACTTTCATAAGTTGGAGAAGACTCAATAAATGGAGAGATCTCTTTAGATGGTTCTACATGTGAAAACGATAAAGTAGATAAACAAAAAATCAATATAAATACAAATTTTTTCATTCTTTCAAAACTCTTTTATGACAAGGGCAGTCTGGATCGTGTACTACACTCATACTATAATTTTGACTCAGTCCACACCCATGTTCAAATACTATATAGTTGTGACCTTTATAATTTATTTCATGTTTTGAGTCATTTACTTTAGTACACGAGCTTAGTCCCACTGCTAACCCTAAAATTAATAAATATTTTTTCATTCTTCTAATCTATATAATGTGATTAAATCAGAACAAGTTAAATACATCCGAACTGGACGCCCATTAGCATCGAAGCAACTTAGATCGTCTAGTTTTACCCAACCATCTAATATACCCTTCACCCTTACTCTTCTTTTATGTCTAAGAAATGGATTAAAATGCTTTTCTGTAAACCATACTTGTCCTACCCTTATACTATTTATCTTCTTCTTTTCCACCAATATTGCAATAATTACAGGAATAAAAACTGCTATAACTATTACAATTGAAATACTAATCTCCGCCATATTGTCTAAATTTTGAAGTGGTAGAGGGATTCGAACCCTCTTTAGTTTTACCACCTTTGAGCATTGTTAATCTTCCAGTTTAGTTAACTCAGCTTCTAACTCTTCCAAGCTCTTTCCCTCAAGTTCCTGGTTCTTCTTCTTAGCAATCAGTTCTAGAAGCTGTTCACGCTTAGCCCTTTTATCCGCAGCTTTCTTCTTTTCTTCATCTTCGGAAAGAAGAGTTTCAATGATATGTTTAACAATATCAAAACGTAACTCCAGAAGTTTATTATCTTTCGATTTGGCTTTAATGAAACTCTCTTCACTAGATTCCTTCAATTGCTTGTTAAGAGCAATAGCTAGTTTATCTAGTTCAGCAAGTGGAAGTCTCCAAAGATCCTCTACATTAAGATTTCCACGAGATGTTTCAAAACGAAGTCTAAGTCTTGTTGCCTTTTCAAAATTATTCATATTCTTACTGTTTTAAAATTTAACTTTAATAATTCTTTCAAATGAGCCTTCTACCTTACAAATTAGTTCATTTCTTACTGTTGAAGAAAACCCTAATCCGCTCAGTTGCTCTAGTGAGGTTGGAAGCAATAAATTGTTTCCTAAAATTTCAAACACTTTTCTATGCTCATTTAGAGATTCCTTTAAATATTCATTAAAGAACCCTCTAGTTTTTTCGGAACTTCTACATCCTTCCAACATGAAGAAATAGTGCTTGTTACCAATTGACTGATCATCCCAATAGTTAGGCGATAACATTATCATGGAGACTTTCTGGAATTTATTAGTATTAATTCCCCAGATTTCTTTAGAAATATTAGTGCTTGCTTCTGGAATGGATGCAGCTATTTCTGTAATTCCTAGCTTTCTACTCCATTTAAAAGTGCATACTTTAACGTTTTCTTCATCTCTAACAGGTCTTTCATATGAAAATTTATGCAACTCTCCATTACATTCTATTTCACATTCAAATCCTTCGTCAGTCCACTCTTTCTTATAGAAGTTATTAATGTACAGTGTATAAACTCCTTCAGCCATCTTGTTTGAATCAGTCCAAACAATATTCTCTACAGCATCCCTAGACTCTCTTTTACTTCCGGCATTCATATCTACATCCAGCATTCCTGACGAATTGGAATATTTGTCACTATAGTATATATGAGCTCCATGCGGCTCTATAACATGAATGTCTAAATCATCATAATTAAACCAATGCAACGAACATCTCAATACTCCGTTAACGTTACCTCCTGCCTTCTTAACCTTTTCTTTTATTGAATCAGCTAAGTTTCCGTTATATGCCCAAGCAAAGTTATTATTCCATTTAAAGATATTGGGAGCGTCCTCATATTTGGACTTAGTTAAGGTAACTAAATTAGGCTCATGCTTCTGTTCTACTAATACTTGAACACTTTTTGCAGTAGGAAGAACTTTGCTAATGAAATCTTCAATTCCAATTTCTTCAACTTTAGAAAACTTCTTAGGATTAATCACTATGTTTTCTTTAAGTTTGTCAAAGATTCCTACTTGTTCAGATAAGTCTCTGTTTACAAACAGAACGTTATTTACGGTAATATCATCAAGTTTTGCATAATCTCTGCTAAGAGATTTCTCAATACCTAATTCCTTAACTTTTTTCTGAGCAGCTTCAATCATTGATTTAGTTACAACTGATGTGGGTCTCTTATAATTAGTAGGGGCAACTACTTTCTCAAATTTAGTTACAGCTGTATCTAAGTCAACTCCCTCAGATAGGTCAACAAGAAGAGTTCCAATTGCAGAATTTCGGATTCTAGCTACAACTCCAGAATTTTTAACGTGAGAAATAATGTAAGCATTTTTCTCATTTTGAGGAAGTTTATTGTATTTATTTTGCAAAGTTTGAAACTCTTCAACTACTTTCTTAAATTCTAAACCTCTGTATAGCGAGTTTTGTTCAATCAACTCTAGAACAACAGCTACTGCATCAGGAGTTATCGTATTCAATGAACGTGTAAATACTTCATAAGTTGATCTAAAATCTGACATTACAGTATCCTCACTAGAGCTTCCTCTATATATGAATTTCTCAGGTAGCACTGTAAAAAGATGATTCCAGACTCCAACAGTACCATCAGCACGTAAAAAAGTATTCTTGTCTGTTCCCAATTTAGGGAAAGTTTGAACTAACAAGTCGGTAACTGGATGAGCTAGAATTAATTTTTTGAGATTAGCAGCTACAGTATTATAGGGTTCTTCGCACTCTATATCCCAAAAAGTTATAACTTTATTGTTTTTAATAGCTACTACATTGCCCCAATTCTTAATAAATTGTCTACAACAATTACAATTATGTTCTTGTCTCTCCTCTTCTGGAAATGATTCCAAATAAGTATTCCAAAGCAAGTCTTTATCAACTTTTGCTCTGAATAGATTAGATTGACCTTTACACATTTGTTGAAAACTGTTGTCTACTTTATCTTTAAATTCTTTGAATAGCATAATTATTTTTATTTTTTTTTTTAAAATGCGTAACCTAGCGCTCCTCTATATAGAGACGGTTTCTTGTCTATGTTAATAATGCAGCAATAATATATGGAACCATCTTCATCTTCTAGAGTAAGATAGTTATCAGAAGTAAGAGGTTGGGTGATAACTCCATAGAAGAAGTTTTCACCTTCGTGCATATACTCTACTGAAGAGTTTGTATTAGTACTAGACTGCCAAATGCAGTTGTCGTCTAATTTATCCTTTGGAGTTTCTTTTAATTCTTTCTTAAAGTCTTCAAGAGTATAAACCCCATAAATATCATCATCACGATCTATTCTCTTATACCAGAATTTCCAAGAGAACTTAGCCTGATCGACATTGATCCACTTCTTAAATTCAGAGAGATCGCATTTATGTATATTTATCTCCTCTACAATAGATTTTAGAATGTCTATAGTAGATATAGATAAGGAATCGACAAATTCTAAAATTTGATTAGACTTACTCTTGTCTATAAGGTTATCTCCAAGATAGCTCTTAATAGTTTCGGCAGATAAATTTCCAAAGGTTTTCTTGTAACGAATACGAGAAGGTCTTCCAATTAGGTTATCATTGATGTACAATTGATTAGTTGTCAATAGAAAAATTTTACGATGTTTACTATTGTATACACCGTCCATAATAGTTAGAATAGTAGAATCATTTCTGTCAAAAGATTTTTCGAATTCGTCAAAAAAGAGGATTACATCTGAACTAATTTTTGAAACGAATTCTTGTAAACCTTTCATATTTCTCGGAATAATGATAACTGGAAGATTCATTTTATTGGCTATAACTTTAGCACATACTGTCTTACCAGTTCCCTTAGTACCATTTAAAAGGATTCCTAGATTTCCAGATGTATTTTCAAATGTAGTCATGACATGATCAATAAATCTATTTTCTAGACCATAGATCTTAAATTCAAAATTGAACTTCTCGCAATACTCCTCCAAATATATTCGTTCATAAGGGTCCATGCACATATTATAAACCTTTTTAGGCAAAGTAGGAATCAGCTGTACACTTTCCTCAATTTGTCTATAAGTTCTCCCATCGTTTAACCAAATTAACTCTTTAATTCCTTCCATGTTTTTCTATTTATTATTTTATTTTACTTTTACAGAGCCTGGTCTAGTTGTTGCTGCTTGATAATCCTTCAGCTGTTTATCCCACCATGCTTGGCGAGACTGCAAATAAGCTAATTTCTTCTTGTACTTCATTTGTAATTATTTATTTAGTTAAACAAATTTTAGTTGCCTCCACCGCTAATTGATCACATCTATTATTATAGAGATTGTCTTCATGACCCTTAACGTGTTGAAAATCAACCTTCTTGTGAAAAGCTATAGCTTTATCAAACCTTTCCCATAGTTTTTGGTTCTTTTTTCTTCTCCAGTTCTTTGTATATGTTCCTATCACATACATAGAATCGCTCATAATTAGAATTTCAGAAGGAGTTTTTATAGACTCTAGAGCTATTATACAAGCCATCATTTCCATCTGATTGTTGGTGCAATTGACAAAGCATTTAGAATATTCTGCAACTTCTTTACCTTTACTATTTAAAATGACAAAGGCACATCCACCTTGCTTCCTAGCAAATGAATATGCCCCATCAGTAAATATTGTATAATCGGTCATAAAACAAATAATAAAGAATAATTTACGTAACTTCCTGTTTCTTTGTAGTTGCTCACTAAACGCTTAAACTTCCTAAGTTTATTTTCAACAAGTACTCTAATTCTAATGCAATTATCTAGAGCCGTTCTGATCATTTCGTCTAAGCCTTTGCCCACATAACCGCCATTACAAAAGTCTTCTGGAGTAACTATTATTAACTCATGACATTTGGATAAAATATCATAGTTAACTATACTCCAAAAAACAGCTTCTTTTCCTTCCTTCTCAATAATTTGTAAAACTCTAGCTATATCCTTTTCGCTGGCATTATTACTAACTCCTACAAATACCTTCTTTCTCTCGCATACATCTACTTCAAAAGTTGAAATAGAATATAAAAGACTTCTGTGTTCAGTATCAAAACTTACTCCATACCTATTAGGTGCAGGTCCCCATATTTTTTCTATTGAATTACATCTATCTCTTAAACCTTCTTCGTTATACCATGCTCTAGAAGAGTTTCCATCACCACATACTCGTATAGTACCTGTTTCTTCGTCTGGAAGGATTATTCCCAACTCATCTGTATCAAACTTAACTAGGTTTCCAGGCTTTAGGTATTTTTCTACTTTACTCCAACTCATTAGTTAATAGTTTTGAAAGTTTACTAACAATGGCTTCGTTTTCTTGAGCAACTTGCATAAGCTCTTCCTTCTCTAAAGCCAATTTGTCAATAGTTTGCTGTTTAACATCAGCTTCCTGCTTAGCAGATTTAACTACTTCCTGCAAAGAGTCAATAGTCTTATAGAAGACTGATAGGATTCCAGAGGATTTTGCTTTTAAAGAACTTGCGGTTATCGACTTTGTTAAAATATTAGCCATCTTATTTAAGTTTTATATATTTACGTTTATTTGCCAGTAGTGTTGAGTACCAAAGGATTATACCATCGTCACTAATATCAAGATATGGATCAATTCTTAGGAACACAACACCTAATATTAGTAACAATATTGGTATTATCATTTCGTACATTTTAGAAAGTTAAGGAATAATTATTAGATTACTTGGAAACTGTCTTAATAGTTTTCCCTTCTATCGTAACAAATAGAACAGTATTTTTAGGAACAGAAATTTGCTCCATATCAGATGTAATTACTTTGTTTACCAACATTTTTCCAGAAGCATCAGATATAACTAAATGTTTAGAAACAGCATTGCTGATTAGTACATGTCCGTCTTGACACAATACTCTAAAATCATTAGTGTCTACAGTTTCATTGGAAGTAGGATAATTTGATGTTACATCAAATGTTACAGTAAATGTAATTTTACCATTAGTAACAATGCAATTATATTTACCATCCATAGTCCCCTTATTGTATTTAGGAATAATAAGTTTACAGTCCTCTACCATATAAAGAGAATCATTCAAATCTTTTCCATCTTTATTCCAAGAAAATTTGGAAGATTCCTTTTTAAATGGTCCAAGTTTATCTTCATTGGTCAAGATTTCCAAAACAACTGAATCTCCATTTAAAACAACAGGACTAATTTCCAGAGTGTTAGTATAGTCTTTCTTTTCTGTATTCCCTTTTCTAAAGGTTGTATAAGACAATTCTTCAATGGCAAATTTGGGAAATACATTGATATTAAATTTTCTTGATTCTATTGTATAATCCCCTAAAACATTGCTAATTACTGGCGCAACTTCTTCTATTGATTCTGTTGGAATTAAAATAAACGAATCTTGCTCCGAAACTTTAATGGCATCTTCGTCTTTAACTAACATATAGTTATCAATATCCATTGGTTCCTCTACATCAAATTTAATTTCAAGAGTGTCTCCAATTTGAATATCATAACTAGCTTTGGACTGCTCTCCATTAATATAGAAATCCTTAATACCATCTAAAGGTTTAAGAATATGAGCTACAGTAACGGTATCAAGGGTCATTCCTTCAAAATCCTTTCTACTATACCACGTTCCAAATTCATCAGTTACAGGAGACTTAGTCGAAAGTCTATGCCCATAAAATAAAGTAATAGTTCTTGGATGTGGAGCTCCCTCCCAGGTAGCTATTTCAAACCAGTCTTTAGGAATACTCTTTAGATATAAATAACTCTTGCCATTTAAAGTTATAATATCGTCTTCCTTGATTAGAGTCGCACATACTGTTTTCTTTCCCTCTTGAAAAGTTGCTTCTACTTCAGGAAATCCTGCAAACCAAGCTACTTTCTTTAGATAGTCATACTTTACAGTATCAATTTGCAATTCATACATAATTTCCTTTCCAGGAATCAATTTCAATGTGTCTACTTGAGCATAAGTCATTAAAGATACGAATGCAATAAAGAATGTCAATAAAAATTTCTTCATATTAAAATATAGTTTTAAAAAAGTTATTAATCTGTCTACTTACGGTTGAATTCAGTTTTACATCATAGTCATTATTCCAAGAACCTTTAGCATTTTTATAGTATGCCAACAGCTCTTTTGGAGTTAAGTTTACCATATGTTCATCCAGAGTATTTGCCACATAAATACTATAGGGATTTATAAGAAACTTCTCTTCTGCCATAATAGAAGCATGACTACAAGCATAGTTAGTTCTAATCATATCTTCTGCTGTCATTCTTCCAAATAACACTACTTTATATGGAATATTACGTTCCGATAAGTTTCTAGCTATACAATATGCTACAAAGGCACACCCTCCCCAATTTATAGTATATTTATCGTGGAGTATCATACACAGTTCATTTAATTTATTATAAACCCACTCATTCATTACTGTTGTAGTTGGTATTTTTCTTCCCATTTTTTAAGTTTCAATCTCAATCTTCTATGAAACAGATTTCTAAATCTTTTTCCATAAAAAATAAAACCAATATCCACTATATTGATAAACACATCCACGAGTTCATCAACTAAGTCATTATTCTTAACCTCTTTGTAGGAAGATAATCCAGTCATTATACTTACTACTCCCTGTACTTCACCGCATTCCTCGCCTAATTTTATAGAAACATCTTTAATATCTCTATTGTTTTTAATCTTTTTAGAAACGGCTGTGACTTTATCAATTAATCCCATCTTTATAAATCCGAAATTAAATCCGACACTTTGTTACTTATAGCTTTTATTCTCTCACTAAGTTCTTCATTTTCCTTCATTAGCTCATTCTTTTCCTTCGTTAATTTATCAACTTTCTCTAAATTTATTTTTGCTATATGTTCTGCACTTGTCAAAGCCATATTAGCATCCTTTAATTTCTTAGTAAGATTTTTGCATTCATTAGTTTTTGATTCCAATGTTTCTGATTTCTTTATAAAGTGATTAGAAATATTTTTGTAGCTTTCAGTAAGCTCCTTAATTATTTTCTGATGAGAATGAATATCATCAATTTGCTTATTCTTCAATATAACATATTCTTTATTCACTTCCTCTAAAGAAACAGACAATTCATCAAATCTTTTCAAAAGTTCAAAATATTCATCTTTATAAGTATGGGTAAGTTTTAAGTCGGAACGTTCTAAATTCCTAATATAACTAAAAGTTATATACCCTAATATAAGCTCTTTAATCTCTTTATATGGTATTGCTAATACCCTTCCCTGAACAGAAACTACAAATTCCTTATTGTTAGAACAAACAATGTTCATATAATTAGGATTCAGTTGCAACCTATTATCCAAATGATCAGAAACTCTAATAATGCAACTTTCAAAGTAATAATAAGCACTACTTGAAGTTTTTGATTCTTGAATTTTGTTAGGATTTTTTGAAACTAAGAACTTTTGTAAATCACTTAATCTTGCCATATTTTGTTTATCTTTAAAATTTCACATAAAAAAATGCCAATTATTCTCGCGAACGACTGGCATCACTAACACACATATGATATTGGGATGATACCCAATGTTTATCTTGATTATGTGATCTCGGACAGATTCGAACTGTCGACCCCGATATTAAAAGTATCGTGCTCTAACCAACTGAGCTACGAGATCCACACTAGAAACTATTTAGTTTCTATTATACGATTACTATACACATATTTATAATACTTAGACCAATACTTTACTTCAGACTCTCCCCTACAATAAATAGAAGAAACAAAGAGAAAATCCAATTTTCTTTTGCGATAATTGAACTTTACCAGACTTCCAAGTTTTCGGACAGTATCTCCAGAAGCTACTAGGTCGTCGACTACAACATAAATATAACTAGGATCAACTGTATATGATTCATCATCCTTAAAATGTACACCCATATGAGAATCATCTCCCTCTTTTCTTAAAATATCAATTGCACATGCCCTACCTTTACATCTTAAATGATACACCACACTTCCAGTTAGGATAGCCATAGACATTCCTCTAACTAGAAATTTTATTGGTTTATTTTGAGGGACTTTCTTTATTAACACATCTACAATAGATGAAATATAGTTAGTCTCACGTTCTATCATAAAAGCACTTAATTTAGAATAAGTAGGATAACTTATTTCTTCATTTCCTACAGTCTTGTAATTGGGCAATAATCTAGATTCCATAACTTATTTGTTTATCTTATTTTTAATCTGATGTTAAGTGGACTTGGGCGGAATCGAACCGCCGTCCAGACAATCCTTATTACAAGGATAACGTGTGTCTCATTTTTATTACATCAGCTAGTGAGTTCTAGCATGTAGATAGTTTTGCAGGACATCGAGGTATATTATGAACTTATCGCCCTGCTGGATAACCTCTAAATACAAACTACCAAACTATGGGCTGACCGAAGTCAGCTTTCCACCACTCCATTTACGTTGGATAACGAGTAGTACTTTTAGGCATAGCCCTTGCGTCTCTACCATACACATTGTGGAGAATCTCAGCTCTACTAACCTTTGGCGTTCAAGTTAAGTGGGCTGCTTTATACGCTTCTTCCCACACCTCTTCTGTTTCTAGGTCTTCTCCGTTAACCCGACTTTAATCAATACACTTATTGACAAGCCACAGCTTACGCTGCCATTCTTACTTCAGTGTTGCCACTTAAAATTGTGTATCATTTTTAAAGAGTTGGTACAAACTCTACACGTCCTTATAATTTGTAATTACCTGTCAAAACCAGGCAAGCCCGTTCTACTATCTACTTCCAGTTAAACCTTGCATTATAACGTCACCAGTAACATCACCTAACACATTTAATAAATATTCAGATGTATTATTTTCAATAGATGGTTCTGTATCTCGGTGAATACGTTTGGTTAATACAAGTAACTCATCCAATTTTTGAATAATTAAGTCTAATTTCTCTTCCATAATAAACCAAATGTGTGTTGAGATGAATATTTCTGTATTATGTGGAAGGAGTGGGACTCGAACCCACCTACTGCGATTCCGATACGACAATTTGTTAAAGCAGGGCAGATTTACAGTCTGCTGCCGTTACCCTTCCTTTAATTCTATTAATTTTCAAATTTAACCATTTAAAAGAAGACTATCTCCAAGTCTTCTTATTAGTTCTTGCTTTCATATTTACTTTATAATATGAATAAAAATCATCTTCTAAGAAATAGTTAATGTCTTCCAATTCATTTTGAGCTAGTTTAAATGCCATCTTTCTTACACGCTTCTGATTGTATTCTTTATCATTGCGTTTATATCCAGTAGATTGGTCTCTAAATTCATGATGATCTCTAAGCTCTGTCCAAGACTTTGCTGCTCTCCATTCACTATTTTCTTTTACTGGATACTTTAAATTTGCCCAAAATTTAAGACGTTTCTTAAACTTTAACTCTTTAAGTTTTCTTCTCTCTGCTCTATTCATATAATGTAGTAAATTAAATTGCGGAGAGAGTTGGATTCGAACCAACGGAGGTGTTACCCTCGCTGCGTTAGCAGTGCAGTGCTTTAGACCACTCAGCCATCTCTCCAAAAATTGTGGACACGGCGGGACTCGAACCCGATCTTCCAGTGTGCAAAACTAGCGCATTCCCAATTATGCTACCGGCCCTTATTTATAATTGTAGCACGCCGTGAAGGATTCGAACCTTCATATCACGGTTTTGGAGACCGTTGCTTCCCAATCATGCCACCGACGTATGTTTTTATTAGAATCGGGTAGCGGACTCGAACCGCTGTACCTGGTTTTGCAGACCAGTACCTAAGCCACTCGGTCAACCCGACAAGTTTAGTCAAAACTTAATTCTATAAGAATTTGTTGTTTTGCCCTTCTTCTTTCTCGTTTCTTGTCAATTACAGGAGCAAAATACTCCCCATATTTTTTAAGATATGTCTCTTCCCCATATCCAATGAAATCTTTTCTACCATAGGGTTTAATTTTCCGATTTCTCCAGATGATACGATTCACTCCATTTCTTTTTTCTATAGCCAAAATCTCTCTAGGACTTTTATTATGGTGAGAATCTCGATGTCTTTGATGAAAACTTCTACTCATGATATAAAATTTATAGAGGAAGCAGCCAGACTCGAACTGGCACACCGCTTTTACACGATTACTAGTAGTTTTCAAGACTACTGCCTTACCAATTAGGCTTATACTTCCTTATTTACTATTCTAAATGCTTCAATTGGAATGAAGCAATATTCTTCAAAATTAGAATGTCCTCTTTGTTGAGATATTTTTATTCCTACATTATTTAATTTTATTTCAAAATCCTCATAATCTAGCTTACTAGTTGTCAATTGAATCTCACTTAGCCCATGCTCATCATGGTAGGTAGAAATGCATTTGATGTTTTTTATTGCTTCTATATTTTTATCACTACCATAAAAAGGTAATGTTGATATAGCTATAGACTTTAATAATTCAATCCACTTTTCACAACTCATAGAATTTATAAATTCTATATTATCTTTTATTAATTCCTCTAGATTTCTCATACTTCAAGTAGTTTTATAGACTTGTGCGGGATAACAGACTCGAACTGTCTCCTTGACTTTGGAAGAGTCGTATGCTAACCATTGACACCAATCCCGCTAAATTGTGGAGGAGGAGGGAATTGAACCCCCAACGCCAGGTTCTTCAAACCTGCGCTCTACCATTGAGCTACTCCTCCATTACGAGATCCATACTAATAGCCGACTATATTAGCAGTATCTCAACCTATCTCCTACTTTGGTCGTTGATAGGAAAGAACTCCTCCTCTCGGTGCGCATCAATATCCAAATTTAGAGAGGCGTAGAAGGAAATATTTTACCAGCCATGACCGTGTTCTCTTCTGTAGGCTTCAATTTGAGATTGCTCTCTTTCTATGCGACAGTCCCTTATAAAGGTATCTTCTATATCAGCAGAAATTTCTTTACTAATATTTTGCTTAAAAGTATTATTTTCTGGCAAATCAAGAAGATTTAAATCTATAGGGAAATCTGTATTATCAGCTAACCAATATATGTATTGCAAATCATAAGATTTTATCCATCTTAAAGTTCTCCCTTTATATTTTCCAAATTGGAGCGGAGAATCTAAATATGAAGATTTTAAATTTTTCAACTTATTAATTAGTTGAGTATATTCTTCTGAAGTAATTCTCATATAATATTCCTTTTAAATGGTGACTCGCCTGCGATTCGAACGCAGAACCTACAGCTTAGAAGGCTGTTGCTCTAATCCTATTGAGCTAGCGAGCCAACTTTATTATTTTCTACCTTTTATTAATATTGTATCAAACTTCGATAAGCAATTTATAACTAAAATAACAATAATAGAAAATATGCAAAACCAAGATGCTAAACTATACAATATTATTGAGATCAATACTCTTAAGGTTAAATCTCTACCTTTGTAGATAGCAATATAGGATAAAATCGCAAGGAATATTATTGAGATTAATACTCCAATACTATAGAAAGTTAATATTGTCATTTTATTAGTTTTTATAGTTGATGTAATTTCTAATAGCTTGAAAGATTCCTCCACATTCTGGGTATTTAAAGTCTATCCAGTTATCTAAATCATACAACGAAATCCAGAAATAGGACATCATAGTATCATAGGATGGTAACTTTTCGTATATGTCAGGATTTTCTGTAAACACTGTCATACGAAAATTATAAACTAGATCGTTCCTATCTATCATGTAGTTACAAAACATCAATGCTACTAGAAGGAACACCACTAAAATACAAATACCTAAAATTAAATAATCAATAATCGTCTATTTTTAATTAATTTGAGTAGAGGATATGAGATTCGAACTCATGATCCCTTGAATGTAAATCAAGTGCTCTAAACCAGCTGAGCTAATCCTCTAAATGGTTGGGTAAGCCAGGTTCAAACTGACGATCTCTGCATCCCAAATGCAGCGGATTAATCTACTTTCCCATTACCCAATACCCAATATTTTGCCGAAAACTCATAGCCGAGAGTACCAGACTCGAACTGGCGACCTTCGCATAGACAGTGCGCTATTCTACCACTGAACTAACCCTCGGTTTCCCTCCGAAATAGTAGTACAAAGATACTACTTTTATTTTTATCAGCCAAACATTTGATAAAATTTTTGTAAAAATTTTATTTTTAGTATCCCCAACGAGACTCGAACTCGTGTTTAAGCATCGAAAGTGCTTTGTCCTAAACCACTAGACGATAGGGACATTTAAGTCGTGAGTAAAGAAATATAATTATGCCAAGAACTAAATCGAAAGCAAAGACCAGTTCGCAAAGCGAAGCCAAAAACCAAGACAGAAATTTAATATATTTCTGCGAACTGTCAGTAATTTAAACATTTGTCAGATTGACAAATTAAGATTATATTCTTTATTTAATAAATTATTGGTATATTTCTTTACTCACACAAAGAATGGTTAAATCCCAATGAGGATTAAGTCCTATTCACCTTTATTTCTTTGCATTTTGGATATTCTGAAGAAAATCAAACACTTCTTTAAGTGCCTCTGGAATAACTATTTTCAGTTGACTTATTTTCTGAGTTTCAGAATTTTTATAAGTAATTAAGTCTGAATATAGTTTTTGTCTTCTAGAATTCATTTCATCTGCAAACATGTGCCATTCATCATGTCTTTTCCTAGTTAACTCTGCCGCCTCAGTCTTCAATCTAAATTTCAACTGATTTAGCCTAGCAGTCAAAGCTCTATGCGTATTCTGCATCTCAAGAAACGAATCTTCAACTGTAGATAGCTCTACTGAGGGAATATAGTCATAGATTACTATGTTGGAAGAAGAACTCTTATCTACACTATGAGGTCTAGTTAGCTTAGCCTGTAACTGCTTACGAGCTTTAGAAAAAGCTCCATTTGGGTGAATAAATTTACCGATAGCAGCTGAGTAGGCTTCCAACGAGTAATACTCATTTCTCTCTTTAATATTCCAAGTTCCCAAAATGTCTTCTTCGGTGACTTCTTGCATCCTGCTAGGCAATAGAGGAACTTCAACTTTCATTAGGTTGCAATAATCTTCTAAAGAGATGTTTGATATTTCATTAAGCTCTTCTTCTTTAGCCTTTATAGCTTCTCTAACCCAAGCGATAAATGAATTGGCTTCGGAAATAAATTTAAGAGATTCTTTTATCCTAGTTATATCCTCTGCACTATTACCTTCTACAACAAGAACCTTTTCTCTGTTAGTGCCTAGTACAGAAATATATTCGCTAATAAACGTAACGTTTTCTAACTCCAGTTTACGAGCTTGAACCACTTCAGCGGCAATGTTAGCTAAATGATTCGCACTTGTACTAGTCATACCTTTATCACTGAAAAATACTTCATTACACTTTTTCATATTTTGTTTTTTTTTGTTTAATTACACCATTTATACTCTAATATGCCTCCGTAGATAGCATCGAAATAGAGCTTTTTGAATTGCTCACTAAAATAGTCCGCTATCTCTCTACTCCGGCAAGCGAAGCCGACATAGGTAGAAGAATCGCCAGAACCATTAACAGCATCGAAATAAGCGACGCCGCCAGGAACATAGGCAAAATTACCAGAGCGCAGCCAGTATTTTTTACCTTCATAAAGAAATAGAGGATTACTTTCTATCTTATACTCTTTAGGAGTACTAGATTCTAGATATATTTTTAACCAAGGATAATACCAAGCACCCTCCGTAAGATGGAATTTGTAATCCCCATTCAATGCTCTCAATATAGTCTCACATTTGATTCTTGCAGCTAGATGTTTGGGCATGTCATCAACATAGGATGGTCTTTCTTCTCCCAAGACTTTAAGTGCATCCTCGTAGGTTTTAACTTTTTCTCTAATGTCAGAGTCTACAAAATCAATGCTTTGAGTACTTTCGTTGTAAACTGGAATTTTACCCTCTGGGGTATTAATCGTAATTTGATAACTCGGCATTATTTAAATTCTTTAGTTATGTCCTTAAATAAATTATTAAACAACCCTTTTCTTAAACAGAATAAAGTATTTACTATAGGGAAAAAAGCTATTACTACTCTAGGTGCGGTGGGATCCATGGTTTCCCGTGCATAATATGATACTGCACCCATCACGGAAACTACCCATACTACAAACAAAATAAGTCCTATCATTACTCTTCTATTTCTACTCTTGTTTCACTAAAATTATCGTCAAAAAGATCTGTCTCCAAATCAATTCCTTGGTTCATAACAAACATAGAGCCATTGAATTTTAAGAAGTCTTTAACCACTTCTTCATTCCAAACTTCTGGAAGATCCCAATCCTCTGGAACTCCATTGTCGAGAGATGTTAAATCACTATTTTCAATACAATCTGCACAAGCAGCTGCTAAATCCTCTAAGGATTTAAAGTCTAATACTGTACTTAGTACTACTTTCATCTTAATTTATTTTTAGAATTAAAAAAAATAAAAAGTACCTCAAGTCGGACTCGAACCGACACGCCCGAAGGCACTGGTTCCTACTTCTTACATGAATAATTACTGGTCTGAGCATGACAATTAGGACATAATATTTGCAAGTTGGATAAATCATTGTTATAATGGTTTCCGTCTATGTGATGTAATTCCAGTGGGATTGGTTTACCGTTCCAGCTAGTTAATCCACAGCACTCACATTTATGCTCCTTAACACCATCTTCAAGTATCCTGAGTTTAAGCTTATGAGATGAAACTAAAGGATTTTTAGCTAATTCTTCAGCTGTCTTCCTCTCCTTAGCACTTCCCTTTATTCCCTTGCCACTTTGATTACCTGAGTATGTTATTCCCATCTTAGTGTAATAAGACTTTAAAGTATCTACTTTACAGGCTAGTCTTCTAGCAATCTCTGCATTTGGTAAATCTTCTCCTATCCATTTAAGGATGTCTTCTTTACGTTCTAAAATGTCTGTTCTACGCATAGTACCCTCTGAGAGATTCGAACTCTCACGCTACTGTTACTTCGCCCATGAGCCTAAATCATGGATGTCTACCAGTTCCAACAAGAGGGTATTTAATTATCATGTAAAATTCTTACCAGTGAGTCTACCTATTTCCCCACTGAGGCATTACCATTGAATCATTAACACAATAAATAAAATAATTCCAAATATTATGGAAATTAATTTAAATCTGTTATCTTTCATATTTTTAGTGTTTACATTTCTAACATTAGTAGTATATTCACTCCAAACCTTTGTTAGGCGGAGGAATAGTTCCTGAAACTAACCATACATAGCTTTTGGAACTCTGTTCAAAATACCACTCAGCAGCTTTCTTTACAACATTAATTACTTTTTTCATACTTAAAAAATTTTAAATTGTTAATAATTAATTTATTGGGAGCCACAAAAGGAGTTTGTTGTGGAAAAAGGATTCGAACCTTTGGCCTCTGAGCATATGTGCTTCAGCGAGATAGACCACTTCTCCATTCCACATAAGTTATAAACATTGACCGGTTATTTATAACTTAATATTATATATTTATCTATTGTTTATAATATAGCTTAAAGTTCCTTTACTTAAGATATTATATTTGTTCATTAATTCCTTATAAGACATTCCTTTCTCTCTATCAGATTTTATTAGAGATACTATATCATCAGGATATTTTTTATTGGCATTTGAAGATCTTTTTTGCCTTATTTTTTCTGGAATATCCATCATATTATCTGAATTAGTTCCAATTTCTATATTTGCAATAGAATTATCCAAAATATTTCCATTCAAATGTCTAACTACCATTCCTTCATCATATATTTTATTTCCAAATTTATTGTATGCCTGGAATCTATGAAAATATACTTTGATAATTTTATCGTTTATTCTAAATGAAAAATATTTATATCTATTTTTGCCACTAGTTCCTACAGATTTATTTTTAGGATTATATACTATTCCGTCTTCTGATATAGTATATCCTCTTTCCTTTGCTATTACTTCATGTTTATTATACTCCATAATATTAATTATTAGAATTAGTTTAAATCCAGCTACACCACGTGGAGGTTTCTAATATGTAGCCTTGCGGAGGCAGGATTCGAACCTGCGACTTTCAGCTTATGAGGCTGACGAGCTACCACTGCTCTACTCCGCGATATTTGGTAGCTAGTTTATATCCGCTACCCAGCATTTAGACTGAAAATGTCGAAACAGGAATCAAAGTTTTACAGTAGAAGTTCGTTACGCTCCCACCACTACTTGTTTAAGGTAGCTATGCAACTCTACACTATACTGTTACTTCTGCTCGTCGAGTAAGCCAGACTCGAACTGGCTCGAATAGCTCCCAAAGCTATCATGCTACCATTGAACATCATTACTCGAAATCCTCCTCTACTTGGAGGAGGTTGTTAACTTTATGTTGCCATAAAGATCTATCCTCTACTCATCGAGAGTGGTGACACTAGGATAAAACCTCACTAGGTTGGCAAAAGTTGTCCTTATATAAAGGAGTTCTTTTATTTAGTCACTCTTTAAATATAAAGAATCTAAAAAGATTAGATTCTATTTTCTAGAATATCTAATTTGCGATTCTTCCATATATTTATCATACTCTTCTGTATCTCTTATATATCTACTTTGGCTCTTAAATCTAAAATCAAAGATATAATCACACCAATCATAGTCATTTACCAAAACTTTCGGAGAGGGAAGTTCATAAGATTCTATATCTAATAGAGTTAATAACTCTTTAACCTTTTGTCTTATTCTTCTTTTTATTTTTCTTCTGAAAGTGCTATGTTGTGCAATTCCTCTATCCTTGTAGATAGGAAGTTTTTTACTTTTGGACATAATTAGAGATTTTTGAGTTTAACCATTTAAAAGAGAATATTCCAGCTTAATTCGGATTCTTCTTTTAAATGATTTGAGTTTAGTTTTGAGACACTATAATTGTAGCTCGATTCCAATCATTATCTTCATACTGCTGAACTTTGTCTCCTTCAGCCCCTACGATTAGGCTATCCTCATCTACTCCAAAATTAACCAATGCCTTTTTAACAGACTCAGCTCTTCTCTCACTGAGTTTCTGATTATATTCTGGAGTTCCAGTTTTAGCATCAGCATAACCAGTAATTACTAATTTCTTAATAGAATTATCCTTAACATGATCAGCTATGTTTCTAATATTAGCCATTTGTTCAGGAACTATTTCAGCAGAATTAATATGAAATCTAATAGTAGTTGGAGAAACTTCTCTAACAAATACAGTATCTTTTACGTGAATAGTATCAATTACTGTAATTGTTTTTGGAGCTTTCTCACATTCTGCTTTAATTCTATTAATTTCGTCATTCAAAAAGTCAATGTCTTCTTGGTCATAGGATGGAATATATTTAAATCCCCGACCTCCGTCACGATTCTTAAACTTGTAAGTAATCCCTAAAGAAGTTGTAATAAATCCGTCATACTGAGCTTTGTCAATAATGAAATCAAGTTTATCATGAGATAATGAAGCTATTCCTTCTAAATTGAGTTGAACTGCATCAGTAATATCATAATTAAGTTGAAGTCCAATTCTCGGAATTAAGAAATCTTGTTTTACACTATTGTCATTCTTAAATGAATGCAAATAACCAATACCCACCGGAATTACTACATTAAATTTTCGATCATAATTTGAATTAAAAATGTTAATTGGATTAATCAATAAATCACTGTAAACTCCTGCAGTGTGAACTCCCTCTAAATTAGTATTAAACTTCTTCCATTCTCCTTGAAGTCTAGCTCCTGCTACTGGAGTAAAATACTTGTTTAATCCTAAATGTACAGACGGATTGGAGAAATCTTTATGTTCAAAAGAACTTTGTTTATCTCCAAACGAGGACATAATTCCTCCACCCACACTGATTGACCAGTTGTCAGTAAACTTGTACTTTGGCATTCTCAACTCTTGTGCACTCAAACACACAACACTCATAAGAGCAATAAACATCAATAATACTTTCTTCATTTTAATTTAATTTAATTAATAATTAATTGATTAAGTATGTACCTGGAGTGGGACTCGAACCCACACGCCCGCAATGGGCATCAGAGCTTAAATCTGACGTGTCTACCAATTCCACCATCCAGGCTTTATAATCCTGCTTATAGTAGGGACAGTGGGGCTTGAACCCACATGTGACCAATTACCCTTTCAACAGCGTATAAGGCAGAGGGGATATGTCCCTATAAGGTTGTAAAGCAGTATTTCTACACTGGAGATTCCAGTTCCTATAGTTATTTTGTTGCTAGCTGTGGCATTTATTCTATAGATATACCTCATCGGATTTATTCAGCTGACTTTACCGACTCTTGGATTATAAGGTACGATGCCTAAATGTCGTACTACTGCTTTACATGAGTTGTCCTACTAGGATTCGAACCTAGACCGACAGAACCAAAATCTGTTGTGCTACCATTACACCATAGGACAATTATGACTACTTTAGTAGTTTGGAACATTAACAGTGCAAAGGTACTACAATTTTTTTGACCTACCAAGCAAACATTACAAAAAATTTTCTACTCAACATTTTAGTATTAAAGCTATGCTCATAATATTCAAATTATTGTAGTATTTTTGCACTGCCACAAAAACTATAATTTATGATTACTTTACCAATATTTCTTTGGAATGTTAGTAAGAATAAATTTATAATCCTTGTAAAAGAAAACCACAAAGTCTTCAGAAACTGTAAAAGTTGTTACCTTTCTATTGTCTGTCAAAACTTTGAATGTAATTTCCTCTTTAGTCTTTTCTAGTAGCTCCAGAATGTTAAAATAGGCAAACTTATCTTCAAATGAGAGAATAATTATTTCTTCCTCACCGTCGAACTCTATATTTGCCCATTTGTCACTTACTAATACTGCATTCTTAGCCTTGTCTTTAGTTGCATATAAATATTTATATGATGCCGCATTACTGAGAATGGGCAGCATCAACAGGATAGAAATAATTATTGTTCTCATTTTAAACAAGTTTAAAAATTAGACCATTTAAAAAGAATCTTCTGCCTCTTCCTCCTCACCACCAAAGAGTTCTTTATGAGTTGATCTAGCTACTTTAAGTTCTGTTTCAGTAATTTCTAGATCATAATTCAACTCATGATATTGCTTTACCCACTCCTCTACATTGATATTCTCAAATGTAGGAGTTAAGTCCTGCCGATTCTTTAGTCCCAAGTCAAGAAGTTTTTCCTTCTCTCTCTTGAGCTGTCTGACTCTTTTCTCCAAAGCTCTAACTTTATCTTCACTAGCTGCCTGAATATCTCCACTTAGAGACGATATTCTTTCTTGGTAAAGTTCATCGAGATTATTTCCGAGGTATTTGAAAAATATTCCAGTCTTTTTCATTTTATTTAAAATATTTAGTTAATAATAATTTTTTTCTAGAAAGAGAAATAGAAGAACTTTCTTCAGAAGTACTTTGAGCAGGCGCATTGTGTTTAGGTCTTAGTTTAAACCACGTTATGCTGTAATACATTCCTTTAAATGGAAAATCTCCCTCTGCATCTAGTCCACTAAATTCAGCTGTGTATTCTCCCTTGCTATTTCTCTCTAACCCCTTTAGGCGTTCAGAAGACACCTTATTTTGTAGTTCTTGTTTAAGAACCAAAGTTTCTCTCTCTTTAGGTATTTCAAATTCCTGACTTATATCGTTGGGATCTAGATGTTCCCAGTCCCCGTCATCATTAAAAAACTCACAGTACTCTTCGTCGTAAACGTAAGTATCTTTCCTATTATTTATTTCTATAATTTTCATTCTTTCATAAGTTTAGTTATTTTACGTTGCATATCCTCATCTAATATTAAATGAGTACCATCATAACGTATCTCAGACACATAGCCATCATTCATAGTTAATGTGATTACATCACAATCTGTATATATGGTTATATATCCCACAAACTCCTCAATACAGAGACTGCAGTTATACTTCATAGCAGTCTCAATAAGGGAGTACACAAAATTGAAAAATGCTTCTTCCATACTAAAAGGAGTAACATTCTCTTTCAAAAGAATGGTCTCCTAGATCTGACAGTTCTTGTTCTAATCGATTTAATATAGATTGAACATTATCAGTTCTAGGAAGTTCTTTTAATGCATTAATTCTTTCAATTAATTTCTCTTTTGTTGTTTTTGTGCTACGCATGTCAATTTACTAGTTTTATTATTTTTCAAACAATTCGTCTTTACTTTCTACTCCCCATTTAGAGAATATAACTACATCGTTTCCAAGAACTTGAAATACAAAAGGGTCTTTAATTAATACCTTAGGAACTTCCTCTAGTTCAACAATGTGTTTTATTTCATCTCTAGGAGCTGCTATGAGTAAAGTATCAGAACTCAATGCTTTACCTGATAGTCCTGCCCTAGGATTAATACCTAATTCAGTAATAGGAAAATGAGTAAATTTATTGATACTATCTTTAAATCCCCATCTGATTCTTATCGTATCGCAGCTATCATAAAAGGATTTTGGAGTATTGCGACTAAGTTCGAAATCATAGGATAGGATAATATTCCATCCACTTTCGATCATTTCTAAGGCTTCGTAGTAGTCTGGACGACCGTTCCATTTCCATTCTTGATAGGGTTCTTCATCTATTGAAGACAATAGGGCTTCATTACACCACTCTCCTATATAACTATCGCTAATTTCAGAAACTAGATTTTTATACCTATTAGAATATACATTTATATCCTTAATTTCCGTCAGAGTGTTCTTAGCGTCAAGTATTTCGTCTATGTTTTCCTCAGGAATTTCTCCTAAGAAATCTTCAAACGTGGAGCAATACAAGTCATACTTTAAAAGAAGATTTACAAAATCATTTGTAGGAACAAACACAACTCCGTCAAATCTTTGATTGAAAAAGTCATATACTACCTTTTCCTCCATCTTCTTGACTTTCTTACTTAGATTTTTGTAAGTTTCAGACTGTGTAAATCCTAGACTTTCTAAATTTCTTTTAGTTTCTATAGCCTTGTTGTCAACAACTGTACTTTTGAGATCTGCAAGTCTGTTAAGACCCAGATCCCAAAGTTCATTATGAATTTGTTCAGCAGTAATCATTTTCCTAACATAATTTTAAGAACTTCATCACTCGTGATAACCTCAAGATTTTCTGCATTGGATATATGGTGCAAGTTAGCAAATGGACATTCCTGTAATATAGATTCGGGAACGCAAATTCCTGATTCTACATTTATAACTAGAGAAGCTATTACATCACCAGTTGTCTTAATTTCCTCAAATTGAAATACCCAAGTAAGTCCTTCAATGACACATTTATACCACCATCCTCCAATTAGATCAAAAAGAGAACCATTTGCAAGTAATACTGTTCCAGTGTTAGCAGCTACATATATGCAAAACTGAGCAGCCTCGTCACCAGTTAACAGCTTTAAAATGTCTTTTCTCAGCAATGCCCAACCCTTCCCTTGAATATCTATTCCAGTAATATAATCTGGATTTATTTCAATAATCAGAAGCGTTTTCTCTTTGGTACTAACTACGTTGCCTACATTTACAATTGGTCCCTCTTCAATTTCTGGAACATTAGAAATCCTCACAAAACAATTTCGATTTATTGACTCATAATCATTATAAAGCTCACTGTGAATCCATTTTTCTCCATTCTCATTTGTGTACCCAACAATTACTCCAAATTCTGGATCATTTGCCAGCAATTTAGCTGGAAACGTTTGATTATTGTCAATTGTTACCTGAATGTCTTTGCTGTAATCTAC